TCCCGCGGCGGGACCCTCGGGCCCAAAGCGAAAGTGCTCGCCCGCGCCCGCGCCGGGGCCCGCGGACTGTCACCCCCCCTCACATCTCACCCACTAAGGGAACAGAAACTCCACACACTTTCATAATCTATGTTGGCTTAGTGGTTACTAGGCAGGGAGATAAGCGAGGTTTTCAAGCCACCTACTCCTGGGTTCGAACCCCAGCATAGATTTGTTTTCTTATTTAATTGCTTTTGTCTGGATTCTGTTGCATTTTATCCATGACTCATGTTATGGCCTTTCGCCCAGAACATTTTTACACAATGCCAAGAACATTCCAAAATAAATTTGGCCATTTCTATTTCCTGTGTTCCACGTCTACTCTCTTTTCTGGCAGAAACGCTTTTAACTGGGGCTTTTGTTTAACACTCACATTTTCTACCTTTATTACCTTTTGCCATGGCTAACTGGAAACTAACCCGTGGCCACATATGGACAATATGGTTTTTGTTTTTATTGGCTGCCTATCTTTTCACTGCGCTGAGCATAGCATATGTGATTACTACTTTGAAGCCCCCCATACTTTCTCCTTTCTTAGTGTTTGGATGCGTAACGTGGTGTGTTGGAATTCTACATACGTTATACATTTATAATGCTCACAGGCCTACTGATTTGCCGCCAGCATGGCCCTGTTGGACTCTAGGTAAGATTTTTATATTAATTCCCATGTATGCTATCATACGGATTCTATAATTTTTATTCTTCTTCTTCTAGTTGCATATCTGCTCACAACTACTTGGATTCATCATGCCAACGTTTCTGTAGCGGTGGGATGTATAGCAGGCATTGTTACCGCAGCTGGGGCTGGTATGCTTGTTTATGTTAACATTTTTTTTATTTTTCCCATTTTGTTTTTATACTTATGCGTGTATTTTTTCTTACAGGCGTCCTGGCTACAACCTACATACGCCACATTTTAAAATTAACATTCAAAACATGTGGGTTTTGGATATTAATTCTTCTGCTGTACTCACTTTTTACATTTTTTACCCTGTGGAACCAATGGCCTATGTCCTCTGCTGCGTTAATTGTAGCTTTTAGCTTTTTCATCTTGTTCATATACCACTATGTGACTAAACAAGCTCCAGCAACAAGACTTATGGCTTCCACCCATGCAGTGTATATAGGTAGGTAATTTGCTATTTATGTAGTTTTGTTCTAGCCTACACTATACTTACTGTGATATTTTCTTTCTTAGGCCTTGTGTGCGTGTATCCAGTCCTGTTTTGTGCCGATCTATACTGCCAGGCCGTCACTCTAGCAGCGGCTATCACAATTTTTAACATTGGTATGGGGAGTTAGTGAGTATAAACTTTTTATAATTCCATAATAACTTTCATACAATTTGTTAACAACAAGTTAATGTTTTTCAGGCGCGGCTTCTGTTCTCGTGGCATTATATGACACATGGAAAAACACTGGCAAGGGCGTAGCAACATATCTTCTTTTACAAGGATTGGTGTTATTTATATATATTATTTCGGCTGAAATTATTTTGTATTACTCGGTGGAGAAACCTCTCTTACATGGTATAACACACGCATGCGTTACATCTTTTTCTTTCACAGTGTTCATTTGTAAGCACTTGCCCTAACCTTTCAATCCTGCCATTTTATGTAGCGTCCCAACATGTGTTTGTGGCGAGTATTGTACTGCTGACGGTTTTGCACGTCTGGCAGGGCTATAATTCCACATCTCTTTGGGCTGGACTATGTCACACCCTCATTTGTAAGTATTTGGGTATATATCATACATTTGTCACTTTAGTGTTGAACTTGCCTAAATTTTTATTTCATTGTGTTACAGCGGTTGTTTCTGGGTGCGCATGCGCAACATTGGCCCTGAGATCTGACGGCTGGGTGCTGGTTGCTTTAGCAACGTTGGTTTGCATCGCTCTCCTCATTAGTAAGTTGGCACTGCTGACTTTTGTATACCTATGTACTTAGCTACCTACACATTAACTTGACCATGTTTTTATCTGACAGGCGCAATTCAAATAGCAATTGTCATCCACATACACAAGGCTCCAAGGAGGATTAATTTCATGTCTCCAAGTGGTCGCGGTACGGGAGATGGCACGTCTCCAACTTGGCCCATAGCACGTTCTGGACGAACAACATATGTAGCCCCGCATCGATCCCTGCCTCCTTTGCCGCCTTTAAGTAGAAACACTGTAAGCTCTACACCCACGCCCGAATCTCCCATTGTATACACTACCGCCGCGGTGGAAACCTCCATTGGTTCAAGTATACCAATAACATACGATACGAGCACTTCACGTGACCTTCAGGACAGCCCACAAGGTGCGTCTGCTCTGCTAGGCAACACTATATCCGGTGCACTGACGTGTGACGAACAGATGGGCGGTCCGGGCGAAGACGGAGGATACGAGGATGTCTATTTTCCCACGCGCTAACCACCTCGAGTGAGGTAGTGGGCCCCGCTTTCGCTTGAGTATTTGAGGCAACAATTATAGTTTAATGCAAATGCTTGCTCCCACGAGACCTCTACAATCCGGGTGCCACCGCTGTCACTCTGTGACTTAGGCCAGGTACTGTTGCAGACGCCAGGCAATACCTCGCCCGCGGTGGGGTCTGCCGCCAGACGCCATGGCGCGCAGCGTCCAGGGATTCTGGCTACCTGGCGACCTTACGCCCGACGAGGAGGCTTTTGTGGCCTTCTATACGGGTAGGCAAGGCCACCTGACTCTAATTGCTGGCGGAACCAGGGGGTTTAACTTACTATGGCTTATCTATCCAAGCCCGGCCGTTTCTTCGGCGGAAAGAGAGAGACGTGAGGCTGAAATGCAGCTGACGCTTGCGCTCATGGGTCCGCATTTCGACTATCCTCAATCTTCGAGGCGAAGCGCTCCAGAGGGAGGCCCGCACCTCGTCTCTTTTGGGTACGGACCGGACCTCAGGCGACGCCCCACGACTGTCTCCATGGAACTGACAGCTGTCCTGGCAGAACTAGGTATGACATCTCTGCAACGCCTTGAAATCGGAAGACACCTGCTGAGTCGCATTGTGCAGACCCTCATGACTCCTATTCCGGAACACTTTATCCAAGCATTCACGGCCCACACAGAAATGGTGCCCTATAGGGGCTTAGAACCTATAGGGAGTCCACCTGACGACGCACCACCACAACAGGCCCAAGACGTGATCAGGGATGCACTGATGCTTCCACTGGCACCCGACCTTTTGTCCCTCGCGGTCCAAGCCTCGACAGGCGACAACTACAACCTGGCCAGATACTTTGTGGTCGCAAATTCGTGTACAGTAGATATGTGGGGATGGCACTGCAGTCGCCATGCGTTCGAACCCCTGGAAGCATACACACACGTACACAGTTCCTTTCACCTCGGTCTTCGCGATCTCAGCGACCTTCTGTTTCATGGCACTTTATTCCCAGGAGGCCATACCCAGGCCGCCTTAACGGGCTTGTATGCAACAAATCCAGCGCTCGGTCCCCGGGCTCAGGGGCGCCGACGCAGAATTGTCGCACGAGGTCTGAATCACGCGTCTTTGCTACATGGCGCTGGCGTACCGACCCTCGGTGGATTCCTCAAGACCGTGGACACGGTACCCAGTGCGCTGGGCAACGTGATGGCCGTCTGCTCTATAACCACCACTACAGCCAAAGATGACATCGTGTTGAGGCGAATGCGCCAGAACCAACACGTAATCTGTTTCGGCCGCTTTGATCCCACCACGACTCCAGACAGCTACCCGGGCCTGTACACTGACAGCGCGGACAACGTGACCAGAGCTCTCCAGACCGTGCACTTGGTACATCAGCTGGCCGAGGGTCCGGTATTCTCTAGCCTCAATAGGTCCCATGACCCAGGAATCGTGGAAGTCCAGCTTCGAGCAGTAGTGGCTCGCATGGGACTCCTACTTTTCCTCTCTCGACTACCAGGAGAAGTTCGCGACCACCTCCCAACCGATCCTCCCGCCAGTCCTGAGACAATACAAGACACCGTGTCCAGGTATTTTCTGCAAGTGTACAGCTCTCTACTGTTTGCGGTGGTGGCAGAGTCTTGGGGCCCGGAGGTGAGCCGCAATGACACTCCCTTGGATGTTGTTATGCGAGCGGCCAGGCTGTGTGGCTGTCCGGTTTCAATCCTGGGCATAACTACTGAGCAGCAGGGGATTCGAATTGTGGATGACCTTCCCCGCGAAGGAGACACGTCAGAGCTGCAGCTCATTGTGTCCATGGATGAACTTCCAAGTACATCCCAATCGGCCTGGTTATCCACATCATCGGACCATCTTGGAGTAGTGATTGCAGACACTGTAGATTGGAGCCTCTTTAACATCAGCTCCATCGTCCATCAGATGCTACGTTGTCCTACGGTGGGTAGCAAGGAGATGTTCACCCGCCACATGGACAGGTGCTCCAACGGCCTAATTGCCCAGCAGGCTGGCATAGGGCCTTTAGATCTTCCCCTCTCGGACTACCACCTGGTGCTCCACTCGGCTATGTTGGCCGAACGGGTGGCCCCCGCCCAGGCAGGGATAGTCGAAGTCCTCAGCCCGGACGAGGCCAGACGGGTCCAGAGAGACGTGGAAGGTTGGGTTAAGACCTTACCAACAACTCCCGTCATTCAGCCGGCATGGCGGGGCCAGGCCATGGCCTTGGGAGAACAGGCGTACAAGATGGCCATCAACGTCATATCAGGCGCCACCTACGCTATCGCCGAGGCCATCACAAACATTATGTTCAGCCCGGTGTCAAAACTGCAGGACATTGTCCTCGCCGCCGCCGTGACCTGGAGTTCAGAGTCATCTCAGGCACAAGCTCTTCAACAATGTATCTTCACCTGCAAGGAGTTCTGTCGAGACCTTGGTGTAGGCCTGTCCTTCACGTCAGGCTCAACGTCTTTGCCACTGTCTGAGAGGATGCTGCAGATCACCCAACGGCAGGAGACGGTGGAGGTGGTGCAGTTTAATTCTATAGTATTCACTAGCTCTGCTGAGGTTAAGGCTTCCAGGTATCGCGTGACCCCAGACCTAAAGCGGCAAGGCAACGCGTTGGTTTACCTGCCGGTCAGTCAGCACTGCACTGTGGAAGGTTCCACCTTCGAGCATCTGTTCCTGGCATGCAGAAACCCGGTGCCTCCCCTAAATTCTGCCAAAATTGCTAGCTTGTTCTACCTGATTAAGTTTCTGATGTCAAATAGGCTTGTTGTTTCCGGTCACGACATTGGAGACGGAGGGCTTCTCGTAGCTGCCATTGAGATGGCCATGGCGGGCTGCCGCGGACTGGCCCTGTCGATCCCAGACCACCCAAACCCCCTCGAGATATTGGTGTCAGAAACCCCGGGGGCCCTTGTCGAGGTCCCACAAGAGAAGCTTGCCCTAGTCCTGGCTGCAGCACGTGATTACAGCTGCATTGCTCACGTGATCGGCGAGGTGGGCCACGAGGGACAAGCCCAATCCGTGACGGTCTCACAAAACGACGCGTGCATCTTCCAAGAAACTCTGTCATCGCTGCTTGTTTCCTGGACTGCGTTTGCCGACGAGACGTGGGCGATCACGGCCCCTCCCATGGACCCCGGGGAGGAGATGCACCGCAAGGATCACGGTATGCTCGAACATCACCTCGGTGGCCTGCAGGAGTTGTGCATGCAAAATCGCCTGCGCATCTTCGCATGTCCAAGAGCTCCGCGCAGGGTAGCCAGCCTGGTCATTCCTGGCAGTTCGCCACCGTACGCCCTAATGTCAGCCTTCCAAAATGTGGGCTTTGAAGTGGCGTGCGTGACGGTGGAGGAACTCAAGAGTGGCCTCTCGCTTAATGGCTTCTCGGGCCTCATCACCTCGCAGACGACCGGCTGCCAGGCCAGCTACGTCAGTGCAAGGGCTTGGGCGGCAGCCCTTGCAAACAACCCAACCTCGGTAGGGACGCTGGCGGCGTTTTTCGGTAGACTGGACACCTTTTCCGTGTGTTGCGGAGAGGTGGGCTTTCAGCTTCTCACGGCGCTCGGGGTCATCGCCCGCCAAGAGACCATGTATAACACATTCGGTCCTCTCCCTCCCCACCGGTGGCTCGTAAACCTAGAGCCGAACGTGTCCGGCACCTACGACAGCCATTGGCTTAATGTGCACATTCCGCAGAACACCAGAAGCATTTTCCTGCGTGTCCTTCGCGGCACAGTGCTTCCGTGCTGGGCACAGGGACGCTTTCTCGGCGTAAGGTACGAGCGCGATGCACTCGAATATATTTTCAGAGAGCGCGGTAACATAGCCATGGCATATCACAGTCAGAGCGCAGACGAGAACCACTACGCCCGACACTACCCCAGAAACCCCACAGCCCACTCAACGGTGGCTGGACTGACCTCCAACAATGGCCGACACACTGCTCTGCTTGTGGACCCGGCGCTGACATTCCATCCGTGGCAGTGGCAGTACATCCCGAGGGACCTAACGCCCATGACAACGTCCCCGTGGGCCCTGGCTTTTCAGGCAATGTACGTCTGGTGCGTGAGGAGAGTACAGCTGCACGACCCCCTGTAGTGTGCTAATTATAAGTTTATTTTAACCATGTGCACAATAAAGCAAATACGCTGACACATCCACTATATGAGATCTACCTTCTTTATTTGGGAAACGGGGAGGGACTTACATTTAGGAGCTGCTAGACATTAAGGATCTTCGGATGTTAGAACACATCCCGTAGACCCTCCTCCTAAACAGGGAACCCAGGCATGAGTATACCACAGGCACGGTGGCACTATACAGCGCCTGCAGGAGACTGGTAAAGGCCAGTCCCACATTTAAGGCGCCGCGCAGGCGACAGCTGTCACTCAGCATACCCCGTCTAAGCATGGTGTCCACCAGGTTCAGGATCTGATACGGGATGCAACATATAAAAAACAAGCAGACCACCGAAAATATTACACCCTTGACCTGTCTTTTGGCGCGTAGCTTCGTTCTCTTCACGACGTACCAGGTCATGGCATAAAATAAAATCAGTAGTGAGAGGGGGAGGCAGAATCCGACGGCCACGCCCACGGTTCTCACGTGTAGTTTCCACTCTAGTGTCGCATTTCCCGCGTCTTCATAGCATATAGCAGCACCGGTATTAGGGTCTATTACTTGGCTTCTATACCTACAGGCGTTACCTGCCAGTCCAGCCGCTACCACCAGGGACGCGGCGGCGAGAACGCACCCAAATCGGGGATTTTTGGGCCAAGAGCTGTTAGAGTAGGCAACAAGAAGAAACCGTAGAAGGCTAATGCACACCACGCTAAAGATGTCTAGATATAAATACAGGTCATAAAAAAAGAGCTCCGTCCAGCACAAGATTCCAGAGGTGAGCGTGGGCAGAAAATGCATGGCTAGCGTTATCGCCAGGGAAACGCTCAGACAGAGCGAGTTCAGACAAAGTCCCATTAGCAGCACATCAACCGCTTTGGCCAAGGCCATATGCTGGCAAAATATGTATGTGACTGTACCGTTTCCAATTACGTTTAGGAGAAAGATAAGACCGAGAATGCAGGCGTTCAGAGACGGTGATAGAAATTGAGGCGCGTCGCACACAGTGTCATCCCACGTGATATTCACGGAGTAGTTGGCAAAATCGTAGTCCGAGTAGTTCCACAGATCCGCGTCCATTGTAAAATCCACGCCGGCCATCTTATCCCTTCTTGTGTTCGCGAATCTCTACCTTACATTAAGGAACGCCTGTCCGTCTTACATGCCCAGGCGTCAGGCACCATAAACTAGCAGTCATCTGGCTATGCAACCAACAGGTTAAGGGCAGGGCCAGGAGAAAAAGGGGAAGTGTCCACTAAACCACAGTCACCCGTCCGGTGGGCACAATCGCGGAGCCTGTCGGGTGCCCCATGGAACTCTGTTTTCAACTATTCTGGATGATTAGCCAAAGTGGTAGAGTGCCCACACGACCCCATAAAAGACAATTAGGGCGATAAATGCACAGATTACAGTAACCTCCTCAGCCGGGTTGTATGACGCCCTATCTGCGTCTAAAACCACAGGCAGGGCCACCGTGAGGCCCTCGGATTTAATTAGACACTGGAAGTCCAACAACGCATCGACGCGCGCGGTAGGCAAAAATAAGGTGCTCCACACGAGTGTAGTTCCGTTAGCCTGTGGCGCACACCCCTCGTCGGCGCTGTGGTTGCGCCCCGGGCCCGTCCATGATAGACTCGGGGCGGGTCGCCCCACGGCTAGACAAGTTACATTAATTCCATCATACAGCGTGTGCACCTGTATGCGTCCGCCAGGCGGCGCTGTTACGTCAAGGCACACCCTACATGACTTTGCTCCGCTCCCAAAAGTGTTAAACAAGCAAATGTAACACCCCTCATCGGCCGCGGTGAGGTTATAGAGGGTGAGTGTGGAGTTGTGCGGGTTACTGGTGGTAATGTTCGCCTTACCGAGGAACCCGGGTTGCACAACCACCCCGTGTGAGCCACTAAAGGTGGCCATGTTTTCGGGACTCTCGCGTCCGCTCTTTTGCCAGGTGACAGTTAGCACCTCTGCCTCGGTGGGGGTCTGACACGTAAGTGAGGCTGAGCCACCCAGTGGACCCATTAATCTACCAGCCTCTGCCCCATAGGCAAATCCAACTATACAAAAAATATATATAGCTAGTTGGCACCCCACGCGGCCACCCAGTATGGTGTTTAAAGGAGCAAAAAATATTTTCCAATATTCTGAGTGCAATAGGACCGCGGGGATTTCCCTATGAAGTAAAAACATTCGCCAGTCATGCTTGACAGCGGTCCAGGTCGCCATGACTACAGGATCCGTCATGACCAATCATCTACCGAGTCACTATGAGTCAGGCTTTGCCCACGTGATACCCGGCAAACTCAAACATCAGTCACAATTCAGTACAGGAGCCGCCAGGGACCTCAGAGGAACAACTGAACAGTGGTCGGCCCTTTTATAAGGTAGGCAAGGAAACACCTCCAAGATACCATGAGTTCCCCGAAAGCTCCGTGGGAACTAGTCCTATTACCGGGTGAGGGTAGTTAGTACGCGGGAACTTTGATTGCATGTTTTATACGGGCGTGGTGAGTTCAGGGAAGGCAAATTGGGAACCGCGAACCTCATAAGGGCGTTCACTTTCGGGACCCTATCCCCCCGTGGCCATTGCTTTCGGGGATCCCCGCCACTGAGTTTCAGTGGACTCGTGCGCCATCTGGTGGCAATACTTTGTATTTTAATATTTGTTGGGTTGTGGTGCCCTCGTGTGGCCATCTACGGTATCGCAACTTGCGTATAATTTCTCCAATCGTCGAATTTTATACGTTCGCTCTCCCATTAGGGAAGGTTGCGTCGCAATGGCCGGCCGTGGAATGCAACTACGGTCCGGCCGTACCACCGGCGACCCCGAAGAGGGACATATGTCTACAAAAAGATGCCTGCCGCCGGATGACCGCGCCCAGGGCGCGCGTCAAGCTCGCAAAAGGCGAAAAGGGTACGGAGCACCAGTCGGCACCGGCGAACCGACGATCCCATCGGCTCCGCCGGCATCGCCCCCGGCCTCAACCTCTGCCGCGCCCCCGGCCTCACCATCGGCCCCGCTGGCCTCAACCTCTGCCGCGCCCCCGGCCTTGCCCCCGGCCTCGCCCTCGGCCCCGCCGGCCTCGCCCTCGGCCCCGCCGGCCTCGCCCCCGGCCCCGCCGGCCTCGCCCCCGGCCTCGCCCTCGGCCCCGCCGGCCCCGCCGGCCCCGCCGGCCTCGCCCTCGGCCCCGCCGGCCTCGCCCTCTGGCTCGCCTTCACCTGCATCACCCCAGGTCTCGCCATCGGCGTCCTCAGCGTTGCCCTCGGCTCCATTGGCGTCGCCCTCAGATCCTGACGCTCCCACGCCCGGGCCATCCCTCACGGTGCGCCCAGGCACCCCGTGGCCAACAACATGGCACCCAGGCAGTAAGAGACCTGCTCCATCACTCCAAGGATCGCCTCCTTGTAAACTCGCAAAGCCCACATGGCTACCTGGCTCTCCGAGCATGGACTCCTCGCCAGAAATGTTCCTGTCCCCCCCAACAGGGCCCGATGGTGGATTTTATTTACCATGTCCAGTTACGTCCACCCCCCATGTTTGCCAATCGGAACCCATCGTGATTGGATCCTCCAGCGAGGACGACAACCTAGGTGGTCTGTCACCAATTTCTGTTGGATCTTCGTCATCCGAAAGCTCCGACGAACGTCGAGGTATTCTGTTGCGCCTACTGGCAGAGATTGCCGATGAAGTTGACGATCGGAATGAAGGCCAAGATAACAACAGACCTTTAACACGAGAGGCCAAGCTCGAGGAAGGATCGGATGTAGAGTCTGATGACGAGCCAGAGTCGGAGGGAGAGCCAGAGCCCGAGGAAGAGACGGAACCAGAGCCTGAGCCAGAGCCCGAGGAAGAGCCTGAGCCAGAGCCCGAGCCAGAGCCCGAGGAAGAGCCTGAGCCTAAGCCAGAGCCTGAGCAAGAGCCAGAGCCCGAGGAAGAGCCTGAGCCAGAGCCCGAGCCAGAGCCCGAGGAAGAGCCTGAGCCCGAGCCTGAAGAAGAGCCTAAGCCAGAGCCTGAGCAAGAGCCTGAGGAAGAGCCTAAGTCAGAGCCTGAGCCTGAGCCAGAGGAAGAGCCAGATTCAGAGGAAGAGACGGAGCCTGAGCCAGAGCCAGAGGAAGAGCCTGAGCCAGAGCCTGAAGAAGAGCCAGAGCCTGAGCCTGAGGAAAAGCCTGAGCAAGGGCCAGAGGAAGAGCCCGAGCCTGAGCCCGAGGAAGAGCCTGAGGAAGAGCCTGAGCCAGAACCTGAGCCTGAACCAGGGCCAGAGGAAGAGCCTGAACCAGGGCCAGAGGAAGAGCCTGAGCCAGGGCCAGAGGAAGAGCCTGGGCCCGAGCCTGAAGAAGAGCCTAAGCCAGAGCCTGAGCAAGAGCCTGAGGAAGAGCCTAAGTCAGAGCCTGAGCCTGAGCCAGAGGAAGAGCCAGATTCAGAGGAAGAGACGGAGCCTGAGCCAGAGCCAGAGGAAGAGCCTGAGCCAGAGCCTGAAGAAGAGCCAGAGCCTGAGCCTGAGGAAAAGCCTGAACCAGAGCCTGAGGAAGAGCCAGAGCCTGAGCCTGAGGAAGAGCCTGAGCCAGAGCCTGAGGAAGAGCCTGAGCCAGAGCCTGAGGAAGAGCCTGAGCCAGAGCCTGAGGAAGAGCCTGAGCCAGAGCCTGAGGAAGAGCCTGAGCCAGAGCCTGAGGAAGAGCCTGAGCCAGAGCCTGAGGAAGAGCCTGAGCCAGAGCCTGAGGAAGAGCCTGAGCCAGAGCCTGAGGAAGAGCCTGAGCCAGAGCCTGAGGAAGAGCCTGAGCCAGAGCCTGAGGAAGAGCCTGAGCCAGAGCCTGAGGAAGAGCCAGAGCCTGAGCCTGAGCCTGAAGAAGAGCCTGAGCCTGAGCCTCAGCCTGAAGAAGAGCCTGAGCCAGAGCCTGAGGAAGAGCCTGAGCCAGAGCCTGAGGAAGAGCCTGAGCCAGAGCCTGAGGAAGAGCCTGAGCCAGAGCCTGAGGAAGAGCCTGAGCCAGAGCCTGAGGAAGAGCCAGAGCCTGAGCCTGAGCCTGAAGAAGAGCCTGAGCCTGAGCCTCAGCCTGAAGAAGAGCCTGAGCCTGAGCCTGAGGAAGAGCCTGAGCCAGAGCCTGAGGAAGAGCCAGAGCCTGAGCCTGAAAAAGAGCCAGAGCCAGAGCCTGAGGAAGAGCCTGAGGAAGAGCCCGAGGAAGAGCCTGAGCCTGAGCCAGAGCCTGAGGAAGAGCCTGAGCCAGAGCCCGAAGAAGAGCCAGAGCCTGAGCCAGAGCCTGAGCCAGAACCTGAGGAAGAGCCAGAGCCTGAACCTGAAGACGAGCATGAGGAAGAACCAGAACCCCAGGAACCCGAAGATTCCGATAATGCAGATGCAAATACCCAGGAGCCATCTGAAGTAAATGAACCAGTCCCACCTGAACCTGAATCGAATCCAGAACCAAGCTATGCTGTTATAAATGTGGACTCTGGGCCCCGGCCCGTTGTTCGTCTTAGGCGCGTTCCAGGAGGCAACGGCGGCCGTCCTCCGTTCCACGCGAGATTTCAGAGCCCAATGATGCCCTACCAAACCCCAGACGGGTGCCCACCCAAGGCACGACCACTACATAGATTTTATCTCCGATTCTTGGGACCGCTGACTATGTATCGACCGGATCGACACTGGAGACACGCGGCGATATTTTGGACACCCCGACCGTACCCTCTAAAGAAAATGGCTCAGGCTTTACAGTTTGGCGGGATACGATGTGGACCTGTAACTTGCCTACCCCATCCCGGCAGACCTGGCGTGCCTGGACCGCACATGTATTGTATCTATGTTTACTGTCAATCTAAGGCCACAGCTCAGAAGGTCATCTTGGGCCGCGAAGCCTGGGAAGCCAATCACGGAGCTGCGGTAATACTGGAGAGCTCCAGGGTCAAATTCAAAGACAGCATGCCATTAAATTTGGGCTCGTTACCGCCCCCTGCACCTACGTCACCGCCACATTCTAACGCGTCACAGGAAACAGAATAGCAGTCTCCACCCCATCCCCACTTCCTCTGGCCGCGTTGCAGTTGCTGGCCCTAGTTACCGGATGGAGAACGCAGAGACAGGAGGTGCTGGTTCCCACGACATAAAACCCCAAGGATATAGAGACAATGGCTGAAACAATCTAGACGCACCCTTGGACCATTAAAGGTACAAACATCAACCCAACACCAGGTAGGCTTCCCCGGGCCAACTCTCGCCCAACTAGCCTCATGGCGACCCTTGGTAGCAAATACGGGATTCTTGATGCGGTGCTCTGTGAAGACAGGGTTTTGGCAAACATTCTTTCCTGTGAGGGGACGTTTGTGACATCCGCGGCTATTTTTGGCACCATCCAGCGGGAACTTAGCGCATATATGCGCACCCGCCTCGGGGCATGGCTTTTGTGTGTGGCTGACGACTACAGTTTATCTTCGGGTTGTCTGGCACTAGCCCTAAATATCCTGGACCGATTCCTCGCTCTCCAACCAGTGACCCGGTCTGAATTTCAAAAAGTGGGAGCCGCGTGCCTCCTCATTGCCTCCAAAATCAGAAATCGGCGACCCATTTCCGTGAGCGCCCTGTGTTTTCTGGCAGCAGACTGCTTTAGCTGCCAGGAATTAATCCAGCAGGAAAAGGAGGTATTGGATGTTTTAAAATGGCGCTCAGAGGCCATTGTAGCCACGGATGTTACGGCTTGTCTCTTATATAGATTAGACCCGGTTCCAGACCAGTATTCCGCGTGGCACCGGGCGACCAACTCCCTGATCGATCGCGCTCTGGTGGACCCGCGAGCGGGAACCTTACGGGCCTCGGTCCTGAGCGCAGCTTGCTGCGCCTTAGCCGCCTCCACCTTGGAGACGCCGTCCGGTTTAACATCGGATGAAATCCTGCAGAGACTAGCCGCCATTTTGTCTCGTGAGGTTGTGGAATTAAAGGGAGCTCGGGAACTGGTTACAAGCATACTGGCCACCGTGACTTTGGATATTTTGGGCGAAGAAGAAGAACCGCCAGCCGCGGCTAGATCTTAAAGTTATTGTGTTTCCAAGTGTTCCTTTTGGTTATTATGGCCACGGTAGAATTGCTCCAGGAGTTGGGAGAGTACCTTGATCTAGACAACCGCGAGGCTGTATTATTTTTGTGTGGTATGTTTATACCCCAGCCCACGGTTGGTCAGTTTGTGGGCGCTCTTGTTGCACGCAAGGAAAGCGGCCACCTAACGCTGCCGATGCTGGCGGAGGCGGTTATGCGCGCAGGTCGGCGAGATCTAGTGCGCAGACTGCTGTTCTTGGAACCCGGGTTCGTGGAACACCAGACGCAGCACACCGCCAGTTATTTTAGCGCCTTTAGGCGGGCCATGGTTCAGGTGGATAGAGGTCTCGGGGAAAGAGAGTTTAGAAACCTTGTGTTTCTGAGCCGAAACGCCCTTGGTGCCCGTCACGTCCCCGGTAGTTTTTTACACTGGGTGCATATGATGGAGCGCCTGGATCTCTTGGGCCCCGGAGACGTTGACATGCTCGTCTCTCTACTGGGATCGATTTCCCGCCCCGATCTACAGGCCCTCACCAACGCCGCCTTGGTCCGACCTGGCGCCTCCAGAATATCTCCGGTGGCTGGGCCGCTGTGTCCTACGTGTCGCGCGCCAGTGTCGCGCCCTATGTTTCCAGGACCTACAGGGGTACCGTGCGACGAGCGGTCCCCGGCGCCCCAGTCTGCATCCGAATCGCAGACTCGCGAACCGGCATCGAGGCCAGGGTCGCCCACAAATACCTCCCAAACTCTTGAAACAGAACCAGAGACACACCCCCGAGCAGAAATAAATTCCCCATCTCGTACCCTCACTCCTGACACAGACGCCCCCGCCAGCTAAACGATTGTATTACCAAGCCTAATAAACACTACCTGCCTGCAGTACCGTACCTATAACGCATTGGTATTTTTACTATGGTATGTTTTGGGGCGGGTACCCTATGTAAGCGTGGGATATAATGATAGAGGCCACGTGGAAAGTCCGTTGGCGTGGTACAGTGGGCGACACTGGTGAGAAACCGGGCCACTACACTTGGTATATACTTGAGAAATTTAACAGGTGGGTAGGAAGGTACATGCCCGGCGTCGCTCGTTGAGGGATTGTTGTAGGACATATAGGCCCTGCGTATGTATGCTCGCGGGCAGATACGCCCTACAAAAACTCCCTCCGGGCCGAAGTCGCCGAGAGTACGTAGTTAGGGTGGGATGGGGCGCACGCGCCGGGCCAATTTTCACGTCAGTGGGTCTTCCCGTTGCGCGCAGAAGTATGTGGCCCTGATCAGGCTTGCGTGCAGACACGAAACATGCAAGCCTGTCAGGACTGCAGTCGCATGCGCGAGTACCATCACGATGACCTGCGGTTAGCCATTACTACAAACAGCGCGAAAGATCGCCAAACAACCCCGTACGCGGCGCGTGACAATCTTGGCACTCCTGAAGTGTATCATCGTCGGTGGTGCCTAGGTGTCACGCGCGGCAGCGGTTACAGAGCAGCAGTACACTTATTAGTGTCCACTGGCGGCCTGTACACCACGCATTGGCCGGTCTAGTAACCATGTGACCTGGTGCCATGTTCTCACAGATATAAGTGGATAACGTGCATTTATATGCCAATTTAGGTTAAGGTCAGAGGGGCGGAAGCGCACATTGTATGCTATCCGGCAGCAGTTCCCACGGCGCAGAATAACCAGTCCGGTCCCGTAAATGACACACCCCCACAACCTGTGGACCACGTGCTCCCAGAAACGTATAGCACCTTGGGGTCGCCGGGCCAGCGGATCCTTGGAGGAAGAACCCACGGATCTGCTGAAGCCCCGCGTCCCCCGGGTGTAAACCAGCCACGCGCACGTGATCTGAACCACCGCCCTATGTGTCGCCAACTGATGACGTCAAGCTAGAGAGGTAGCTGCGTGCCACGCTGACCGCTCTTGTGCAACGTGATGGCACCTGGCCAATGAGGCTTAAACGCTTAACTGGATTTGTTTAATCCTCTTTGGTGGGTTGCCAAGCTTGTGCTCATTGGTCGGAGCAGCTGTCAATCACAAAACATAAAATATTCCTATTGGGGAAAGAGCATGTCAATCAATTAACGCCCGCACGGTATTGGCCAACACTTTTAGCCAATACCACGTATTTTAACGTTCCATTGGACAGCTTATGTGTTAATCAAAATGTTACAGCGTTAATTGGATATTTTAGGTGAAACCAGTAATTTCATTGGCCCAGGCGCTTTACCAATAGAATGCTCGGGTTTTGTTTTGGTGTCCTCTATATATATATAATATAAGCCTTTAATCCCACTTCTAGTTTTTTATATATAGCTTAGATGCTCAGCTGAGTTATCTAATTTGCATATCTTAACTGAACTACTATCCTATAACGGAAAGCAATAGAAATTTTAGTTTGTATTTTAATTAGATATATACTAATTAGGTATCTAGCTAGTATATCCTACCTAGATACCTAATTTACATATTCAGGCTGGTTGTTCTAGCTGATTTTTCTAATTTACATATCTTAGCTGCACTACTATTCCTTAGCAGGTGTAATAATACCTGTATGCTAATTAAGTGTCTCCGCTGGTTTATCCTTTCTAGCTGCTCAGATTAAACAAATGAGCTAGGTTGTTTAGCTCCTTTGTCTAATTTGCATATGTTAACCCATCGGGGCGTTAGTTGGTATAAGGTTACTAACTATCTACTTTACATATCTAGGTTACTCCGCGCACCGGAAATGCTCATTTGGGGGTTTGTTCGGCAGTAGCCCTGCTTATCATTTGCATAGTAATTAGGCTATGTAAGTTCGGAGTCCCGCGATTTGTGTGGTTATATCGGGGTCTCCAATTTACATGCTCTAATTTATGCTAATGCCCTATGAATCCCCTTTATGTTGCCACGTTCGGTTGTGGTCCAGTTCATTTGCATATTCTAATTAGACTGGCTGAGCTGGTTCTCTGCTATGACCCCATCTCGGCTCGTCTAGTTGGTATACGCAAGAAGATCTAACATCTTTGTGGGCGTGGTAGTTAAATCATGATTCATTTTGTATTTAAGTTTCCGTGGGAGAGTTAGCCTTTGGTTACGCCTATTTGTGGTAAGTTAACCATCCCATATCCCACAATGCCCTTCATCTATATATGGTTTCCTCCCATACTGTTTTGTCATTTCTTTTAGTGCCTTCGCGGTGTGTGCATCGCTAAATTTGGGGCTGTCATGAACAATACAGGTAAGCTCACCCTAAACCGGCCAGGCAATTTTGCTTGGTCCCCCCCCCACACCCGTCCTACACCACCATTGTCTCCGCAGGTCCAGTTCAGCCACCCGGAGCCAGTACAACCCAGTCACCCGGACCGCCGCCAACCTCCCCGCCCGGGCCGTCACCCAGCTCCCCAAGCCAAGTTAAACGTTTGTCGGGTTCTCTACATTCAGCCAGTATAACTTCGCACCAAATTTGGCCATCCTGGATTGTGCCCGTTAAATTTCCACCTTTAGACGATATGGCGGACGGGTCCCCGACAACGGCCGCGTGCGGTGGACACGATCCTGAACCTCCGAGCGACTACGTTGTACCAAATGACTCGCCTCAAAAGACGCTTCCGCGGATCGTGCGAATGCCCACGCGACGGCTGTGTCCAACACCGTATTTGCCCGTCCCTCCATCCGTGCGTGGGCCCAGTCCGCTTAAGGCGAGCCCGTGTTACACGATGCTGTCCCCCCTTTCAGGTCCCCGAGGCCTCACTGACGGGGCCCCTGCGGCGCGGAGTCCTGCGGCCCCTGAAGTTGAGCCCGTCCAGCTGCCGCAACACGGTTCGCCCAGCCCCACGGCACAGCATAAGCTACCATCGTTTCACTACATAGAAACCCCGCGTATAAGGCCACTGGGCGAGGGGTCACCCACGCCGCCACTCGCCGCATCGGCGACCTTGCCAGCTGGCCCCCAAACATCGTCCACCGGAGACTCGGACGCCGAGCGCGGCGGCGACAGAAACACGCAGAGCACAAACCCGCTAAACAAACCCCAGCGCGGTCGACGTCGTCGTGTTAAGCTGGTACGACGCGTGCGCATTCGGAGACGGGGCAGCGGTGGATCGTCGCCCAAGAACGGTGAGGCAACCGATTCGCCCCCGACGTCTTAGCTATTGCCCTGGTTGCAGGCGGGTGCCTGGTCGGTAACACTGCGCAGTCTAAGTTAACGCATAGTGTTTCCGACCGCGGCGTCCGCCCGACCGATATCGGCAGTTGGGCGCACAGTTGCACCAAGCACTTTTTCTAATCGCATTCGGCCCCGATCCCCCCTTGCCGCTCTCTGTGTGGCAAATAAATCCACAATATACATAATAAATATGTCTGATTTAAACATAATTTATTTGTCGCTCATGTGTTTGGGGAGGGGACTTTGTTCACATGGAAGTTACTAGCGCGGTGCCCTTTTGAATGTCGTCTCGTAGCTCGTCTGTGCAGTCCAGGGCGGCAACCGCCTCACAGATGGTATGCACCGGCACGGTCATGGCTTCAGTATCTCTGTGATCGGGAGCAAACCGAATCACGTAGCTTTGCTTCAAGCAGTCCACGGACACCCTGTAGTTGGGCAGGTTGTCCATGAGCAGGCGCAAAGTCGTCTCGCCGAGATGTAGTTCTCTCGTTTTAAAAATCAGAAAGAGGGTCAGCATATTGTTTGATGTTATGAATATGGGAAGTGGATCATGGCCAAACGTTCGCAGGACCAGGTGGGCGTACAGCAGGCCGGGCTGCAGAAAACTTAGGCGTACGACGTCCATTGAGTGGCTCAGCAGAGAGAGGTAAAAAGTCTTGTGTTGCACCACTTTATCCGCGTGATGGTAAAAGGCCAGCGCGACCGAACAGAGTTCGCTATTGGCTTTTAATGTGTCTCCGCCGAGACCCGATGCCCTCGCCACCGCCGCTTTATCGCTGGGGGAACACAGTACGCACTGAAATCCCATGTTTGATGAGTGGCCAAATGGGGACAAGGAAACGCACCGTCCTGGGGCCACGGTCGACAGGTCCAGGGGGAGCATCACGGACTTGTTGGTGCAAATTGGCGTGTCCATCTCTCTAAGGAAGTCCATGCCCAGCTCGTGACGATTAGCGAGTACCGAGAAAAACACCTGGTCCGATACCTGAAGCCTGGGACGTTTTAGGTCCCGGTGTACGCTATGGTGGCGGCGCTTGCCGAGAGACATTTTCGAAGCGTGCGATGCCCGTCTTCGGTCGGGGGGCATGTGCACCGAAACGGCAGACGACCTGCGAGCGCTCGCACACGACGCCGGCATGACGGGGCGCTAGGCGTAGGTTTGGACGGTCTGGGCTGGATGCGTGAGGTCGAGACCGTGCTTTCGCAGCTGCCCCGCCAGTTCTCTAATTATCTCGCAGGCGGTGGTTTTGCCAACCCGACAGTGTTGCAGGGCTTTAGCTAGAAAGGCTAAAGATTGGAGACTCTCGCAATCGAACCGCGCATTGGTGTCCAGTAGGTGCCCTGAGGCTACCAGGGCTCGAAGCTTTTTATACTCTGGTTCAGACGGCGTGTTAAACAGGATGCGTTCGCAAACCGCTTTGGCGTTTATAGCGCATAGCGGGTCACAGAATAAATGCCGGTGAATCTCTCGGGGGTCTCTGTGCAGCAGAACGCATCGGAGAAGGGGATCCGACACATACGGTAGGGCGTTCGGACCCTCGAGGACGAAAGCGATGCGATCGACAAGCTTTACATTGTTTTCAATATTCTGCAGCACTTCGCGTTGAAGGGCGAGTAGTGCAGCGGGGGCCTCTGGATGGGCCGCCAGACACTCGCATAGTATACACACGGAGGATGTGCCGTTTTTGTATCGTAAACCCAGGGTTGGGTGGAGGAGACACGGTCCTTGTGCTCCGTCGGCGTCCGGAGGGGGGGTGCACTGGGGCAACATGTGGTCAAAGCTAGCGGCATCCAAAGGCTCCAATAGGCTATTCTCGTCGTGGATTCCCGCCGCTTCGGGCCAGGTTCGCAAAAACAGTCGCAGTAGATTGGGTTTTTGCGGCAGCGCTGCGGATCCAAACGCGTCATCGATCTCACGCGGGAGGCGCCGCTGCCCCGCGGTTAGAACTTCTGTCGCGTTGCAACATGGTGTGTTTGTGGGAGGCTCTTCCCTGTCTGTTCTTGGCCAGGATGTTTTAAAGCAAAAGGATGTACCTATCGCTCCCGTGAGCAGCCCCCGGAGTACCTCAAGTTTAATGAACTGTAAGTTTGACGCGCCGATGAGTTTTTCTGGCGGTGTTGTCCTGAAACACTTCTGTATAAAAAAATGTAGCTGTAGATCGACCCCAAGAATGTTTCCGTGTCCGAAGAGGGGGCGCGAATCATCGTGAGTGGGAAAATGGCGCACCAGGAGCTCACAGAGGTCTGCGGCGACGGCGACGGTCGCTGTCCAGCAGTTGGGCGCGTAGAGGCAGCACAAGCAGACGCATGCGTAGTCTTCGAAGAACTCGACCGGTGTCGATGCGTTTCTGGCCAGGGAAAATAGCAGTTTGCATATTCTGCAGGAAGAGGACGGCTGAAGTGATTCGTGTGTTTGAGTCATTAGAGGGTCTCCCAGGCTCTCCTCGGGTCTGTCCGGTAGGAACGAAGCGGCTAACAGCTTTTCCAGAGCGTTGCGGTGACGCTGGATGGTCTCGAGCTGCCATGGCACGAACATTGTTCCGGCGCGCGCCGCTTGTTAGAACGCCGGGACGGTCAAGTACGACGGGAGCGGCGTGGATCGTGGTGTAAAATATTTGAACGCAATGCGCCTAACGAGTGCGGTACGGAAACCGTTTCTAGTCGCGGTGGATGGCGTCTGTCGAGGGCCCTGACTTTGAACAACTACTTCCTGAGGATCTGCAACTGATGTTTCCCACGATCTATGCCAGACTGAACGCTCTTAATTATTGTCAATATTTAAAAACCTTTATGAACCTGCGCGGTCGGACGACCGCCTGTCAGCACTCCATTGTTCTGGACGGCAAAGTGGAGACAGTTCGGCGAGTTATCTGCAAGATCGTTAGCGCGGATTCCGTTTATTCCGAGGTTCAGGAGCGTGCCTGACCTCGCCATCATGAGCGCCGGTCGACGGGTCGTAGACGAGCTGTGTCGCGTGGTATCCGCCTACCTCGGGCAACCCGGGCAGCCGGTAGAGCTGGAAAGGTGCTACGACGGGGCGCCCGTTTACGCCAAAGGCGCATCGGCTGCCGTGTGCACCGTCAGGCTGGAACACGGGTGTATCTATCACCTGGAATTTGTTTACAAATTCTGGCTTCATATCCTCCGGGACCTGCGCTACGCGCGTACCCCGTGTTTTGTGATTTCTAACAACGGGCTGACAACCACACTCAAGTGTTTCGTGTGCAGGCCCCAGGACGCGGCCGCCCAATTTGGGCATATTCTTCCCGTGGATTCCGACGTACACCTCGCAAAGAACGCCTCCGTCGTGTTGGGCGAGGACGATTTCACAAAGTTTAAGGCGGGGCTTGTATTTTCGCATAATCTCAACGTCTATAGTTCGATGGTTATCTGCCGTACGTACTTTACCGATTATCGTCAGGTGTTACAGTTTCTTGTGGTCACGCCCAAGAGTCACAAAAGGCTGCGATCCCTGCTGGACACTGTCTCGTCTCTGGCTAGTCCAGCAGCAGACGTTGGTGGTGATTCTGGCGCCGCGGGCCCGGACGGTACGACGGCGGCCGAGACGCGAGTCCCGGATAGCGCCGCGGACTTTGTCCTCGGGACACCCGCCGTTGGGCGCCTGCTACCGCGTGCGGCTGGAATCGCGGGCCTGCTTTTCGGAGGCCTGCGACGGGCATGGCCCTGGTTAAGCGGTGGACTGATTTTACTGTTGCTTGGCTGCGTTTGGATCCGTCCCACCTAACGTCATATGGTGTATTCGAGGGCGACTCTGGAGCGCCCCCGGAAGAGTACCTTGGATTTTTGGTGTTTGGGTCCCCGAAAGATCGGTACGCGGCACCGTGGGCGCGATGTCTGCTAGAGCGCCCCTCGTTGGGACAGGCAATTGTCTGCTTGCTGGGCCGCGAAGACGACGTTCCCGCTAAAACCGCGTTGCTGTATTCTGGGCAGCGCTTACTGAGCGCTTACGTGTGGGTAGCCATGACGCTGGCTGCCCGTTGTCCCACCAATGAAGCGACTCGCCTGCGGTTACCCCCCAGATACGTGTGGTTAAAGTATCTCTCTATGCCGTTTGTTAAGGCATGCGCTCAACTCTCTCGCTTTGTGGGGCTCTCTGTGCGGTTTCCTTTTGTGACATGTGTACCCCGCGAACCTCTGACCTTGCCGTGGATGCGCAAACGGTGGCACGGGACATCTTTGCAGCGGGGGGGCCTAGAGGTTCCTGCTCCTAGCGCGCGCGGTACCGTGGTGTCGACGCCGGCTGGCGCGGCCGACGTTGGCCTGACGGAGGCTCTGAGGCGCGTGGCAGAGACCGTGCCGTGCGGCCGACCGTTTGACGCCATGCTTTTGGCGCTCGGCTTCGCGTGTCTCGCGCATACACCGCGCGTGGTGTTACCTGTCACGGAGTCCGGGGCCCAGGATATATCGTTATCTCTCTGCAAGCGACTGCTGGCGTACAATGTGCTGTTTCCCTGCGTATCCCTGCCCATGGTTTCCGATAGCGTTGCGGCTGCTGCGAGGGCCAAGCTGCCAACGTGTGCTAGGGCGGTGGTATGCTTGGAATGTGGACACTGTTTAAACTTTGGCAGGGGTAGGTTTCATACTGTTAACTTTCCCCCCACTAACGTCTTCTTCAGTCGAGACCAAAAAGAAAAGCAGTTTTCTGTCTGCGGAACCACCGGCAGGGTCTATTGTTCCTACTGTGGCAGCGAGCACATGCGCGCCTTTCCGCTCTGCGAGCTGGCCGGTACCGCGGGTGACGCGCGTGTGCTGCTCCGCGCTGTGCTCGCCAACAATGCAGCCCTGGCCATTTCGGATTTAGAGCAGAATATCAGTTTCGCCGTGCCCTGTCTTGGGGCTCCCGAATGCGAGGCTGCCCTATTAAAGCACGCGACCGTTCGAGGGATACTGTACCTCGCTTCAGCGTTGAGCGAGTTTCTGTGTGCGAAGTGTGCACGGTGAAAAGGATATTTCTCATCATGGCTGGGTTTCGTGTCAGGGACCCACTGGTGCAGGAACGTCTCGATCAAGACTACGCCCAGCACCCTCTCGTGATTCGCATGAACACCTTAGACCAGGGCAGCATGTCCGATGCCCAGTATCTAACGCAGAAGCGTAACTACCTGGTGTTTCTCATCGCCCATCATCACTATGAGGCATATCTGAGACAGCGCGAGGGCATTCAGAGAAGAGATCACCTACAAAATTTGCGCGCGCAAAAGCTGCCAGACCGAGCGGGTCGCGGTCCGGGGCTGGGGCTCTCTTCGCTGGCGGGCGCGCCTGCCTCCCTCGACTCGGGTGCCCAGGTCACGCCCCCCGTGTCTCTATCCTCCGGTGTGCCCGCTTCTCTTGTTTCTACCGCGCCCGCGGCTACCGCAGCGAGCGTAAAGGGATCTAATGCAGAGATTATAACTACCCTGACGTCTGCTGGTAGTCACGTGTCCTCTGCGCCCGCATCCGCCACCCCCCAGCCGACCGCCGTTGACTCAGCGGCATCGACGGCCCAAGACGGGCGCAAGACTCTCACTGCAAAAAGAAAATAAATTGTGTTTTGTTATAGATACCATGCTTTTATTCGAGTGACGGTTTGCGCTAGCGAGGTGGCCAATGCCGCGACCCGCCTGCGAATCCGGTGAATAAAGTTTATCAAAGCTGTCTTCTCGGTGTCTGTGTCGGCGTGGTGTAAAGCCGGGGGGACGAGGGGCGTCCAGGATTCTGTGCTTGTTAGGCGGCGGACGGATGGTTCCCCGAGCACGTCTGGGTTGGTAGCGATCTCGCTATGATTAAGATTAATGACGGCGATGGCGGGCTCCCTCAGCATGCTTTGTGACAATGCCAGCGGCGTGGGTATTTCCTGCCACCGGGGCGAGGTTGGAGAATCGGGAGGGGATGCTTCTGGAGAGCTCTGTGGCAGGGGTATGTCGATCGCCGTATCCCACGTTTCTGTCCGATCGGCAGGCGGGAAGGTTTTGGCGGGACGGACGATGATGCGTGGTGCCGGCCAGGATTTTAGAGGTTGTGGTCTCTGTTCCGCGGATAGTTCGCGGCCTGTTTTTGGTAGCGTCGGCAGTGTCACAGAGTCTGTGTTTTGGGGTGACTTGTGGGCTCCCGTATATGTCAGCGACTCGTTCTCTTGGGCTTCTCTATCGGGACTCTTTGAATCCACGGTTAAGCCCTCATCGGAGTAGGCGACGTATTCCGATGACGGGCTAATGGGAGTTAGCGCGGTTGGATGGTACGCGAGAGCCACTGAAGGTAACTGTAATGGTGCGGGGGTTCTTTTTTTACTGCCGTTGAGCTTCGGTTGGGTTTCGGTTGTCGTGCTTGAAGGTCTGTTGGTGGGCGTGAGCGGTGCAGTGTCCAAATTCTGTATTTTTACTTTGGGCAATTTTATGTCTAAAATACCTTTGGGTTCAGAGGAGCGCAATGGGGGGGTTACATCAGGTGTCCTTATTGGGGACGGGGGACGTATGCGTGGCGTCGGGTGCAATGTACCGTTTTGGACTTTTTTAACCAGAGTCTGTTGTTCTGGAGGGAAAGTTGCGTGGTGGGGCGCGGGCGGTAAGTCGCCAACTGCCCGATGTTCAAGCGCGCCGGCCAGATTCGCCGGTGGCAGGAATTGCCCGGCGTTTACGGTAGTTAGAGCTGGCGTTCTGGAGTGGCGGCGCTTGGGTGGGGGAGAGGCGCGACGCGTTACTGTTGGCGACGTGGGCGGGGAGACGGGTGGCGACGCTTCCGGCGGAGCGCCGATGTTACGAGGTACCGCGGCAAACACGTCGGCGGAGGTCGCTCTTCGCTGACTCTCCGTTAGGCGCGCAAAAGTCTCTTCTTGTTCGCTGCGGGCGCGGATGGTGTTACCCAGTGGCGTTTTAAGAGCCAGAATTTCGGGCCACCTGCCCGTTGGTTTTCCTGGAATCAGGTAGAAAGGGCGATTGTCTGGCGAGGAAGTTACACGAGGGACATATGTGGCGGCCAGCACGTTATCTGCGCGGATTATTACGTGTGTGGTGACATCAGTGCCGCGCGCGTCGCTGGGACTCGAGGCGAAGGCGTGACGGAGCCATGCCGCTTGTCTGGCGAAGATTTGGAGCTCCTCCGTTGTATGAATCCCTCGCTGCGTATAGGTAGGAATATCGCCGCCGCGTCGCGCGGCGGCTAGAGAGGCGAATGGTTCGCTGTCAAGACTACAATCAAGAACCGGTGTAAGTAGCAGGAATCCTCCTCGTGTTTTGGAAATACGATGGGTAGAAGCGGTGACGAATATTCGCAGACGTGCATTAAACAGGATGGCGCCAAGAGCCACTTCGAATCCGGAGACGGGTGGCCCGTCGTGACGTGGCAGCCTATCCGGAGTACGCATCGTGAGCATGCTCCCGCTGGGGCGACCGTACTGATATGGAGGTTCGTTTTCCTTGGCCTCTAGGGTTGGGTCCGGTACGGGCGGCCCAAACTCTGCTTCCGTTAGCGCCCGGAGTAGCGTTACTGGCGTGTCGGAAGCTGACACGTTCAGCGGGCGCAGTGAAGCCCATAGGTGCTCTACGGATGCCGGGTGAAGGTGCGTCAAGGCCCACACGAGGCAGGCGATTCGTGCACGCGACGGAGAGCGGTGGCACATTGCGAGGAATTCTTTGCGCTGCCACAACTGGTCCCGAACATCGATCGTTTGCCATTCGTCTGGAAAAAACGGAAAGGCTTCTGGAGCTCCGTAGTTTTGTAGGCGCGGTGGAGGGAATTTAGATACAAATTCTGGGGGGCGTATAGCTAGATAGGGAACGGCCCGCAACAGGGGGGCCAGAGTGAACGTGCAGACTTGAAGCGCTTCTGCGTACGACCCCTCCTTTAGCACGGCTGAAACCCACGTGGGCCAGATAGCCGTGAGGAGGTATATCAGGTCCCTGGGCTGTATGGCGATCTCCTCGGGAAAGGCGTCTATCGGTATCTCGTCCGACGATGGCACCGATACCGTCGGGCTTGCCGCGTAAATCAGATATGTGAACACGCACATGGCTAGGAACCGATTCGACGTCTTGTCCGTGAGCGCAGGTGCGCTGTCCGCGTACGTCTCCAGCACCTCTGGAAGGAGGCGTGACACGTCCTCCCATTGGTTTAGAAACCACGAGGCCGCTTCCGCACCGCGGCGTGCCGCCGCGGTACCTGGCAAACCCACCGTGGGGTCGTGGAGTGAGGTCTCTGTTGCCGCCGGTAGCAGCGCTTCCAGGAAATTTAAGAAGATCAGTTGTCGATGCAGCGGGGGTTCTCGACCCCCCTCTGGAATAGCGGCTGGAGAGTCGGGATCAAAGATGGGCGTGGTAAGGATCCATCGCTCTATGGGGGCCTTGGCGTGCGTCAGCCACGCGTACGCCCTCAGGCGCCCCGCTGTCTCGAATGGTAGCGGATTTGGCGGCAGGTCACCAACGACTTCTCGCGTCAGTGGAAAGGCAGAAAAGATGGCGGGTTGTGTAGACACAAAGTATTCCAGAAACTGTTTTTTGTAGTGTATGTAACTCTGAAGCTCCGAGAGCTTCTCACGGAGGGTTACCATTGGTGCTTTGGCGGTGTCGCTTTTAAGGTTTCCCAGTGTTTCTTGACAGCGCTGATACAGTTCCGTGAGCTCCGCCGTCGACATCGTGGCCTGGGCACGGCCAGCTGTTAGATCTAGGTCGGCAAGAAGAACGCTGGTTTGCTCCGCGGCTTTTACCAATGAGCGAATTTCCTCAAGTTTTGATTTCCAGCCATCGACCGTGGCTTTCCCGCCGACGACGCGGTGGGACGAGAGGCCCTTTACCGCCTGTTCCAAGGCGTCTGCGTCGTCCGCGCGGTTTGCGGCGTCTTCCAGCGCCAAACAAGCTTCTACTATGTGGCGCTGTTTTGTGGCTTCTTCCGTTAACCTTTGCAGTTTTTGTTGTTCATCCAGGACGGCATACACCGTGAGAGCCTTCACGGTGTATTCCAGCCACTCAAAGCCCTGGCGCGCAACCTCGTATGTTTCGCGACCCAGGACGTCCTCGTGAACGATGCTCTCCAGGAAGCCGGTCGGGGCTTGCGGATTCAGCGGACGCCCCGAGATGGCCACCGGCGCTCGCTGCAACATTTGAGCCAGCGCGTGGGACATCTTACGCGTACTCTCTTCTCTGCCGGCTTTCCGTTGCGCCTCGGCTGCCCGGATTTCTCTGTCTATGTCCTCGAAGGCCGCCCTTTGCTGTGCGAGGCATCTGGCGTCCTGTTGGCGAATTGCCGTTTTTAGAAATTCCGGGAGTGCATCCACAGAAGGAATTCGCGCGCTAGGAATGTACGTTTTCGGGACGACCAGCGTGGGTCTCTCGGGAGTTACCACCACTGCCGCGCTGTGAATGGCATCTATGTAGTCCGCTGCTTCCGATCGCGCGCGAATTCCGTGATCGTTGTACGTCGATGTCAGCTCGGCGGCCAGGCCTTCGTACTCTCTGGCTGCGTTTTCCAGGTGCGTGCCCGCCGTGGCCTGCTGGAGATCGGTGGCATTGAGGGCGTGTATCACGTGCTGGGCGCGAACGTCAATTTTTTCCGCCAGTGTTCTTACGAGGGGCAGGCCTATGATACGCAGGAAAAAGCTAACGTGGTTCTGATAGGGCGTCAGCCAGTCGAACGATGGTGGCTGGAACGGTGCCGCGTCCGGCAGGAAGGAGCGAAGACGTTGGTCGTGGAGGGCGTCGAGAGCTTGAAGAACCCCCTCCAGGAGGCTCGTGAGAACCGCTCCGACCGTGCTAGGTAGTGCGGAACCAGGCCGCTGATATTCCGCCGCAAGGGCCTCCCAATCTGTCGAATGGATGGTGTGGAACGTGTAGTCCGCAAAGGCCTGCTGTATGCGTTTCCATGCCTGCGCTCCCCTATCGGCAGTCGCCTTGTCGATCTCTTTCGTGTTGGGTAGGGGGGTTGGGCTGTATTCCATGGCTACCGTGGCGTCCTGGGTCGGAGTTTCCAGGTGTAGGCCATGCTGGCGTGTAAAATGCTGCTTTGCGAATTCCCGGGCCTTGGCTGAAGGAGCCCCTTTTAGAAAATCGAGCGCCTCGTCGGCCGACCTCGGCACAAACGCCAGAACTTTATTTTTCCATGACTCCTCCAGTAGACGGGTTTGGTTTTTTTGCGCCTCTTTTAAGTCCCCTTGGATTAAGCGGTACAGCCGTCGCTTTACCGGGGCCTCCATCGCCGCGGCGGCCAGTGTTGATTTAAGTTGGGTCAGGCTAGCTATGGCTGTGTTCCACCGGTCCTTGTCTCCCTCTCTAACGGTCGCCTGGACGCTCGCTATTTCTGCGATGATTCTAATCAACTCTTTGTGATCTCTTACTGATCCATAATCCAGCAGTGTTTCCATGGCTAGCGTGGTACCTTGTGGAAGAGCCGCGGGGTCTCGCCTCTCGAGAGCGTCTAGGGCCTCCCGGATGACGAGGTCACATGCGGCCGTTAGTGCCTGTTTGACAGCGGGCCTTCCGATAAGTGCGGGGTTGGCCGCAAACGCCTCGCCGATTTTGGCGGCATTAGTTATTACATTGGCCAGGCTTGTGTCGTGCAGAGTCATTGTGAGGAACGTTTCGGAGGTGACCAGGGTTTGGATTGCCGTCTTGAGTTTGACGTATCGTGCGTTCTTTTCATGTCCCAGTAAGACCCCGGCATTTTGTATGTAGTTTTCCAATACAGGGATAGACACGGACTGTGTGCGGTATTGTGCACTAGAAGGATCTGTTATATTTTGTAGAAGGGTTTCCGCGTCTGTTAGGATTTGATCTAGAGCGCTCTGGCTCTGTACGCGAGCCTCTGCTTGGGTTATTTTTTTTCTGAGTATTTGTAAGATTTCTAGAGGCTGTATCGGCTCGGTGGGCGGATGGGGCCAGTCTAGCGTGAACATGGACGACAGTTCTCCGCCAATATACATTAGCTGTTGCCTAAAAGGATCGAGGGCTGCCGTATTCGTCTGTAATCTTTCTGCAACGTGTTTAATTGTTTTTAGTGTGTTGCCTAAGCTGCCCAACACCTGACTTATGTTTGGAACGTTGGTTAAGACGGTATCTGTCTCTGATGTACCGTCGATGTATGCCTGTAAACCTTCTACAAGTTGGGTGGTAATTCTCGCTTCGGCCAGCGTCAGGTGTTCCACAACGATTCTGAGTTTTTTGTCCGGGAGAATCTCAAATGCTTGGTCTGAATTTGGCGGAGGTTGGTTCGTATCGATGGCGACCAGGACGCTTTGAAATCTACCCTCCTCGTCTTGGATTTGGGCGTTTCTTTTTTTGATCTCGTCTCTTAGGCGCCGGATGCCTTCCATGATAGTCTGTATATCTTCATTGGAACACACCACCGTGAAATCCGATCCAAGGCGAGTTGCAATTGTGTGTCCCAGGGTCACCGTAGATGTCTCCTCTTCCATAGAGGCGATTTTTATTCCTTCCGTGTTGATCTGCTGAATGATTGTTCGAAAATTTGGCGTGGTTTTTGGGTGCATCGCCCGCAACACCATGTTCAGCTTGTTGGTTAGGTGCTTTAAAAAGGTGGGGGACGTAATTTGTTGTTCTTGTACTAGGTTGCATAGACTCGGGATCGTCAATTCAGCTTTTAACACCCGTTTAGCGTCCGCGACGGGAATGCCTAGCTTGTTTCCCCATAAAATAAAAAATTGCAGCGCGTGAATACATTTAGATGGGCCGGCGGTTAGCGCGCTCGAGATCGGACCGTGTTCCAGTATCACGTGTGTTAAGAGCCTATCCATGTCACGTAGGGCTGCGCTCTCGCGGAAAGGACGCGCGTTTGTGCTGTCTACTATTACCGGAATTGCCTGCCCTGTTGTGGCTGGATTTAGGTTTTTTATGAGAGCATCGAGTGGCCCTATGTCAAGCTTGACAACGGCCGTACTCAGGGCCTCCGGTGTCGCTTCAGAGAACCGTATGAACTCGCGAGGCCTTTCAGGTTCGAGATCGCTCTCCGCGTCTTCCGTGATGAGTTCCTCATCGGGCGTTAGAGCGGATGTGCTAACATCTATAGTGACGTCAAACGATGGCGTTTCCGTAGGGGGATATAGGGGTTCCGGGGGGTCATCGATCCATATGTCCTCCGTTTCATTAGTGTCTAAGCCCGCGTCTACCGCCGCGCGCCTTCTGGGGTCTGTGTCGTCCTGGTCTGTAATTTCTGATATTTTGCGTTTTTGGCCGCGCGCCGCGGCCAGGTCTGCCAATAACACATCTGCCCCTGGTGCAGTCACCGGCGCGTTCGTGTCAGGGCCGGGCTCCGTTGTGGTTGCTTCCATGGGCGGGGCCTCGTTTTCACCCGCTTCACTGGAGCGCGTTGTTTCCGAAATTTCATTCGCGTGTTGAGTTGTATCGTTGGGCACGTCAGCTTCGACACCGTCATCTCCACGCGTAGGTGTATCCTGTGTCGAGGCCTGGGTGCCTGTTGACCGATGAGACGCATCTGGACGATTGTGTGTCTGGTTGATACCGGGCGGTTCTGGTGACGGGGGAGTACCGCGATTTTTCCGTCTGGGGCGCGGGGTTCCAGGCGGCGGGTACGGAGGAATCACGATACGGGGACGTCGCGGGGGTACGTCGTCTTCGTGCGTATCTCCTGAGGTCGTGTGTGTGTCCGGTCTCGTGGGCGACCCGGGAGGACTGTCAATCTCGGTAATTGATGCAGCTTCCACGCCCGTCGCAATGTCCACTTGGGGACCGTGAAGTTCTTCAAACGTAATAGTTCTGTAGTGATTAGTAATGTAATGCTCTGGGCTGACATAATCGTTTGGAAGGAAATACAAAAAACACCCAGTGTATTCTGTGTCTGGTGTGGCGATATATGAGAGGAGCGTTGGAACGTCGTCCGTTTTGAGAACGTGCGCCGGACTGTTTGGAAGGTGTGGAATACAATGGGGATCGAACATGAAAAATGCTTTGTCTTTTATCAGAATAGCCCTGGACTTCGCCTGACAGATCACGACAAAGTATTGAACCGTTCCCGCATAATTGCGTCCTAGCACCGACCGAAGCGATTCGATAAACGGTTCCCTGATGGCGGCCTCCTGGCCCAGGAGTCCAAAGAACTCGGCAGATTGAAATATCTTCGTGGTCCAGGCATCTGTGCGAAGGTAGCTGGGAATGTGATGGAGCTGCGCGTACTGTTGAAATCCCAGGAGCCCCGACTGCCGTAAAATAAAATCTAGCCGACTGCCTTTTTCTAGAATGTCATCTAGACTTGGGGTGTCCAGGAGGGGAGTTTCCCGATTGTAATAGCAAGATGCGAGATACATGACGCAGTTGCTGAGGCATTGAGACCCGGCGTGGATTCCAAACCGCGGATCCGCCTGGTGCGTGGAAGCCACGCCCTCCATGCGCAGAGGCGGCGGTTGTGCCATGGTGGTCAGTCTGTAAACAGCCTCTTGAGAGTTTCTACAGTTAGATAGAAAAATTCTAATTTATCGTCTGGGGTCTCTAGGTACGTCTTGGGGTAACTCTGCCAGTCTATAGATACCTTTGTAACGTCGTATCGTCCCGAATACGAGAGTTTAATAGATGGACGCATGCGGTCGGGGCTCTCTTGAAATAACCCGGATATAGAGTTCAATGCTTCCTTCTCTTCGGGGGTTAATACTGGACCGCCATCCTCACGTCTGGATTGGGCACCACAGATGACCGGCTGTGTCAGGCTCTGCAGAAAGCCTTCCGTAGTGTCTTTGCTCTCGTCGAATTCTAAAAGTTGCCGTACCAAGGTGGTAGGAATCAGTGGAGGTTGAAAAAGGACGGCAAAAAATTTGGTCAGGGTGTACGCGCTGCAGTTCACAACCGCGGCAGTGAGGCGATTGAGAAGACCAAAAAGGGCAGTGTACTTCTCACGAAGCGCCACTATGGGTGCCGACGGAAACGCTATCTGAACGGGGTGGCGTTCGAGGCGGCCGTGATAATCCAACGTCCGCAGCAGGCGCCCATGAGCCAGGGACAGGCGCTCCGCGGCCTTTGTTGTGGTGAGAAGTGTTTCTTTGGTGGCTCTTTCCAGAAGTTGAATCGTAGTTTTAAAATTCTCGATGGGGACGTAAAGTGGATTGCTCCTACCGTCAACGGGTACAAGTATGCTTTCTGTTGTGTTATCATATTCCCAACGTACGCGGCGTAATTTGTCTCCCAAGGCGACAACTTTCGTGAGGTCCGGAAGTGTTGACCTCAAAATCTCAAAAAATGTATTCGCTTCTCGGTCGATCTCTGTCACCACTGGGTGAAAATGAAAAACGTACATGGCCTGAAGAAACTCCTGGGGGCACGTCACGCCTGGAAAATATGGTGTGATAAGATTCACGCTCTCCAGTACACAGTCTAGCAGGTTGAGCAGGACATCGTGTGTCTTGTGTTGTTCTAAAATGTCCATAATGTGGAAGTACGCGCGTGCCAGAGATCTACGTAAGGGATCTAGGCCGGGACTCGACTCCGATGCGAATACAATTAGCCATCGCAGTTTGAAGAGGGCTCGGTTTTTATGGAGGGAGTTCTTCATGATTTCGGTGAGAGTTGGAACCAAATGATATCGTATAAACTCCTGAGCGAAGAGTGGACTACGCACCATGCGATCGTCGTGGACGACGTCTCCAACGCGGATATGGCGGCAGTACTCTTGAATCTGTCCCAACGTCGGGGCGACGTAAGAAACCGTTTCTGGGGCGACGGTAGGGGCCGCCGGGGGGTCCAACTGTACCTCGCCCCATGTAGCCTTGATGTAGATCTCATAGATTGACCGCAGGAGGTTGGACAAAAGCGCTTGGTGCGTACGTTTTATGGTTTCTTTAGGAACCTCTGGTAGGAAAAACGATAGAGAGTTGGCCAAGTTCCACGCAGGAGCTTCTGTCGCCTCATGGAATTCTGAGTCGCCGTGTTCCAAGGTTGCGCCCTCTAAAATCGCTCTAATCTTGAGACGGGCTATCCCCGTTGGGCTGTAGTTATCGAGACACCTGTAGAAGTATTGGCCGAATGTGACAAGTCGAGACACGAGTGTAATGAACACGGGCAGGGAGGGCACATTGTTGAGAAACGTCTTAGGCACAGTAAATAGCATGGTTTTCAGGGTGGCACAAGCGGCCTCGGTTAGGCCACATCTTATGAGCCGATATTTGATGTCTTTTATCTGACGGTGTTCCATGTGTATATGGTGTCGCGTTAGTGTTTCCAGATACTGAACTAACTCTGTTACAAAGTCGATTCCGCGCGTTATGAACGTTGTTATGGCTGTTTCCCCACAGTTATGAGTAATTCCCTGACAAAGGGCCTCGATGATAAAGTCGTATAAGAAGAGATACTCAGGTCGCAGCGTGGTTAACTCGAGATCACTGAACGCCAGCATGGGCGTGTTGTCTGCGACCACCTTGTTGTTGGCAAACACTGCGTAAATTTCCACCGCCCGCTGTTTTGCGATGGGCGTAGTATTACTGGATTCTGTGGACAGCGAGGTGGGGACAAATAGCTCGTGATGGCCCGTTACCAGATCGCGCGCGAGTTGATTTTGTGTCGCAAACCCTGGCGGTATGGGCAGTTGTTCTTTTAGCGCATACGTTATTAGGAGCCAGTCCTGCAGAGGGGTTGGGGGTGGCTCGTATTGCGCCATCCAATAAGTCGGAGAGATCGTCGCCCAGTAGCGACGAAAGCACGCGTGCCAGAGTTGTTCCACGCATACGAACAACGCTATGGTGGCTGGAGGCGACGGAGGCAGTGCGTTACTCTGAAACTCAATGACGCGGTCCGTATAGGCTGTCAGACTGTTAAGGAGATACGCATTGTTAAGGGGTTCCGGTACGGGTTTGGTTTGACCCGATATAGAACTGTCTGCGACCAGGGTCTCCAGGGTATTCGTAACTCGCTTGAGCTCCATCGCCGCCTCACCGATCCGCTCCGGCGTCACATCCCCGATATAGTACGCGCCGCGCACAAGAGCGAACACCGCATGATCGCACACGAAACGAGCTAGGGTGTTGTTCATGTGGCTCATAGTATTTAAAAACTCTTTGGGGTTATTGGCATCCAGAAGGGACTTGACGGGCACGCCGCGTAACTGAAACTCCATTAAAATTTTAGTTTGTTGCAGGAAGCGGTCTCCGGCACGCAGAAGTCCTTGCGTTACCCTGCGGAGCTCATTGTCGCTCCCTAGGTCTGGGGTCGCCATGGAGCCGCAGACGGAACGGCTGGGGCGGCAGATGTTGAACCTTCTACCCCCGCCCACGCACAAGGTGTCCTTAACGAACGGACCAGGATTTGCTAGAGGGCTGCGCGATGTTCTCTCTAAATATGCCGTCTCTGGAACGCTAACCTTAGATTCGATTCAAGAGTCTATGTGGCACCTGCCGTTTAATCAGCCCACCTACGGAGATTTTCTCGTGTATTCGCAGACCCTTAATGCACACGAGCCCCCCGGAACATATCTTTTTTGCTTTAAGCGAGAAGACAACGGGTCGACCATGGACACTCTCCTGACTCCAACGTCCCTGTTTAAACTTTCAGGCGCAGATGCCGACGTGGCGCCTCAGACTCACAAGGTGGCATCCCTGTGGTACGGAAATCAGACTGGAATTGCTGATTTGATACCAGATCTGAGAGAGCTTATGGACACCGGCGCGTTTCACGAGCACCTGGCGCCCGTGGGACCTCTGGTACAGGGTGTTCACAGCACCTTCGTGACTAAGGTGACCTCTGCCGTTAAAGGAGTTGGGCTCGCGCGTGACCCTCCCCATGACAGAGTTGGACTGGCACTGCCAGGTGATATGTTTGTTGATTTAGATGAATCATCTCCGTTTACGGGTCGCCGTGACCCCGTCCGCGCGCGCGTTACTATTTATGCTTGTGTGATTTATGTTCGTGTGAACAATCAGCCGGCGATGTCGCTCATGTTTTTTCAATCCGGGAAGGGTTTCAGCGATGTTGTTGCGTGTTTAAAGGATTATTATACCGACGTCATTCGGACGAGATATATTCAAATGAGATACGAGCTGTATATAAACAAGATGTTTTTTGGCGCCGTGTGCAAACTGGGAACAGTTCCCGCTGACAGAGTGCCTTCTCATCGGAGCATTCCCTTTAAAGGCGCATCTTTCCCACTTCTCGTGTTCTCTGATTTTTTTGCCGCTGCCGGCCCTTGGCAGATTTTTCTGTAGAAGCCATGTCGTCTGTAAAGCGAGAGGTGACTGTCAGGAGCGCCGGGGACGGGGTTGGGCAACGAACCCCATCTCTCTCCCGTCTAGATTTTCACGTGTGTGCGCAATCGCTCGTTGACTCAGTAAAGACAACGGTGGGCTGGGATGTTCGCGCGAACGCCATGGCCGGGCGCCTGTGGCACCAATTAATGGAAACTCGCTGCGTGCCCTCGTTGCGCCAGTACCTTGTCGCGTTCGCTAACACGCTATCTTCTCCGGTTTATGACTTTATCAAAAAGCATGCAGATGCACTAGAGGATTTGCTTTGCAAATACAAACAGTCCAGTGCGTACGATGATCTCCTGAATGCAGGTTATTTGTCAGCGGTGAGGCTTTATGATACGTACGTGCTCAGGACCGAGGGACCCAACCCGGTATACGAGAGCGTTACGCAGATGTTTTTGCGTGTGTCTGTATTTGTTACTTGCCAGTGTCTTGCCAACGAGTGCCTGTTTAGGGTGCTGCGTGACCTTGTGCCAGAGCCCGAGAACTTTGGTACTCTGAGTATTGTCGAGTACGTGTTTTCATATCTCGCATCTCAGCATGTTTGCTGCGCGACCCCGGTTATGCGTGCCGCGGGCGTGCGGGAAGGGCAGCTGGCCAGCTGTTTTATTCTGAAGCCTTCTATGGCCGACGAAGCTCACACGTTGCGGGCCCTGTACCACGAGATGAGTCCGCTCTTGGCCAGTAAATCAGGCGTTGGCTTGGACGTGACTACATTTTCTAAACCAAAAAACGTTGCGAGTTGTCTAAAGCTGGTTGATGCACAGGTGAAGTTTTTTAACGATAGTAACATAAGACCAGTGGGAACCAGCGTCTACATGGAACTGTGGCACAGTCAGATCTGCGAGTTTTTAAGTGCAAAGCTACCCGAGAACCCCGATCGATGCCATAATCTATTTCAGGGCGTGTGCGTACCTTCTCTTTTTTTTCGACTCTATGAGAACGATCCCGATGCTACCTGGTATCTATTTGACCCTGTGGACGCGCCTGAATTGGTTAACCTCTACGGCTCGGCTTTTGATGACGCGTACTGGTCATTGGTGCGCCGGGGAAAGCATTCTGGCAGCATGTCTCTAAAATCTATGATGTTTAACCTAATAAATACTATCATAAAAACGGGATCTCCGTTTGTGTTGTTGAAAGAGGCTCTTAATGTGCACCACTGGACGGAAACTCAGGGAGAAGCCATTAACTGTTCTAATCTCTGTGCGGAGATTGTGCAGGCGCCAAAGGGGAACGCCTCGGTCTGCAACTTGGCTAACATCTGTCTTCCCAAATGCATCCGCGCTCATGGCTGCGCAAATGCGGGATTGGTGGGAACGGACAAACTGTCGTTTTGTTTTGAGCTCCTCGGTGATGCAGTGAGGGCGGCAGTGGTCATTACAAACGCGTGTATTCTAGGCGGATTCCACCCCACTCCTGGCGTGCGCGTTGGACAGCAGGAGCGGTCTCTGGGGATTGGCGTGCAGGGACTGGCGGACGTTTTTGCAGAGCTGGGTTATGGCTATATGGATGAAGAAAGTGCTCGCCTAGACAGGGATATTTTTCAATGGATGTACTATACTGCTGTAGAAATGAGTCACTCTATAGTAGTGGAAGGTAAAGGCACTCCGTTTAAAGGCTGGGAAACCAGCAATTTTGCTAAGGGCCGATTCCACTGGCAGACCTGGGAAGGAGAAGATGCGCCCTTTGTGCCATCGCATCGCTGGGAATCTCTTGGACAGAGCATAGCTAAACACGGAATTTTTAACTCTCAGTTTTTGGCGATGATGCCGACGGCGGGCACGTCTCAGCTGACTGGATACTCCGAGTCGGTGTATCCTTTTTTTGCTAACGTCTCATCTAGGGTGACCAACAAAGAAGAGATCTTGAGGCCTAATGTGTCATTTTTTAAGAGGGTCCTCCCGGAGGACCTAAACCTAGTTCGGCAGTACGGGGGAAACGTGATTGACTTTCCTGTCCCGTTACGAGATCGCTATTGGAACTTTCTATCAGCTTTTGATTATTGCCCTTTTCAGCAGCTGGACCGTGCCAGAGCAAGAGCTCCCTTCATAGATCAAAGCCAGTCTTTAAGTTACTTCCTCAAGGAGGACAATGTAAAAAATGCCAGCTACCTGCGAGATCTCCTCTTGCACGGCTATCGCCTGGGACTCAAAACCATCATGTATTATTGTCGCATTCAAAAGCAGTCGAGCTTAGCGGCCTTGCAGTGTTTGATGGCCCCGGGGTCACCGACTCATACTGGAACGTTGTCCAACGGGGCGGAGCCTGAATGTGTTCAAAATACGGGGCTTTTACAGAATGAACCAGAGGACGCGTGCCTGGCCTGCCAGTAGGTGTTGAGTCACGCTACAGAGCACAGCTTTACACAATGGATTCGATTAACCAGTTCCTCTATACGAGCGATCATGATGGGTTCCTGGCATTGACTCACGAAACGTGGCAGAATCGTTGGTTTCCTGGCCAAATTCCCCTGCATCTGGACGTTGGCCACGTTCAAACTTTGAGCGAGGCCGATAGAGAATTTTACAAATTTTTATTTACGTTTTTGGGAATGGCCGAGAGCCTGGTAAATTTCAACATCGAGGACCTCGTGACAAATTTTCAGTGTCACGATGCGGCTCACTACTATGCCGAGCAAATGGCCATGGAGAATATTCACGGGAAAGTCTATGCCAACATTTTACAGATGTTTTTCCACAACAATCGAGGAGAGCTATTAACCTACGCGGCTGGTATCGTGAAGGACCCCGCGCTTTGTGAGAAACTAGAGTGGTTGCATAAGAGGGTTCGTGGGGCGTCCACCAGGGCTCAAAAAATTCTGCTCTTTCTGTTGATCGAGGGCATCTATTTTATCAGTTCATTCTATTCCATTGGCCTCTGTCGAGTTCGCGGTATTATGCCTGGGGTGTGTTTGGCCAACGATTATATATCTCGCGACGAGTTGTTGCATACGCGGGCAGCGGCCATGCTGTACAACACTCTGCTAGACGCGGAGGAGAAACCGCCTCAGGTCGACGTGCAGGCTTTGTTTCGCGAGGCAGTGGACATTGAGACGCGGTTTATTGAGGCAAAGGCGGAACACGTGACGCTTGTTGACGTGGCAGACATCCGTCGTTTCCTGGAGGCCACCGCAGATAGAATTCTTGGCAGTATTTTTCTGGCTCCCATATTTGGCACCCAGCCACCCGAGACATGCCCCCTGTCGTACACCGGCAGCGCAAAGTGTGTGAATTTTTTCGAGCGTGATAATTCAGATTACACAACTTGCGTGAGAAACGATTTGTGACGGATATCCTGGTCAGCGCGTAAACTTTACGCTGATCCGCAATGCTATTTAAGGCCTGCCCTTGCCCGGGCGGCTCAGTGCTGCTAAAGACAGTGCCTGCTTACAACGGTTCCCATTATCTGCTATCATGCCTGTGGATTTTCATTATGGGGTCAGGGTGGACGCGGAATTTCTCTACGGACTCAGACGAGTCCATGACCATCTTAAGACGTCAATTAAAAGCGGCGTTATTCAGATACACGGCCCGGGAACTGCCCCGGTGTTAAGCGTTCTATCCAGCCTCGGTCCTGCCGGTGTTTTGGGGTTGCGCGTGAAGAATGTCCTATCTCCCTTGCTAGGCTCATGTGATGCCGACGGAGAAGTAAATTTTAGTTTCAGGAACACCTCAATCGGTAACGGATTCACGCACACGCGAGAGATTTTTGGATCTAACATTCTCGAAACCAGCATTGTATTCTATCGTAAGGGAGAGGCGTATCAGGGCACCCCCGTTCCACAGTTTGTGAGGACAACCATCTCATATAGCGATAACGTGACGACCACCGTTCACAAAAGCGTATTGGATCCAAACAACCTTCCAGCGTTCTATGACAGGATGGAACCGGGCATCAAAACTAACAGACTCTTGCTTTGTGGAAAGACCTTAACTATGTTGACTAGATGGTTGAGGCAACAGAAAACCAGGGCCGATCAGACAGTGACGGTGGCCGCGAGTGAGACACTTTCTGTTGTTACGTTCTCAGTTGCAGGCGTAAGCAAAATTTTGGACTTTTCTCCAGAAACCAGCGCGACCGCAGACTGGGAGACACTCAAGAGAAAAAAACAGATAGACGTGGGCGTGGTGCGGACAGATGCCGCCACCCAAGTGAGTCTAGAGTCTCTGCTGGCGGCTCTGCGGCTATGCAAGATCCCTGGGTGGTTTACCCCTGGCCTAGTTTGGCATTCCAATGACATATTAGAAGTCGAAGGCGTGTCGATTGCCAGTCACCCATGTGACGTCAAGCTCAGCGTACTGCTCTTAAAGGTTGACGAGCAGAGTATAAGCGAGCACAGAGAAACGCACGAAAAGCCACCCAAGGACCAACCAACGCCAGCCTTGGATGTTAGCGAGGAGATTAGGCCCCCGTCTCCCATCTCGCCGCCGGTCACGCCTGGAGGAGAGTTCTGTGCCGGGATTTCTCCAAAAGAGGGTAAACAGCCGCGTATCGATCTGCATCTTCCGTCGGTCGCTGGAAAGGAGAGCCGCCGAGGGCAAAAAAGACGATCCGCCGCGGGCATTGGTAGAGAGCGCGGCAAGGTTTCCAAGACTACGTTTAATCCATTAATTTAAAATTATGTGCTCTCGCAGTAGCGAACGGGCTCTCGTGTTTTACAGCTACATGTGCGGTACGCTGGCGGCAACACCATTTTTGTGGTGGTTCATTTTTAAGTCACTGTACTCGTTTGCCCTCTTTACGACGCAGATTACCGCCATTTTCTACTGGTCTATTGTACCTCTTCATGGGTTGGTTCTGTGTCTATGTTTTTTACCCGCCACTGTACACCTCAGGACTGACAACCTCAAGTGGATGTGTCTGGCGTCTGTGATTGTCACCGTTCTCTGCGCGACGTTCGCTGGAATGACATTTGCGCCAGTGCCAATAATTCCTGGTCTCTACATACTGAACTTACTCTTACTCGCTCCCTACGTTGTGGCCACCGCACGAGTAACCTACCTCGCCCCACCCGTGGCTCACAGATACTACGAACTGGGGTTTTGCGGGGCCTTTATGGTTTACTATGTACTCATTTTTAGGAAAATGTTTCTCTCCCGCGTGTTTTGGTTACCCTTTGTGGTGTTCCTTATTGGTGGCATCTTTGCACTTAGAGATCTGGAGACGCATCCGGCTGTGATGGCCGGGCTACAGCGAAGGCGGGCCGTATTTACTGTGCCATGTAAACATGTGAAGTATTCTTGGCGTCACGTTTGGGAACTCTGCGCGCGTGACATATGTATGCTCGCCTTGCTGGTCGCTGCCGTGGTTGCCGGCACGTTGTCGGCAGGACTGGTGACGAATTCACTGGTGGGCCTGAACAAATATCTGTCTTTATTTTGTGTGGGGATGATTGGATGTCTTGGGGTATCATTTTCACACCCACGTACGCTACTGATTCATGTTCCCCTGGCCGCCGTCCTGCTCGCGCTTGTTCACGTGCTAGGACCGAGCTCGTCGTCTCCAGCGCTTGGAGCTTGCTTGTTTGTCTCATTCTATCTTGTCATGCTGGAAGCTATCGGCTGCGTGGTGATCTATATACGCCAAAAATTAAGCAGGGCCATCAATGGACCAGAATTGGTGCTTGCGCTCTGCACGACCGGCAACCTGGTTGTTACCCTCGGTTTATCCATTGTTCCACACAGCCCAGTGCCTTAGGACTCACGACAGGCCTGACAGTGTCCTTTCTGTTCATGAGAGGCACCGCTGGAACTCGCTGGAATTGGACAATTTACTCCTTGTTGTGTGCCCATGGAAAGCAGAGCTCAGACAAGGACAGTGTGCCCCACAGCCTACTGCCGGGGCACCCTGCAGTGAGGAACAGGAAGGCCAGAGCCCAGCTGCTGGAGGGCCTGGTGGTCTTGTGAAGGGCCTCGTGCTGTCCCCATGGAGGGAGGACACCCAGGGCTCCCTTCATCTCCAGCAGCCGCAGTTGTGCAAAATGTGCGCAACGAGAGGCAACCGTAGCTGCTCTTAGGGATACCAACGTTGATCTGACAGACGATAGTTGTGTCGGTGTAGATCAGGGGGAGGCACACAGGCTTTTCATTCGCCAGGCCTTGCAGGATATGCTAAGTCCCGGGTTAAGTTCCACGTCGTCGGTGGCGTCCGATCAAGAAGAGTCAACAAGGCATGTCCCCGAGGACACCCTCCAAGCCGCAGCCGGCAGTACAGGTACCAGCACGGAGGCGGACGAGGCATCCAGATCATACATCCGCCAGGCGGTGCAGGATACGCTGGGGATTGTACCACAAATATCGCCATCTCCACCTCCAGGTCCTTCCGAGATTGGATTAATGGATGATATTTGTGACATCATCCAGCCCATTAACCAGGAGAGGGTTTCGACGGGCGGGGCCGGTCGGGATCCATCACGTTTTTCGTGGTACGGCGAGTCAATGACGCCTCGCCGACCGGCTGACGGCAAACATAAAACCGCACTATATCTGAAAACCAAAAGGCACATTCAATGTACCGGCACTCGTCTGGTACCGCTTGTCGCAGAAGTATTTTATTATGGGAAGCTCGTACAGACTATGTTTGACGAAACCGGCGCCGTTGCAATAAGCACCCCGGCAAAAGAGGCTCCAGCCGATCACGTATGTCAGTATATGCCACCATACAAACTTGTGCTACCGGTTACCGGAGCATGCCGCGAACATCTGGATAGACGACTCGCGCATACGCTGGCTATGCTTAATCAGGGGGTACTGGCGGTGGGAACCGATGCCGGTATATTTCTGAAAGGTTTACTGGCATGCCCCGCTTTCTTTATTGGCAATGCGTCTCTAAGAAAGGTTCACCGTTTTCGGCGTCTCTCTACTCGGCATGAAGTACAGGAGGCGTTCAACATGGAGCGCTATCTTGCATGTCCAGCTAAGAATGCACCGTATACGGCAATTTACTTAGGGAAGGAATTTATGAGACAGGAACCCATGAATAGCTGTCCTGTGATTATCCGCGTGTATTTGGCACCCGTGTACCACGCGCAGTGTGCTAGGAGGGCTTCTGCGAGTAGCCATTGTTAATAAAGTTGTGATGTGCGTTGTAATTTGTGGGTTGTAGTGCCATCTTGTGGACGTGCGTGGTAGGGTAGGAAAACTGTTAAGTGGCGCGGAAGGATGACGTGGCTTAATTCCGGGTGCGTCTCCAGGTTACCATGCCCACTCTGGCACCGGGCCCGGACACTTGGCAGCGAACGTAGCGGATGTTGGATGTCTAAGGGCTAACCGGGTTTTGGGAGGCGGCGCCTGGGCTCCGGAGCGACACTATCGCTCGTAGTGGCAGCACATGCACGGCATGTGATCCATAGCGGGTTTCGGATTGGGCCCAATATAAAAAGTGCCTGGCCCTGTCTGAATATAGGCACGGAGGGATTAGACAGCCCTAGTCATGGCTGGGCGAAGGAGCCTTAACTGGGTTACGAGGTTTATTGTGGATGCCCTGGATTCTGGGAAATATGATAGAGTTTTCTGGTTAAACAAGGAGGAAGGAACGTTTGTAGCCCCCTGTACTGGACAACCCCAGTTACCGGAGTCGTGTTTGCAATTTTTTAACGATTTTAGAGAACTTTGCATCTCTCAGGATCTAAGCGCGTACGTGGACGACAATGCGGTTATTTCATTCAGTCGTGTATGTACCACCGTGCGTCGCATTCGCCGCGCGCGGACAAATAAAACTATTTTCATCGATGGCGTGTTCTGTCGCGCGTGGCAGTTGCTTGGCACGTTGGTTAGGAATTGTTGGTGGTGTAGGTACACCAGAGCTCACGCGCACAGTGCGGCGTCGCTGCTTGAGATTTTATTTCAGCATGAACACAGCGGACGACGTAAGCGAAGGTAAGTTATGATTGATCGGGCTTGTCTGGAGGAGTGGTTGGTGCGTTTCTAACGATGTATTTTTGCAGACGCGGAAAGCGCCGTTCATCCGCCGAAGCCGCAGGCGCAGGTGGCGAGGCGGGTGGCGAGGCAGTCGTCGAGGTCGGTGCCACCCGTGGCGATGACAAGTCGAGCGATTCATCTGGAGACGAAGGTCCATCCTCCGGGAGACAACATCCCGTATGTGACGAGCAGCAGCTTCAGCTGGAAATTTACGATCCGGACGAGGGAACCTCGACCGGAACCGGCGGACAGATTGTAGGCATTGCCGCGTATTCTGGAGCTGCCGCGGGAGGCACAGATACGGGCGCCCCGGCAGGAGCAGCTGTATCCTGTCCACCGGAATGCGATACGAGCGAATCTCAGTCTGGGGACGTCACACAAGAGCCTTGTGTGGCGATCTCCACATTAGATACAGCCTACATTATGCAGGAGGTTGGGCGAGATGTCTGGTGGCTTATGCACTCTTCAGGTGACGATCCATTCGATTTTCTTGAAAGTGTGCCACTTGCCGACACCGAAACATCTGCACCGGTCGCCGACGCCGAAACATCTGCACCAGTCGCCGACACGACGCCTCCCTCGGAGATGCAGGAAGGATATGTCCCCCAGGCCACAGAGCGTACGTCGCCCGGCGCCTCTGATAGCTCGCCGGATGATGAGACCGAACCGCCAACATCTAGATCTCGGAAGGGTAGATCGTCTGAAGGCCAGCGGTCCCAAAAGCGGGCTTCTGACCCACGCGGATCTCCATTTATAGATCCTACAAAGCCTATGAGAACCGAGCTTGTTCCTCGACGTAGACAACGTCACCGAGTCCTCAGAGCAACGTACTATCGTGTTGAGAAAACACCACGCATGATCTTTCAGCCTGTAGTCCTTCAGGCATATTACTATGGGGAGTTGGTGGTATCTACCGTAATATCCCGGGACTGCGTGGTCGTCTGCTCTCAAGGAGGGCCTGAGGTGGACGTTAGTCACGCATGTCTTCACACGCGTGGAGGTCTACGATTCATGCTGCCTGTCCCATCCGAGAACTGTCGGGGTTCACTGATGCATTTACTGGCCGTTTTACGTGGATTTGCGGCGGGAATTGTGGTTGTGCCTACCACAACAGCCATTTACATTAAGAATCTCTGCGGTTCTCCGCTCCACTACTATGGAAACTACCCTTGGTACAAAAACAAACTGGTTCGCGGCTTTATCCCCAAAGCTGTTATCCAGATGTGGGATATGGATGTGTACCTCGAAGGTGATGACATACGTGATGTGAAGGTGTACGTGGGAGACAAACCCGAGGATCCGGCACAGTTTGACCTTGTCCCACTCACCATAAGGCTCTGCCTCACGTCCGTTGACCCATGCGATACAGGTATGCCTGGCCCGTAACCGCTGCCGACTGCGGTTGTGGTACGGGAAAGCCCCCATCTGACTGACTCTCTGGGCCGCGAGTGAAAGTAATCATCGGCTTGTGGTTTGCCACTGGGGTGGTTACATTGTCGTATAACGCCCGGCAAAATAAATCGTTCACATGTACGTCGTGTCACGTCCATGGAGCGGAAGTGGGCGGCCCCGGCACCACACATGCCTCAGGAGGCTTCGCTGTTCAGGACAGGGTTGTGTGTGGTGGGAACAGCAAATAAAAATTTGCCTAACGGGGCGGCGGGACTAGTGGCACGAATATAACTCGCACCTTTTTAATGGTCCGCGTTTACTACTCATACATTGGTGGTCCGCGGTGTAGTACAATGCCTAAGGCCGGCAGTTACGAGTGGGTAACGGGTTGGCTGATAGATGCGTTAGAAAATGAGAAGTTTCCACATTTTCGGTGGTTTGACAGGGACAAGCTCATTTTCTCTATACCAGCGCCATCGGCGTTGGGCGATGAAATTCCCGGTGACTGGTTCGCTGTCTACGATGCATTTAATAGAAAATGCGACGACATGTACGGTCCGTCACCGTCCACCGGGCAAGCCGTCAATGCCCGATTATCAAAGCTTTTGCGATCCTCCAGGCGAGGCATGCTTAGAGGGGATTTACTTTATCAGGACGATTCCGGTCGGACCTTAATGGTCTGGCAGCTATTTCCTGCTACCTTTAGGGAGTGTAAGTATTGCTGCGGGGCGTCAAACGGTCCTGAAAAACTTGCCCGCTTTTCTAAGTTAGTACTGTCTCCCAGCTCGTTTCCGGAGCCACGATGCGCGAGAAGGTAAGTGCCACCCTGGAGGGAGGTCTGTGAGGGAATGATTAGTTGTACACTTATCTTTAATCCTATCTAGAGGGGCAAGCATCGACGACGATACGGACGACGACGCGTCTAGCGCGTGGGCGCGAGGGGACCCGAACCCTTGTCCTACCAAGTCCAGAGTCGTCCAGCAGCACGACCCCAGAGGAGAAGCAGTCCCAGGACAGTTAATTATACCCACATCTTCGGGAGGAGGTGATGTTTCTCCAATACAGGCCGGTCCTTCCTGGGCGTCTCAGGACCAGCCACCTGGCACGGGATCTTCTACGGCGGTATCTAGTCCCGAAGCCCCTCCATCCTCTTCTTTCTCTTGGAATCCTCGCACCGAGGCGCCTGATGTCGCGGCATCGTCAACGTGGACTCCATGGAGCCACGGAACATTGGCAGCCTCGAGTGCATCTCCCGGCCCTCTTGGTGTATCGAGTCAGGTAAGTGAGGAGTCGTCTCTGTCATCCCTCGGATTTGGAGAACAATTATGGGACCCTTCATTCGGAAGTTGGATGGATCTATCTGTATGGAACGTAGAAGACATCTTCGGGGAATCACGAAGCTCCCCGGAACAGACGAGCGGACGTTATACCGTTCCTCCACAAGCGCGCGATGTTTCGCAGGAAGCACAGCCGTTGCTCGGTATAGAACGTTCTGGGGATGAACAGCAGGTACCGGGATTGTCTTTACCGGAGACGCAAAGCGTTAGCTCTCTGAGCCAAGCATTATCTTCGGACGATGACCCAGGTCAAGATCTAGTCTCGTGGGCCCAGGGTCTGACTCCCCTGCCGCTACCACCTCTTGATGACGAACCTGGACCGAGCTGGTGGGTGCCACCTGTTGGTCCTCGGACAGACGTTCCCGGGCCTACCAGTGGCCCACTAGAAAATTTGGCAGGTGATCCAGCGTCCGTTATCGTATCCGGTAGTGAGGCAGGCGGGCGGCCCGTAACCCCGGCCCCAATAAGTAGCCAGCCAGGTCGAGGGTCCGGAAGCTCGGCGACTGCCCAGGGCTTCGCCGGTTCCGTTAGTCAGTTCAGCGAGTGGTCCGCTGGGTATGCACAAGGACCATTGTCCGGTCACGCGACGTCTACACGCGGACACGGACCTTTCGAGGGCTCGTCCGGCACCTCCGCTTTTGCGACTGGATATGTGCCTGTAGGAGGGCGATTGGAAAGCAGTTCACGGAGCTCCTCGCTCGACAGCGAACAGGCTAGTACCAGCACAGGAATCTCACGCAGCGTGTCGCAGAGGTCTCGATCGCGGTCACCTCTAGAGACTTCTACGTCCACTGCTGGAAAGCACTCTAGCGTCAGAGGAGTCCCCAAAAAATTTTTTAAGCAACCCCAACAAACGTTGGTGCCGTTTGTAGTAGAGACGTATGCCTTTGGGGATCACCTCCACACAGTTAAGCGTGAAATTGGGGAGGCCCTTCTCTGCAGTTCACCTACCCAGCAACGTATTGGCCATCTATGTATGACGTTTGTCCCAGAACTGTTCAGGTTGCCAGAGATGATGGTAGATGACCCGGAGCAAAATGGGCTTTTGGCAGCAATCTTACAAGAACTAGGCGTGGGCTTTCCGGTGATTTGCACGACTTCCGGTATATATTCGAGGAATTCCACCAGTGTGCCCGCATGGTGCCACGGTAACCCTAGCGAGCGTTTCCACGGCGTGATAAGAAAATTCAGCACACGTATTGCACAACAGATTTTCAGCACCTCTAGATACACGGAGGCGATGGGGAAATATCCACACCCTCTCTGTAAGGAGGAGCCAATTCATTGCGGAACGATTTATTTTGGCTCTAAGCCGACTTCTGAGACGGTGATTGACAACGTGCCCCTGACGATTAAGATATATTTGGCTTTTGTAAAGGAGATCATGGATTCAGGTGATACGGAGTAAAATGGCATAACGTATCGGGTAGGGGATTATATGCCAAGCATTACGTATTCCCCTTACAATAAACATTTCGGTATTTGCACGGCTAGTGTCTTGTAATCGCTTTTTATTGAGCGCTCCCTAGTGGCCGTAACGTAAAATAAGCATGATGGGGGGTGCCGCACGGGGATCCCGTACACGTCGGTCCAACCCACGGTAAAGTTTCGCATCTGCATGTACCGGACGGAAGCTGGAGGTTTGGGTAGTGCTGGGCGGAGTTACCTAACACGTAGCCCCGATACACGAGCCTACTTGGTGGCTAAGTTACCAACAGGTCCCTGGCGGTGAAATAACATATGGGGGGTTTTCATGTAACAATATACTCTGGGCCACAGTGGAGCGGCCCGGCAAGACATATTTGTTTACATAAGTCGCTGTGATACGGAGCCCGGTTGCCATGGTCGCATAGCAACACACTTACATAATTAAACGACGCGCAACCGGTTCCAGGCATTCGCGGGCGGTGGTACGCGTCCGAATCCGACATATATAACCTGGGACCCCGGAACCCGGAGGTTAGACGTAACCCACGACTGAACTGGTAACGCAGGAGTGCCTCTTCGGTCGGGATGGCTTTTCCTTATTTTACGCGCGGGATGGATCCAGGTAACTCCGAAGAGACTCTAGGCATCGGGACGTCTATGATGGGCGAGACGGCATATCCATCTGCTGTTCAAGGGGATCCAGGTACAGACGCCACACAGCTAGACGTGTCGGAGATACCTGTAGGTGGGATCCTCAGCAGCGAAGACCTTGCTAAAATGCCGCTCAGCGACTGGATAGTCCACCATGTAAACAGTGGCAAGTATCCTGGAGTCATGTGGGACGACGATGCACACACGCGATTTCGTATTCCCGCTACCCCGTATACGAGTCCCCAGTTTCGATATCAGTTTGAGGGAGAATTGGGAGTTGTCTATCTTCGCGAAAGAGGCCTGACGACTACAAGTTCTCCGGGTACCACTAAAGGACGTCGCCGTTTACTCTCCGCCCTGAGGCGCACTAGAGGTCTGCACGAAGTTGGCCGCGGAAAAGATCCCCGCGATGGACACCAGTATGTGATCTTCCGCGTTCGGCGCCCCGAGGAGTTGAACTGCAGCATATGTGCGGTGGTATACGGGGCCCAGGATGACTGGGAACACATGCAGAGGTTTATAATGGATATCTATTCGGACAAGACCCGGTCTCAGGTAGTCTCCGCCGGCAATCCTCAAACTCTAGCTCCATGGCAACTCATGCATGTACGGATTTTTTACGGACAGCGTCAGGTGGCAGAACATCTGACGGAACATCCGCCTGGGGCCAGAATTTCCGCACCCCCATCAGCTCCATTGGCATGCCTTATGGATCACGTATGTCCACGGGGTTCGGCTGGACAGATCTTTTTCCCGAAGCCGGAACAATCGTGCTGCGCCGTGGAACACCGAGCCATACTACGAACGCTGGCGGCCTCGGTGAAGGGGCTTTGTTTTACGGCATCGGATCGGGGCATCTGTGTTGTCTGCCACAATGACGGGCAAGTATTTTTTAGGGGCAACACCCTCCCTGCGGATTCTACACCAATTCCACTACCATTGGGCAAACCCGTCAAGATATACGACCCAGACGTCTACTTTATGCAGCTGGCAATGACCCCACCACACACTACCGCCACGTCACATCTACACCTTCCATACGTGACGTTGTACCTTTTGCCAGTCTCTCTAGACGAGCCCACCATGGGACGTCCCAAAAAATACCCACCAAACAAACCATGGGCCAAGGCAGCCATAACATTGCAAATAATGCCAAGACCACTCTGGCAAGGGTTCGTCGATGCCGGTTTAGAAGCCACCACAGCGATCGATAGCGCCACCTCGATGTCCGGCTGTGTTCCGGTATCTGCAGACTGTGGCGCAAGTGGGGTCGACGCGCGTCCAAGCGGGGGAGGTGTGGACCAGGGGGAAGGTAGCAGTGATGCTTTCCCATAGAGGAGGTAAGCCACATTGGACTACTTATTACGTAATTTTTGCGAGTGTGCAGGTTATTACATAATAAACAATAAATCTTTCATGTTATTATACTGTGTACGTTTTTAAAGGTAAGGTATGTTGAGTGCATGGGCGCCATCGTGTGGCCGTCTGCAAGTACAACCAGTATATTATACAAGCACAGGCGCTGGCATGACGTCACATGTAAGCGCCGATGTGCTTGAACCTGCAGTAGGTATTTACATGGGTTTGTGGGTCCCAGATATAAATTATGACGCCAGAAAAATTAATTCGGCGGATGGAATGAACTTGCGCGTTTGAGGCTAGAACAAATGGAAATGATATCCGGACTGCCGTTTCTTGGCGTACATTGTTTTATTGAGATACATGGGCGACCTCATCTTACGACACCGGATAAAAGAACAACCCTTTGGTAAATGCGGGCGAACCTACCGCGGCACGCGTGGCCGCCGAGCACTCGCTGTTGCGACACAGGCTGTGATGTTCTACCACCATCACATTAAGTAACCCCATAACATCGCCCGGCTTATACCCGGCTAGAAACGTCTGAAAGAGTCTCTGGGCTTTCAATGTTATGTTCTTGCGTAATTGCAATCCTGGTACAGTCATTACAAAGGCCAAGAGCATACCGCATCTAAAGTTCACTCTGACTTCCCCCAGCAGATTACAGGCCTCCGTCAGACGATTTCCCATGGCCACTAAATAGGATAGCTGTTTTACCACTGCCAACTCCCCGTGTTTATCCAACAAACACGGGAGGTGAAGCTGTCGCAGCTTTCCAATAAACGCCGTGCATGCAAAAACGGCAGTATCCAGAATAATGTCTATATTTTTGCCATCAAAGCTACCTCCCTGGCGTGTTGCCGTCTGAGCCCACAGCAGCTGCTCTTCCACAAAGGCGGCCAGAACCTGTAACCCACCTGTCGCCATAGTTTCTCTGCGTGTCGCCACCCAGTAAGGCTGATTGTGGCGTCCCGTAACAAACATCATCAAGGGTTTGTATATTTCATTGATTGTTTTTGCACTAACCTTCTTATTGATCAGCTCATCATTTTGCCCACCCGCTTTAACTATAGAAGTTAAAATTTTGTCTGTGTATACCTCTGGGAAGTATGGAGGGGGGGCCGGGGTAAACACCCTAAAACAGGGACCGTGGTGACGGGGGATGATGGCGTCCTCGAGGCGCTGTCCGTCGACGCCGGTCAGCATGCTGGGTGGCAACCGGAGTTTTTTTATGGCTTCAGACACACCCTGATGAACGTCGGTCCGCAGACGATGATGTCGACCCGACGTCCCTTGACGGTCGGGCCCGGATCGACGATACACGACCCGGTCTCGACCTCGCGGTGATCTTAGCCACGATTGACGGCCGCGAGGTTTACGATTATCGCGCGTCGTCTTGCCGCGTCGCCCGAGCGTTTGAGATGGTTGAGTCTCTTTGCAGACCTTGCGTCTCTTACTGTACCTGTCGACTGGGGGCGTGACGCTGCCTCGATCAAGGGGAGATCGAAAGGTGATTTCACTGCGGGGCCTAGATCGGGACCTAGGCCTTTTTGGTATCTTTACCATAGAAGATATGTCGATCTTTGGCCCGGCGTGATCCGATGACGCGGGGGCATCGATGGCCACGAGCGGCGTTGCCTGTTCAGACTGGACGGGCTCGTCGGTGACGGATTCGGTATCGTCCCTCGAGTTGTCGAAATCAGATGATGAGAGAGAGTCTGCATGAGTGCATGTGAACAAATATGAGTATATACCGCGTTGATTTAGTTCAGGCTAATAGCCTGACCCAAAGCAAATGCCAACATTTACTCACCCTCGAGCAAGCACTTCATGATCTCCATATCTACCATGGCTTGCACCATGGTGCAATTTTATGGTGGACTGAACGAGGTGGGGCGCGGCTATTCAACATCTCTATCTAGCTGGCATACCCTCTATTATACCGGGATTATGTGGCCATGCCCACCGGTACTGTAAATGAAAAGTGGGCCGTGGGAACGTTGCTGTTACACTTATTGGCAAAGCACTGACTCATTAGCGTCACGATCACCTCGGTCTCTTTAATGGCGTGGAGGACGAGAAATATCCTGACGCCTTTAGACCTGTTTTTGTGGTTATGATTGATGCACAGGAAGTTTCCACCCCGTCTGGGTTTAAGCTGAATAAGATTATCGCCGCCTACGACAAATGTTACGCCAGAAAATTGGCTGATGCGGTCCTCCGGAAAAAATTTTGATATCACCTCCATGGCCCTGCCCCATACAGAGAATTCCAGCCAATGCTCCAAAGATCCATCCAAAAGGTGCGGGAGCCGCTTAATTATGCGCGGAATCGTGGTGGGAAGGTAGCTGGCCGTCTTGTGCTCCAAGAAGTTCTGGTTAATGTCCCGAACACGGTACACTAAGTGTCCGTTTTGGCCTGCCCCGGTCCCCGGGGCGTGGTGTAGAAGTTTACTAAGGGTAAATGCCTCTCGCATGTAGCGCCAGCGACCGGTAGGTTCTGGGTGACAGACCACCAGTCTGAGCTGACGTGTAAGTTCACCGACCAAACCCACCTTATAGCAGTGCGGCAGACGGATGCTTCGCCCGCGGTGGTATATGCCGGTGTCGAACGGGCCACGGTTGTGGTGAATAGCCGGATATTTTCTTACCAGCTCTGCGTCTAGTTTCACAACACGATTTAGAATGTCTGTTAGTGCTATCATGGGTTCGCTGCCCACAACGGCGACCCTATCGGGAAAGGGGGAAATTATACGTAACCCAAGTTTTGGATGGCACCTACAGAATGGCACGTCTCCGACGGATTCAGTGTACCAATCATCCGGGGGACACGCCGACTTAAAAAAGTACACGGGGTGCTTGTGCGGGTCTAGGGGACCGAGTATTTGCAGGATCTCGAGAATGGCGCAACGCAGAGCCAGACAGAGGTCTCGAATGTCCGCAAACGTGCGCGTGGGTTCTGTCACGGGCAGGTCAAAATCTAAGACCCATCTGTACACCGGCAGCCGCGGGTTGAAATATTCGTGGCGCGAGAGGAGCAGCTGCTGTTTCAAAGTGGGGCACGATACGCTCGCCTCATAGTAATATATTCTACGGGTAAGATCTTCATCTGTCAGGGTACGCCATGCGTTTTCGGGTGGATGTATTACGGTGCGGGTCCAATGATGTTCGAGATCGTCTTCACCCATCATGACAAAAAACTGCCTAGATAAAAATTCACACCGGTACACGGGGAGTGCCATATTGCTGGACAGTAGGCCTTCTTTGCACTGACCGCCTTCGGAACCGGCTATGGCGGCCATGTCAAGCAATCCGCCAAATTCCTCCTGTAGGTATAACTGAGGCACATGGCCATTCACGGCGGCAATAAGACTACTAACGTCCTGTGACTGGCCACACCAATACCTGCCATTTTCACCGCGTAGAACCTGGGTTTCGTAGCCAGGTGGCAGAAGTGTGTTGAACGTGTTGACTTCTATGTAGTTTGAGAGATATGATGCTCGATCATAGTATGCCTGGACCTGAGTCCGAAATTCCCCTTCGAGGGATTGACACAACATGGGCGCCGTGGACATAGTTGATAATTCGGACGGAGCAGAGCGATGGCAGTATTTCATAAAAGCCCGGGCGTTTAAACACTGAAAAAATGCCAGATACACAAAATGTACCAGATCTTGATTGGACAATAAAAGTCCTCTACGGATCTCGTTAATTGTATTGTCAACGGCGTCCATTTCTAGTGTATCACGTGCAAGTTTTTTCCTTGCGTAGATTGAGAATTCCCACACCTGGCTCCGAAACCTGGAGCTGTCAAACAGGCGCCCCAATTCTTCGTAGCTGTTAATAGATGCCAGGGTCTGACCGCAATTGGAAGAAAACAGCCGGGCCAGATGCCCGAGAGTCTCTGCGGTGCATACCTCCTCTTGGAAGTAATAAAACGATGCGGCCAAAACAAACGGCGCCTCCTGGTGGCCAAATGCGGATATCATCCAATACGGCGACGGTGTCACTTTAAACAGTTTTCGCAGGGCACTTACGAATTTGGCACGTACCCAAAACACCCTGCTCTGAAACGAACCTTCGTTACCCGCGTCGCGATTCTTAGCTCCGCCTAAAAGCTCAAGCATAGGCTCGAAGAGATTGTGAGTACATTCAGGGATCAACATACTCTCGACTTCGTGCGCGGAGAGCGCGCGACCGCCGAGAAACGGCAACAGGTTGCAGGGCTCTAGCTGCAGAACTAGAACTGGCCGACATCTGGGCCCGCTGCCAGGTCGCTTGACGGGTAGACAAAGCCCGACGGTCATTCGCCGAGTATTTATTGTGGCTGTCAAACAGTCGTGCAGGACTGAGGAGAACCAAACGCTCCCAGGAGTCCCTGTTAGCACGTCTGTAATTGCCTCGGCCGTGTCTCCACTGGTTGAAAATATAACTCGAACATCGGTAGTGTTTTGCAAAAATGCCATCACCCTGGTCTTCGTGGTCTTGTTGCGGAATCCTACCGTTTGGAAGACCCGTGTACCCCTACGAACCCCTGGATGACCCTCTGGAAGGCTGCCCCGAGCGCTGGCGACTTGAAATAGATCGCGGCCTGCCGTCTGGTGTGACACTAGGAGATATCGTGCAGGCAAACGTAGGCGCCGCTGCGTTACACCAAACGTACCTGCTGGCCGTGCAGTCCAACAGGATTTCAGAATATCTGAAGCGATTCGACGTCTCCAAAGTTCCCACGGGATGCCAGGAGACCGTCCGGACCCAGGTAAAAAAATTACAGTCTATTCAGAACGTGGTCTGGAATACTATGCTAGCCCTGGCCGTGGGCGAAATAACTGTTGACGATAGCGCGTTACAGTCCCTGCTTAGTAAACGAGCCGGCGAATGCGTGTCACTCATGGAACTGGAGAAGTTAGCAACTGCAATGGCCGCCGACGATTCGGTGTTATGGGCCACCGAGATCAGCCACACCTTCTCAGAACCCACATCCGCCGCACCTCCCACGACCATCATCGCGGAACCGCCGGCTCGTGGGCAGACGGCGTTAATTTCTGATAACCTCCCAGTGGACGCCCTTGCGCCATTGCCACCCGTGGTTTCAGAAAGTACCAAACAAGATACTGTTTTGCTTTGAACGTATTTATTGAAAAAAATAAAGCTATTACAGTTATCTGAGAGTGTGCTAACTTATTTGGGATTACCCAGACTGTTCATTTGACTCCCTCCCCTCATCGCATCCCAGGCCAGATGATCCTAATCCCTTTTCCCCACGCACAAACGGGTTTGTCTCCTCGATACGCGGAGTGTTTATCAACCCGCTTTCTTCATCGTTTTGTTTTAGGTCAGTAGGACCTTCCTCGTAAAACATAACGTTTGCGGGCCTGAAGCAGATTCCTGGGGCTAATTTTATGTGTCGGAGAAACTTCTTCCATCCCTGAAGTAGCTGTTTTTTCTCAATGAACACAATTTGGCAGATTCGATCTCCTGGCCGAATGACCCAGGAGTCCCCTGAGTAATTGTAGAATTTCAGCCGTAGGCCATCCTGTTTCCAGCGGCTGATGTCCATGACCAGACCGCGGCACGCCAAACCAGATCTGCCCAGGGCTACGGGAATGTGCGAGGTCGGAATCTCCGGTGCGCTGGCCCCGAGGCGGAGTTCAAAGGGTATCCGAACTGTCGGGGGGATGTAGAGGTGATGGGTTGCAGATACGTCAAATCCCGCATCTAAGAAGTATCGGGGTTGGTGGAGGAACGGCAGAGGGGGAAGATCTGGGACGGTATAGTTGAGTGCCGAGAGATACACGGTGAGTTCACCCTTGTACAGCGTCACTGGAAACTCCTCTTTGTTAACGAGGATCGCCTTGAGCTCTCCTTGAAATCCACCGTCAATAAGACCGACGTGGCCGCGGATGGTGTTTTCCGTCTCGACGGTTAACAGAAATGCGCACGAAGGTACCCGGGTGAGATGGAGTCCAAGGGGGACAATTAAAGGCTGACAGGCGCGAACAACGAGCGGGAACTGGTTAACTAGCTTAAGTCTACATGTTCCAGGCAGCGAGGCCAAGCTAAATCTGGAACTCTCCAGTACGTACTCCACCTTGGGACCCCAGGCAGCCATGGGATCCATGATTGGGTGTATATAAGGGTTCGTTCGTTTCTCTCAGTGGCAAACCTCTAGGAGATCGTTCGAATGATCATGAACGTTCTGGGCAACCCGGTGTTTTTATGCCTCGTCCTGGCTCTAGGTTGTGGGGCGGGGACGACTACGGTGACGAGTACCGAGACAGTCACATCGACGCATGTTGTCTCCACCTCTGCGGTTACGCCTTCGCCCGTTAGTCCTCCTGGATTTTATGACTCTGACTGCACAGCTGATGCGTTCAGCCCCACCCTGACTAGCTTTTCTAGCATCTGGGCCCTGGTCAATGTACTCATTGTGCTCATCGCTACCTTTTTTTACTTGGTTTACCTGTGCTTTTTTAAGTTTGTGGATGAGGTGGTGCGCAGGTAAAAGCCTCGCCAAAATCGTCACCTGGTAGCGGATTGGTCCACCCAGTATTTAAAGTAGGAACGAGCCGTTGCTTTTTACCGACTTCAGTGTGCAGCCATGGCATCGTCCCGGAGCAAAGTTAAGCCTGACGCAACCATGGAAGAGCTAACAGCCCAGATCACAAAACTGTCTATGGAAAACAAGCAGCTCCGCAAAGCGTTGGGGGCAGCGTCTGACCCGGCAGACCGTCCCGTGTCATCTATGGAAAAAGAGGCGCGCCTGGTCGCGGCAGTCTCGGCCCTGAGTGCAGCGGCTTCTAAAAAAATAGAATCTCGCGTCAGGGCGTGTATTGAAAAGTGCGTTACGGTATCCCAGTTGGAAAACGCCCTTTCTAATCTACACATGCGGATTGACCTTTCTCTCTCGGAGACCGGCGCATCACCGCCCCAAGCACCCGCTGTAAGTGCCGGCAATCGACGGCGACGTGCGGCGTCTCGAAGTCGGCGCGACGACGACTAGGGGACCCCCCTTTTTCACCTACCACTCCGTACCGAGTGTTCAAACAAGACAATATGAGAGATAAATAAACGTTTATTTTTACAAGATTACATTACTGCGTATGGTTTTTGTCGAAAACACGGGAGAGCTAGGTATGTAACGAGGGCGAGCCCCAGCAGAAGCCCAACAATCCACACTAAGTAGACTGGCGATAACGCCCCACCCATTGAGGGCGATCGCCCCCCCGGTGGCCAACCATGGGGTCCACAGTTTTTAGCACCGGGGCGACAGCTGGTCGCGTCGGTGTGGTGCGGGATATGAAGGTCACGATTCGCTGGAGGTACGTCTGGGTTCTTGGCGAGGAGCGGGCGGACGGGTCGCGCGGAGGCACGATGAACGGACGTCGTGTGCGTTTTGATACCATGTTTCTGTAGAAATGGCGCCGCGGTTGTACCCACGGAAGACCCTGTAAGGCAGAAAATATACATTAGTTGGAGTAGTTTGTGACCACGCAGCGCTAGCACTGGAATAATACGATTAGTTACACCTCGAGTGGAGGTCAAAATGCGCGAAGTCACTGGACGCAAAGACGTGGACGCTTCGGTTTCGGAATCTCCAGATCCAGATCCCGACCCGTCATCGCCAGACCCTGACCCGTCATCCGTGGTCGAGGTCCATGTACTAACATTGCTTGTTGGCGTAAACGTTTGTGTAGACGTGACAGACCCATTGCTCGTAAATGTTTGTGTAGACGTGCCAGACCCATTGCTCGTCACGCTTCTCCTGAACCGGGTTGAGGACAACGAGGCGTTCAGCCTCTCAAGACACTGATCGCGCATGGTTTTTTGATAGACCGCGCTGTTGGAACCGTCTTGCCAATAACCCAGGTGAGACGTGAACGCGGTAGGACAGGTTCCTATGCCAACGCCCGCCTGATACGACGTTGCGATCATAAAAATTAGACCACGGCATTGCCAGACGGTTGAGGGTGGACCCATACTTAATCCCATGGATTAAACTGGATTATCAAACAGGGGTTTAATATTGCGGCGGGGCTCCAGAACCGCACTGTTTGTGCACTTACTGTATTAGCACGCATTCTGTGCGCCTAATTCGTGGGGGGCGTTGGTGGTTCGGGGCAGGCTCCGTTCTGACACAGACGCATCAGCATCTCCCGCAAAAAACTGGTTTGCTCTCGGCACGCCTCCAGCCTGGCTGCAAGTATGCACATCTGAACATCTTTCTCCTCCAATGCCTGCGTATTACACAAGGGGGCACCAGTTAGCGTTTTCCCGTCTATTAATACAAACCCGGTAGGCCACGGGATGCGCATAGTACCTGCTGCAGCTGTCTCAGGTGAACCTTGGCCGAAGTTCTCGTGTGCCTGCCTGGCTTCTGATGCGATAGTTGGGGTCGCTCTCCGGCATCTGCCTAATTAAAATTGGTACACTAGAGTGTTTACGTGCTCGTCGGTTCCAAGACAGACCCAACCCGCCGTTCGTTCCGCGTCTCTACCTTGGGGGTGGGTGCTCCCGTGCGCTTGGAACCGACAACAGTTTCATAAAAATAGTCGTCATCCTCCCGCGGGAGCGGCCGTCGCCTGGAACGCCTGCTAGGTCCGTGTGCTCCTTGCGACCCGGCAGACCTGTCAGTAACCCTCTGATAGCCCGCCACGCCCCCATCAGGATTTGACCCGCTCGCCCGATGAGAACTCAAGTTGCTGGATGCGTCTCCGCGGCCGGTAGGTCGCGTTAAGTCCAAGACGGCATCACACACGGGAACAGCCGGGGTCTCCAGCTCAGCATACGGGGCTAACGCCAAGGTCCGCCACTGGGTTGAAACCTCCTGGCTGTCAGCCCCGTCAGAAAAAAAAGACTGTGCGTTCTGACTGAACTCGCTGTCTGCCGAGGCCATACCTCCGTCATGGGCGGCTCCTTGCGGGGAGCCGCGTTTATCGTTATCTTCCATAGCACAACACTCAAAGCTGTCCGCAACCGTAAAGTGTTCTCGGTAGCCTTAATCTGTAAATTTATAAGCCTCCCACGCCCTTGGGTAAAAGCGGTCACAAAGGATGCACGGCTGGGAAAATAGTTATTATAGTCCGATACTTGTTGGTCAAGTTGACATTTATTTCTCTGTCTAAAAATACTCTCCGCGTCAGCTGCCGACGGGCGGAGTCTGCGGGTGGACGACGCGCCCGGAAGCTAATCTAGGAAGTAGTTGCGCCACTGAAGCAACTGAGCGAGGGCGCTGTTGTCTTGATCACCGCCTGGGGGCGGCTCGGCGGACACTGGCTGTAGTGTCGTCAGGCGTTCGCTTGATGGCGCCCCCGTCCCGTCCGATCCCCTGGACGCGCACGGCTCCGGCGTCGGTGATCGCACCGGCGGGGGTTCGTCTAGTTGATACAAGCCCTGCAGAATTGTAGATAGGAGCTCGTCATCCGCAGGCAAGGACGGGGATCCGGCATCCCATGTTTCTTCGCCGGTAGCATCCAGTAGGTTAAACAGGGTTTGTTCGCTCACGTCAGGAGGAGATGCATCCTCTCCGGAGGGGGTAGTGGCGGTGTATCCGGCGGCGCTCGTCGTAGGTACCTCGGCATCTAACCTTCCAGGAGACGTAGCTTGAACAGGAGCGGCGCGCGAACGCTTACTGACGCGCTCGCGAATTTTCTGCTTGCGCTTTGGCGTCAACTGCGCATCGTTGATCCGGACCTCTTCATCACTGGCCTGCCCGCCGTTGCTAACGCGCCCCCCTGTGTCCTCTGATGTCCCTATTGAGCGAAGAAAGGGCTCGGCCGTTAGGGGGACAACGGTGGGGACCTGGGCGACGGGGGCACGCACTTTAGTGTCCGGCATAGGTCCCGTTGGTGTCGCGCACGTGACCTGCAATAATGTAAGGCACGGCGTTGGCTGAAACCGCTGGGCCACGGTTACTGTGTTCGGATCGCTATTGCGGCCGGACGCAAACAGGGGCAAGGGTGTTCCTGAGGTGCCCATCGCCGGAGCGGGCACGAAACATGCGGCAACGGCGGCCGGAGGCAGGATGTTGCTTCCCGCCACCGCGTCGGCATCGTTCACTGGCCCACCATGTACCACGTCCGGCACAACCACCGTCGCACCAACCGAACTCTCCGACGCCCGAAGGGCTGTCGAGGCTGGTTGGGTAGGCTGCCCTCCCGTATTCAGTTCCATCGGGGACTCGCCCGTCGTTTGAGATGCCGCCTGCCATGTGCTCAAAAGGGTGGCGTCGGTTCCCGAAGGATTGAACGGGACGACACTGATGGAATGTGGCAGGCTCGGGTGAGGCCTAGATATGACAAACTGGCTAAGAGGTGGCGCGTTCAGGATTGGTCCAGGTCTGGCCAAGACATCTGATAAGTCCACCATGGTTGATGGCAAGAGACCCGGTTCCATAATAGGCAATATCAAAGACTCAGGGATTATGTTGCTACCCGGGAATCCCAGAGTGGATACTCTCCCGGTGGTCATGGGACGGCGCTTCTCAGCCGAGCCCGTGATGCTGTAAAAATTCTCCGGTGCCGCCTGACCTTTTGCTATAATCTCAAGCGGTGTCATAATTCTAGGAAGATACACGGGCTGAAACACCAGGAGAAACAGCGCTTTCATCTGATCACTGATGAGGCCAGCACCATCGTGGGACTGGTACAGTTTTAACAGCGAATCCGCTGATTGCATGATAGGCTTTCTGTTACAAGCTAGCCGTCGCCAGGCCCCTATGCATTTATTCTTCATTTCTGCGTATATCTCATATAAAATCATACACAGACTTGGAGGCAGTGACACCCCGCTACAGGCGGCTGCGATAAATGTTTTTTCCATGCAGAACAAAAGTCGCTCTGTTAGGATTCGAATGATACCCTGGGCCGCCTCGGCACAGGGCACATTGAAGGTCGCAGCGCACTTGGTCCTCATACGGGTGGAACGAAAGAAACAAAATAGGTTAAACAGATTAATGTCAATAAGCGCGCCAGACAGCGGACCCAACTGGGCGCACTCCTGCATGATGCGAACGCAAGCATCATGCACCACTCGGTTCACGTCACATGGGTCGTATATCTTGGTATACGCCTCACTAATTAGCAGCACGCACTTATACAGTTGTGCCTTCAGCTCGGCAGACAGTCCCACGAAGCTCTCAACGCAAGAACGTCGGAGTCTCTTCCCCTGTGGACGAGATAACAGACGCTGATTAGGATCCATAATGAACCCTCCTCGGCCCCTCAAGGATCACCTTTTCAACCACCTATTCCGATATCACTACCCTGCATGGGACCAAATAATACAAGAACTAGAGACATTATCTGTCACCACACATAACCCGGATTTTTGCCTGCCGGCCTTACATGTCGAGAAGGCTCTGTATCTGGCCAAGACGCTCCAGATATTGGTCCAACACCGATACAGCGAACGCTTTCTCGTGCCAGTAGCTTGCTCAAATCTGACATATTCTCTCAATCGACTGCATAAACTCAGTTGCGATAAGATACGCGGCGTGATTAATGGAATTCTGCCCCTAGTGGATGCCTGCTGTATCGGCATTCAGAACGAGCTCGCGATAGAATTGCCTAAAATCCTAGCCCTCCACTACCCCCACGCCATCCCCACTAACGCCCCGGACCCCGCGGCGAAGTATGTTGCGTGGTGCGTGGCACACATGGTTGGTATATCAAACAGGATAAAGCAGGAGATAAAAGACTGCCTGTGTCCGTCCAGAGGAGACGGCGTTCCGTCTTTCCAGTGGCTCGCCGGTATTGTAAAGAGGGTGTACTTGGTGGAAAATGTAATTTACGAAGATTATCAGGACACTGAATTTAACGTCCAATTCAACCTTTGTCTGCTATGGTCCGCCGTTCTCTACGTCTATCAGAAGTGCATCTACGAACAAAAACTGCTCGATCTCCTGGGAACGGCCCTCAACCTTCTAAAACAGACAGCTAGAGAGTTTTTTGCCTGGTACGATCAAAATGATCCAAATTTGGGGTCCGAGGCCCTGGTGAAGTACACCGAACACCGAATTAGGTCCCTGAACCAGGACTCGTCTGATGTGGAGCTGGGGGAAATATGTTCCCACCTGCACCACTGCAAGCACTCATTGTTTCACTTAGAATAAATGACTATATAATATTTACCTTGTCTTCGGCCTCCATTTCCTGCGTCGGATCGAAACGCTGCCAGCTGGTCACTTTGTAGTGACAGGTTGTCTTTTAAAGGGGAGGTGTCAGAAACCCCTCCTCCGCACTCGGGGGCGTGGTTTACATGTGCCCCGGGGCCTGTTATTTAGCGAGCCAGGTGGAGAGCGAGAGTCAGACCTCGGTATACGAGTGGCGCGCGGAGAAGCCAATGGAGGTAAGTATCCCCGTTCCAGGTCTAGCCGATGAAAAGTGGGATACGTGGGTAGACTTAATACGTGCATTTAGTGAGACGGGTGGAGTGATGGTAGCTCAAAGGAATCTACAAACGTTATTCTCCGGTAGGGGGCACCCTGGGTTTCTTGCCTCTGTGGTCGCTCTGAAACAGACCATGGTTCAACCGAGCAGTCTCGGTTCACAAATTGAGCTAATCCCTACAATCCAGAGCCTACGTTTCGCAGCACAGGAGCTGTATAGGAGGATTAAATGTCAGACGTCTGACGAGTCCCCAGACATTATTTGGGACGACTGCAAAACCAGACTCATCGTAATTCTCGAAGAAGGGTGTGGTTGTGAACGATGCTTGACAGCGACCAACGAGCTGGCCGCGGCCGCCGTGACCGACCGGGCACCTAATTTGACCCCACACGACCGATACAACCCTGCCACCCAAACGCTAAACTACAGCAGAATTCTTGCTATGGTCGGAAAGCAACCTGCGGTATCAGAATTTTCTATTCCAGACTTACTCCACGATGTTAGGCGGTTTGCCTTCCTTGACCGCGAATTACGCGAAGAAGCGAGTCTGGTGGCGTCTTGCCTAAACGTATGTTGGTTGTATAGAATTCTAACATCGTTCCTAGTACATGATGCCCGAGCGTTGGAACGTCTAATCTGTCGGCTATGTGCAGCGTTTGGGTTGCACACGGTCGAGCCGTGGAAAGCCGCCCTGACTTACCTAGCACGGTTTGCAGGTTTTCCAGAGGACAGGCATGTTTTTCGCATAGACCTAGTAGGCATTCAAATCTCGGCGATTGAATGTATAGTATCCAAATGCCACACGGAGGCGCCAGAGAGTCTTAAGAAAACTGTTTTGGCATTTCTGCGGGAGGCGTTCAGTGCCGGAAATTCTTTTGACTTTTCGTCCTTACCGAGCAGCCGGGACACCACTGGTCCCTCGAAGGCGGTTCCCAGTCGCGTGTTACATGATACGGCCACGGCCCCACGGATGCCCCCGACATCTACTAACACAATTCAGGGACTTGAAATTACTTTCGAGGAGGCCGAGGGTGATTCCGAAGTCGAATTTGCGGCCGGCGGTTCAGACCTATCTGATGATTCATGGAGCAGCCCTGACTCAGAACCTTCAGATATTTCGGAAGACTCGGAGAGCGAGGACTACGGATCTGACTCTGAACTGACCGAGTGAATGGAATTTCCAGGGTTTATGCCACACCACATATCCTCGAAAGTGTGACAAACAACTTAAAGCTAGTGACTAACGCTAACTGTACTGACCTGGTTACATAATCTAGATTAAAAATAGACCCGTGGACATCTCTCCGGATAAAGTTTTATCCAATTCCATTTCCCTAAGGCATAGAAACGGACACTCTGTATCTGTGGAACGCAACCGCGCCCAACTAAGTATAGCAGTGCGCACACAAATCGTGGGAATGCAGAACTGTTAAACATCTGGGGTTAGTGTCTCTTCCGCTTCGGGCAAGCACAGTGCCATAACTATATAAGTTATGGCACTGTGCCCAGATGGCGGGTGTAAATTGAGTATCCCTTAGTTTGCGTCTAACTGCTGCTGAAATGTGGACTGAGACCTGCGTTCTTTATCTGGCATCCGCCATCTGGTGTTCATTAGGTGCACACTGCCCCGTGCTTCCCATGCCGTGTTGTGCAATCTATCAGCTTCCAGAACGCAGCATTCCTTCTATTTTTTCAGTGTCCTCAATTCACCTAGTAGACCCGGGACATTGCCAGGGTATATGTGTCGCAAAGCTCCGAAGTAGAAACGGGTCAGTCACTACAGAGACGTGCGTGAACGGGTTTGCAATACGCTCATTTTTGGGAGCTTTATTACGGCGAATCGGCTCGCGCGCAACGCCGGACGAGCTCAGGCTACTCCACCATCTAAGCGTCAGCCTGTCCACCTACTCAGCTACACTAAACGCTTCAACCGCCAACAGCTCCGTACTGGGCGTGCTCGCCGAGAAACAAACAAGGGCCAGGACTCGCATATTTGTCCATGGAAGAGTGGCTAAGAGGAAACGTGTGGGAGCGCCTAAGCGGCGAAAACCCAAGTTATGATGACCGAGAATTGCCGCTAGCCCACACATGGACAGAATTCCTAGACCTCTCTCCGTTCCTGCGGCGTAAACTTCACCTACTTTTGCACCACATCCAGGAACTTAGAAAGACAACCATCATATACCCCCCTTCTGACAAAATTATGTGGTGGTCGTACTGCTGTGACCCGGAAGACATCAAAGTTGTGATCCTTGGACAGGATCCCTATTATTCCGGCCAGGCCACCGGACTGGCATTTAGCGTAGACCGTCAGTGTCAGATACCACCCAGCCTCAGGTGCATCTACAAGGAGCTGGCATCTTCCGTGCCCTCCTTTACTACACCTAGCCACGGGTGTCTAGATGGGTGGGCGCGACAGGGGGTGCTTTTGTTGAACACTATTCTCACGGTAGAGAAGGGAAAAGCTGGGTCTCATGAGAGGCTGGGATGGGACTGGTTTACAAACTATATTATCAGCAGTGTCTCCTCCAGGTTATGCCACTGCGTTTTTCTGCTTTGGGGTAAGCGGGCAATTGATCGTGCCCCCCTCGTTGACGGTCAGAAGCACCTGGTTCTGAAAGCGCAGCACCCTTCGCCCCTGGCCGCGCTCAGCGGCAGGACTTCCAAGATACCGAGGTTTCTCGGATGCAATCACTTTAACATCGCCAATGAGTATTTGACACGGCACGGGCGGGCATCCATTGACTGGAACGTGCACGCCTAGTTAGTACTCAGGGCCGTTTCCTAGAGTTACCCTCTGGCACCATGGCCATGTTTTTGGACGACTCCCCGCCCCCCATGGACGACGACCGACTATTTCCGTACGAGGGCGCACCGCGTCGCGTCCCCCCAAGGAGGTTTATATTTCCTCCCCCACGACCGGTACAACCATACGGCGGCCCTCCCGTCATCGATCTTTCTGCCCCAGACGATGTGTTTGCAGAGGACGACACGTCGCCACCGGCAACGCCACTGGACCTCTTACCATCCCCGGGACCGGCCGATGACAGGGCACTAGGTATAAATGCCCATCACCCTGGCGCAGGAGACTGGATGCCCGCGGCGTTACCCCCTCCTCTCGCTGGAGACAGGGGGCGCCCTCTGGCGTCCACGGTGCGCAGAACAGTTCCAGTTGCCGTTGTTACGGGCCACGTTCGGAGTCCCCTTCGCTCGGAGACCGTAAGTTCTGATAGCTTTCCGGACTGGGAAAGCGAGGGGGAAGGATTTTCTCCCGGCGAGTCTTTCTCTGACGGCGAAACGACAGATACTTTTCTGAGCGAATCGTCAGTCACCCGTGACTCCACCTCGGAAGGGGCCCATTTAGAAATGGACCCGGATGAGGGTCCCAGCTGGCGTCCCTTACGCGCAGAAGTAGTCGCAACCATCGACCTATTGTCGGACTCAGACAGCGAATCGCCAACCGAGGGGACTCACGGACACTCATCGGAAGAGACACTATCGGCCGACGAAGGGCCGTCAACAGCGGTAGCGCAGGTGCGGGAGACGGTAATTAAACGCAAAAGACAAAGCACGGCATCGTCGGCCAGCGAGGCATCGGGGCGACCCAGTCGCCGCCGTCTGTGGTCATCAGGTCATACGTCCATAATCATCATATCGTCAGACAGTGATTCCGAACCCGAACCGACGCAGAGGTCCTCATTCGGCCCCCCGACTGGTCAGGCCGACGCCGCTCAGCGCCTACCGGAGAATTTAGACGATGAAAGTACGTCCGCTACGTCCCTCTCGTCCAGAAGCAGCGACTCATCCTCAGGCGACGGAGATGCGAGTCGTGCGCTTACCTCCACGCCGCCCCTTAGTGGCAACGGGAATTACAACTGGCCCTGGCTTGATTAACCAATAAAGACGAATATGTTTGCAATATAAAAAAGTATTTATTGTGTTTATTTGGGCAACCATCAGTATATGAGGGTGGTTTTGGGGTTACACAGCGCTTGAACAATATATTTTGACGCGGGTGACTGCTCATCGCCCCGCTCCATTAGTTTTAAGGGGTTACTATCCATCACAAGGTACCTGGCGTCCATGGCTCTGGAGATGGCCACATAGACGTGACTTGGACGGATATGCTTGTGGGTCCCAAAAGACACGGCCACTCGACCCAGAGAAACGCCCTGTGCCTTTACTACCGTCATGGCGAGGTTAGAACTGACTCCATAATCCCCCGCAGAACAAACGTGAAACACCTGACCCCCGTCTAGGGTCTCTGAGACTCGCGTCACATTGTTTTCTAAACACGCCACAAACCCCGCAGCGTCCTGAACCACCAGGGACGGCATCTTTTTCCGTAGGTCATCACTCAGACTCTGACATCCACTTCGCCCAAATTTTACAGGCACAAAGGTGTATCCCTGAATTTTATACGGTTCAACATTGGACGCGTAGGCAACAAGTCCAGGTAGGGTAGGCGAAGTGGATACAAAATCGACACCGTCACGCACTACAATGTTAACGGTAAATGTGGAGAATTCAGCTACAGCTACGTCGGGTCCAAAATGCTTAATGGCGATAGTCAAGCGATCGGAGAAAAGCGCTTTGGCTGCGGCATAGTAGGTAACCAGGGTCGGTAGGGAAGCATTCGAGACGGTAGGCGGAGGCGCGGCAAAAAGATAAAACGTATCTGTCATCACAGAGTTGTCCTCCGTCTCTTCAGTGATCCCACAAGCCGCGTCGGCCAGAATCTCCTTGGGAATAGGTAACATTTTTAATTCGGCCAGATACGCTTCACAGGAACGCTCACGACCATAAACATAAAACGAATACATAGCATTATAGAGGAGGGTACTCAAAAAGTAATATACATAACCAGGGTTATCGTGAGAATGACTATCTATGAACACCTCCCCGTCGAGGACCTTTTTGAAATCTTGGTAAGAACCATGATACCCACATATACATTTTTTTGTCTTCCCGTTAAGGGACGCGTAGCTGTGCTTCACAAACTTGGAAGCAAATGTAATCTGTGTGGATCCCTCGGTGACCTCAGTTCCCACTATCTCCATGTCCTGGTCTACAAACTGTGAATAATTACTCAGTCTAAAGAGATTTTTTGACACCCATTCCAGAGGAGTGAGGTGAGATATACCCACCGCTCGCTTATACTCCTCAAACGGGCCAGTAAACACCTCACACACAACTGGACAAGTAAACAGCTTGGCACCTTGAGTCCCGGTCTGTGCCATTAGGCAGGCGTGAAGCATACTCAAAAAATTCTTCACCTCCTGGTGAGACAGAAATAATCGTGTCCATCCTACATATTGTAAAGGGTCCAATATTTGACTCTTCGGAACTACGAATCTATCTATATACGCCATAAGTTCTGGCGAGATGTCTAAATTATACTCCAGCGTTTTTAGCAGGTGTCCAAACTGAGGATCTATACATCTTTTATTGTTAATGAACAGAGCCCAGTTTTGCTCCAAATGCACATATTCAGCCACTGTCGGCTTTCCCATGAGAAACGTAAGGACGTTATCACAGGCAGAAATCTCGGACCGCTGTTGTGCGTGGTTGTAGACGGATTGAAACGCGTCCGTCTGCGTAGGAGAGCCCACGCAGACCACACACGGCACAGCTCCGCGTCGGAAGAGCGGGGTGTCTAACCAGCTATTGTAGAACCAGTAAAAGAACACCACTGCAGTCAATATATGTGACGAAAGCGTTCCAGCCTCGTCTATAAGAATAATATTACTGGTCCACATGTTGGCACCACCCATCTTACACAGCAGGTCAAAAGCGGCCCCAGATAGCTTTCCGTACTGGCCCTTTTGCTTTTTAGACATACATTCTCTCATAATATCAACAATAATGGGCCAGTACTTGGCAAGTTCCTGTCTCTGAATCTGTTCCACCGAGGCGTGGGAGACACGGGGAATCTTTCGACAGCAAATATTCACATGCCGGCTTTTAAAGCCAAACGCATGATAGATGGTGGGACAATAGGTCTTCAGACACCGGGAGAGATTCTGAGATGCCACTGTGGTAGCTCCCGTGACGAGACAATTAAGATTCTGGTGTAAAGCAGCCACGCTGGTACTTTTCCCGGCTCCGGCCGTGCCTGTAATTACATATGCCGAGAAAGGCAAAAATGGTCCCTCGTCCTCCAGGGGATCAAATTCCAAATCGTACCATCCCATCTCCGGCGGTGGCGCCGTGATATTTGACAGCCGTCTGATCTGGTCAACGACGCGCCGCACCTTGGCATCAGAGGTCATGTTCAGGATGAATCCAGGACACGCCTCCACCATAGTCGTACATCCATCGACCGCATCCATTGCACTTTTTGAGATTCTGCAAGGAAAATATTCTTATGTCAGGGGACAGACGCTTCATGCCAGCCTACGCAACCCCGGAGTATTTTTTAGGCAGGTATTCATTCACCTGTACAAGACAGCCCTAAGTGGGTGTACCTACGATAACGTGCTGACGGACTGGCGGACATACGAGGCGTCCATCCGCACACGATGGAAAGATAGATCGCCCAACTGGGCATGCTACAGGAGATCCACGTTTGACTCCTGGGCTCACACCATGCGTATCACCCTGGACCAGCTTCTGTTGAACGCAATCAATCGTGTGCTTTACGCCAAGACGTCCCTATTCTACGAGCGTTACATCGATTGGGTGGTCACCGTAGGCCTGGTGCCAGTTGTTACCCATGGTCCGGACCAAAAACTGGTTGATTCTATCCATGAGCAGCTCGTCCTGAGTTGCAAGCGAGCCGCGTCCGGAGAAAAGACCATCGGTCAGGTCATCCGCAGTTTAACGCAGGCGATCACCTCCCTGGTATCTGCCCTGAGTGCCATTTACATCCCCAGCTACGCGGAGGTTAACATAGAATACGACCCAGAGCGGAACGTCTTCACTGCCTCATACAAACAAAAAAAGGTTCATGTTGAGATTATTACCGTTCCCGTTATCCTGGGCGGAACGGTGATCTTCGACAGTCCGGTTCAACGACTGTATAACACTGTCATGACGTGCCACAGGACCGCCGAGCACGCAAAGCTTTGCCAACTTTTGAACACTGCCCCGACCAAAGCCCTGGTCGGAAGCGCGTGTAATAATATCTACAAAGACATTATGACCCACTTGGAGCAGGCCGCGCAAAAGAATGATCCAAAAAAAGAACTGTTGAACCTCCTGGTGAAGCTGGCGGAGAACAAGACAGTGAGCGGAGTTACTGACGTGGTTGAAAATTTTGTCACAGATGTGTCACAAAATATAGTCGATAAGAATAAACTTTTTGGGACGGGTCCTGAAACCACAACACAGGGCCTGAGGCGTCAGGTTTCTAACACCGTGTTTAAGTGCCTGACAAATCAAATTAACGAACAGTTCGACACCATATCGAACCTAGAACGGGAGCGAGAGACCTGCATCAAACGCATCAGGTGTATTGAATCTCAATTGGCAGCAGCCTCCCAGCAGGATTCCCGTCCAGCGGCGGAGGTGAATCTGCTGACAGCTAACACTTTCCAATCTCTGGGTCGGCTACAGGATCCACCTCTCCAGTTAGCCTCCTGTCACATTCCTGCCGGAAACACTGTCCTGAATAGTTTTTTTTCCTCCTACGTGCCCCCCTTCAGAGAACTTACAAAGGATCTCACAAACCTGTGGGAAAGTGAATTATTTCAAACATACAAGCTTGTTCCGGTTGTTGACAACCAAGGCCAGAGACTCAGCGTGACCTATTCACAGGACACAATTTCTATTCTGCTGGGTCCGTTTACGTACATGATTGGGAACATGCCAGAGATGGAACTCATCAGCCACTCCTTTGTTTCAACAAGTTTACAGGATATCGCCTCCCACCTATACCAGAGCAGCAGACTGTTCGTATATATAACCGACGTGGGTCAGAAATATTGCATGGATACGCGACAGCAGGAAAATGGCGCTGGAGAAAGCACTGGCGAGATTGACGGGAACCGCACCTAGCGCACAGGCGTCCGCCACCCCAGAAACTCCACGACGAATATACCCACACCCCGTCATGCCTAGAATGATCCTGGAAGTCCACCGCAAAGATAATATTCTCATCGGGAGCAACACCCCACGTATGGACGTAGGCGGTCGACTGGATGTACGAGAACTAAGCGCCCACATACGATCTCGCCTGGCGTCCCAGACGTTTCTGGGATTTATTGTTACGTGTCTTGTCGAACACGAGGATATGGTTACTCATATCGACTTACACCCCCATATATTCAGAGATCGTGTTTGTCTCTTCAAACCCAATGCTGAGGGTACCGTGGAGCTCTGCTGCCTCCTGTCAATGTTGGAGAATTGCAAGCAGCTCTCACCCGCCTACCTGTGGTCCGTCCTAGCGCGAGCCCGGAGAACCCACGAGAAGACAAAGGGGACCGATGCTGACTTTTTTATGCAGGGCATTGAAACCCTGGCGGCCACAGCCGCCTTTATGATGGGATTCCCGCCAGGGCCGGAACTCCGGGCGACGCCTTTGTTGCTGTTCAAGCTCTATAAGGAATTTGGGGATCGAAAGAGCCCCATGGGGGGTCTCCTAAAGCCCATCTATCTAGAGTCCTTTCGCCTTGGAGATACCGGCGGCAACCCTGAAGCCGACAACTCGTTCGGATCCAACAGTATGAACATATTTTATTGTGACACCGTGTTTACAAAGCATCTGGAGAACAGAGATGTTCTAAAACACTTAAAAATATGTGGCCTTTTTAAAAATCCAGTGTCATCCCTATTCTTAAAATAAAGATAGCACTTTGTTCCAGTCTTCTAAGAGCGTCGTTTCTTGCGCGTCTGGGGTCGCATGGGCCGACGCTTCCACAGACAACAGAACCCTCAAAACCTCTCCTAAATAGAACACGTAGTCCACATTTACAGGGAGGGGAAAGTCTGCGTGCCAGCAGACGGGTCCAGCTTTCGTCACAAGAAACCACCTTGGTTCTAGACAGTCTACGGGAAGGGGCGGGCACACAGGCTCAGTGCGGCAGAGCTCTCGTGGAACGAGCCAGAACTTTGTTTGTCTTCGCCGCATAAAGTAGTGTGGTATCACTTCCTCTATAGCTTGGAGGGGGGAGGTGCGCTCTGGGTGCAGCAGCAGCCTACTGACGCACCACGCCAAGCTGTCCACCCATGTTGCATCCGGTCCGATGCAGTCTACGACCGCAGAGTCCAGCCGCCGCGCATGCAGGAAGTAGCCCGGGGCGGTCGTGTACAGGGAGGCGGCAAGAGACGCGACCTCTACCGCGGCAGCCTCCCCTCCCTCGATGGGGAATCCCGCCAGATGACAGGCCAGGCAAAGGTCCGCGAATTCTGGGTCCCAGTGCTAAAAATAAACACATACATGTTGGTTAACTACACTTAGTTTCGATCTTCAGGTTCCCACCCGTCCAGAAACAGACACCGCTGGCTCTGCGGCTGCTCTTACCTGGCTTACTGCCAATTCTATGATTAGAAAAATCTGCCACCTATGGATAGCGACCCATCTGTGGCGCCTGCGCTGAATCCAGGCCAAAACGGTCGAAAGCGCTCGATTATATGCACCCATGATCGTCGCGCCCAGGCGTGGAGATCCTAGCTTTAAGCAAACATCTAAGGGTGCCGAATGGAGGCGAGCCCCCCACAAAATCTGCCTGCCGATGATAGCCTCTAGATTAATTATCACAAGGCCATGTGGGTCCCGTAACGCTACGGTGTGTTCGTGCGTCTCACACATGCCGATGTTAACGTCGGTAATCGGGGCCGACCACGCCAGCGGGGCATCTATCCCTCCAGGCGGCACCGGCGTGCCCCCGCAGAGTAAACAATCCGCACACGGGGTGTGTCTTAGACCATCAAAATGCAAGAGAATCCGCGGGTCGGACGGCGTCCAGGGCTTTGTTTTGTCAAGGCGGGCGGGTGTCCCGTAACGTATGGGGAGGCAGGGAAACGAAGGCAGGTGTGGACCAAAGGGGGTCCCATCGGCAACCTCTCCGGGAAATATATACATCCACGTTGGCGGTACACCGTGGCGGCCAACAAATAGTTTGCAGTGAAGCGCGCGGAAAAACTCCGGCAGGGCCCCGTTCCACTGACACGCCGGGTTTGCCCACATAGCGTGAAATTGGGGCGAATGGGCAACAAGCAAAAGCACGCTCGCCCCGCGCACAGATACGCGGTATTCTTTACACACAAACACATCGTGGATCGCCAACTGGGCCTTTTCTTTCTTAGGGACGGGTCGCGCAGCTGAGTGACACTCGTACAGCCCGCGTGTAGTTTTCAAGAAGACCTCAATGTCACTAACGTGAGCTTCTCGATATATGGTCCCATGCCAGAATTCCCGCGACTGTGCGAATGTCGGAGCTGCGTTCTGGTACGTGAGCGATGCCTCACAATACAGGTAAGCACAGGTAAGTGCCCGAGACGTTACAGACGGATGACCCGCCTCCGCCCCTCGTACTATCCTGTCTTCGGTGACGCGTAAAATCACCAAATTAGCAGACAACATTTCAAGCTTCTGCAGAAGAGGATTTTTTAGACGCATAGCCAACTCCCAGATGGCCAGGGGCTTAGCGTATGCCGTGATGGTAGCCTCTTGGGCCTGTACATCTGGAACGGCCTCGGTTGCATCAATGTCCGCCACTACAAAATAGTATTGCGTCTCCCCGTCCTCTGGGACAACGGGCAGAAAGTTAACCTGCCAGATTATAGCCAAATCCGAGGGGGCAACGCTGTGAAAATATACCCCCAAGACTTTTCCCGGATCAGTAACATACTCTATAGAGCCCATCTCGCATGGTAGCCTGATGCCGCCTTGCGACCGGAACGTGTATTTAAAAGTCTGGCGTCCCCGGGTCGGTAGCACGGTACAGACGTCCCAGTAGTGGGTTCGCGGTCTATTGCGCCATCTACCGGTATTGGAATAAAAGCACAGACATGAAACTCTCCAAAAGCGATAACTTTTTGTTGACGTCTTGGATTAAACTCCTGATTCTCATGGGGATCATGTACATTTGCTCAATCGTGGTGCCCGCGGCGGCAACGTACGAGGGCTTAGGATTTCCGTGTTATTTCAATAATCTTGTCAATTACAGCGCTCTGAATCTCACCGTCAGAAACTCTGCCAAACACCTAACCCCAACATTATTTTTAGAAGAGCCGGAGATGTTCGCGTACATCACATGGACCCTTCTCGTTGACGGGGTGGCTGTGGTATATTACTGTCTCGCGGCCTGTGCCATATATCGCGCCAAGCGGGCTCACGCGACGACCCTGGTGAGCCTGCAGTCATGGATTGCCCTGCTCGGGTCCCACAGCGTGGTGTACATGGCCATTCTTCGAATGTGGAGCCTACAGCTTTTTGTTCACGTCCTGGCCTACAAACACGTCCTATTGGCCGCGTTTGTGTATTGTGCCCACTTTTGCAATTCATTTGCCCATATTCAATCCCTGATCTCGTGCAATTCCGCTCAGTGGGAAATCCGCCTTCTCGAACAACACGTCCCAGAAAAGACCATGTTAGACACCCTGCTGACATACTGGAAACCCGTCTGCGTTAACCTGTACCTGGCCACATTGGCTCTGGAAATGCTAGTGTTTTCCATGGGCACCATGATGGCTGTTGGCAACAGTTTTTATATTTTAGTGTCAGATACAGCCTTGGGAGCTGTGAATTTATTTCTGGTTCTGACCCTGATCTGGTACTTAAACACAGAGCTGTTACTAGTAAAGTTTGTAAAAAGACAGGTGGGATTTTATATTGGCGTCTTTGTTAGCTACCTAATTATGATTCTGCCTCTGATTCGATACGAAAGGATATTTGTTCAGGCGCAACTCCACAAGGTGATTGCCTTGAATATATCTTGTGTACCCGTTGCGTGCGTTTTCGCCGTGATCCTGAGGATTGCGCGGAGCGAATGGGGATGGTGTGCCCCCAAACCGCAATACGCCCCCCTCGCCTCGAAGGGCTCAGAAACCGACGGACATGTTTTGCAATCACCCGTGTCTGCATGGAAGCGTCACGCGGCCACGTATCCCGCCCTGTACAAGGCAGAAGCTTCCGAAGTATCTGATACAGACGACAGCGACTTAGAAGTGGCCTATGTAAAGTACACGTGATTGCCCTCTCTGTAGGGGTAGACTCTTTAAACGCAACCGCCCACCAAGCGCCCAGACCCTTTGGACACAAATAAACAACATATGTTCAATAAAAAGTCTCTTTATTTTTTTTCTGGGTTTTTTTGGGGGTTTCGCGGGAGGTCCCATTAGTCTCGAGGAGCAGAATGCCCTTTTCCGAATCTCCAATGGGACCAAAATCCACCGTCAGGTCCAGAGCCTCTCCGTCCATGTCTACGGGCTTGTGGGCACATTTGCAGATAGATAGGAAAAGTCCCATGGTATCAGAGGAAAGGTATCTTCGGCACTTTTAGCCCAAAAATCCGCCGCCTGGTGCAACAATAGGTGTTTGGCTCCCCTGGGGAAGTATACGGGCGTTAGAATAAGGAGCGTCGGTATCTCCACGTGGGGGTCTAGAGACGTAAAATCTCCGATGGTACAGTACGGCGGGTCATGAAACGTCCGTTTTCTAAAAAAGCCAGTGGCCAGAAAGTTCTTCTGAGTGCCTAAAGTCTTTGTACCCCGGTCAAGGCTAATATATTCCTGGACGAGGCTACTTTGCAACAGCACCTGGTAAAAATAGCCGTGACGCACGTTCACAAATAGGTTAGCCTTAAAGTGAGCTTTAATACTAATTTTACCCTGGGACTCCTGGGGATCCGTCAAAACATAGACGTCTGACTCTGCAGTAGAGTTATGCAAAATACACTCCTTCACAAACTCGTACAGCGGCGTAAGTTTTCTCTTTTTTCTATGACACACTGCCCACTCCTTGTCGTAGGCAACAAGGTAGTCTGCTTCGCTTGGCAGCCTACCGTCACCCACATACTCGACGGCGGGTTTGGGAATACTGTAAAAGAACCCCTTTAGCGTCTGCTTATTAGGTTTATCGTACAGCTGTTGATAGGCAACGTAGATCGGGTCGCATTCAATCTTTGAAAACGTGTATTTGAACCTACATTTAATCTCATACACGCGGCAGTCTGGATCGAACTGCAGACAATTGTCCGCGTCCGTGCGAACGTTGACGGCAAAATCCAGAGACGCCCCAAAAATTCCGTTTTGGGGACTCTGCATAAAACCGTAGTGAGGACAGACAGGTTCTCCAGGATGAATCAGGACAGTTAGAAGTTTCTTAACGACGTCCTCACACCTGAGTCCAAAAGCCAGGGGGCCGGCAACAAAGTGATTGTTCGCTATGGGCCATGGGTTAAAAATTTTTTTGGACCCATTTTGCTGTTTCACCGCCCAGTGAAATTTAGAGGACGAGATTATTCCGTCCCTCAGGGCGTCCCAAAGTGGGTTGGCGCTCTGTTCTCGGGTGGCGCGCTCGACAAGAGAACAGATCGCGTGGCGAGCGTGTGGATCCATCTTCGCACACGCATCGTATACGGCCCCAACCTCCGTGAGACGCTGTCCGCCAAACACGCGGGTAACAAAGTACTCGCCAACGCCTTCGTGCCCGACAAAGTCGCCAACTTTAAGGAAGAGAAAATAGTTATACGTCATACGAAGGACGGGCATACTGGGACGCACCCCGGTACGAGTGCACCAAGTACGCACATCGGGATGCTTTAGGAACCTAGAAAAACTCAGCGAAGCAATGACTGCCTGCTGTTCCTCGATGCTTAGCTCACCGAGGGCATCCGCAAGACATTCTTCAGAAAAAAAATCCACCGTTGTGTTGCCGTCCGCCATGGCTGAAATAATCCCTGTGAAGGAGTCTCTTGACCAGTGTCTTCAGCCGAGAACAACTCAGCTTTTCTGCACAGGTCGCCAGCGCCTCCGCTTTGTGGTTGGCTTTATATAAATAGCACTGCCTCTCGAACGCCTCGCGGTGGGGCTGGCGCACAGGAAGGGACGGAGCGTTGCCGGTACAGTCGAGCCCCAGATCTATTGTCATTCGCCACACGTTTGACAGGATCTGACTCATGACGACTCTTGGAATCATGAACCCCAGATAATAGACAGGGTCTGGACGCATGCCCGGTGCGGCGTGAAAGAGAAATTTTAGAGGGTTCTGGGCGGGCAAATCTAGATAGAGTTCTAGGCATGCCAATAGACTGTATCCCAGCGAGGACACATCCACCGTCAGGGCAAACTGCGGACTCAGAGGATAGGATTGATCAAGCACAGTAGCGTGCACCTGACCGAGACACGAAAGATAGCACTGTAGAAGAACGCACGAAGGCTTATATAGGTGCTTGCAGATGAGTTTGGGAGACACCTTAGCCTCGTACGAGTGTTGTTTCAGTCCCAGATTAGAGGTAACGACCAGCCCGGACCATTTGCTCCCGGTATGTAACACCACGGACCCCAGATCGGATAGAATCAACCGCCCGGGATCCCCCAGCGTCAGATCTCCAGTAGCGAGAATGTTGTCTGGGCTCACATCACAGTGCGTCATCGCACAGTACCTGTTTAGAAACAAAATCCCGGAGAGCAGGCCGGTAAACTCCGTCGTTAGAACGCCCAAGTCGCCTTTCGACCAGTCTAACTGCAGGAGATTGCATTTAAGACGTGGAAACAGAAGCGCACGGCAGGGCACGCATACGCCAACAAAACCCAAGAGCCGCCCGGCTCCCTCGTGGAAAGGATGGCGCTCTCTGGTGGCCTGCATTAGATCGTTCACTATGGCCTCGTAATAAAACTCACGTCTACTATCGAAGTGTTTCATGCAAACGTCCTCCGACACTGGTGATATCACCCCAAAAGCCCCGCGCCCCAGTCTGGTAGACCAGTCAGCGTCTTCGTGGTCGCACTTAAACCATTGACGCGGCACACGAACGTACGCGATTGACTTTTTTGTCTTAGAAATAACTACGTGCTGATTTAACTGCCACAGAGAGGCCCAGGGTCGCGGCTCCCCTCCGGTATTCTTAGGGAGTTCCAGGGCACATCGGGGGCAAACGGCCAAGGCGCCAGTGGAGGATAGTATCTTGCACCTCCTCCGTCCCGTCTCCGGGACAGTCAACTCCATGCTCTTCCAGCGCATCAAGGCGGGCAGTTACCGTCTCTTTGAGGTCTGCGACAGTGTCCCCCAGCGCGTCTATCTCCTCTGTGGAGGGCAGAGCTCTGTGATCGCCGAGCGCTACTCTCTCTTTTTTAGCGTTCTCAAATTTTTGATGAACCTCTCGCGCCAGATCGCGCAGCTTGGTTTGTCTCTGCAGAGTCCCGTGAGACCGCTCCGCCGCCCGGGCGTCTATAAACTGTCTTTCAAAAATAGCACTCCCGGCACCAAATCTGTCAAACAACGATACCGCGGTTTTCCTTTGCACGTCCACCGTTAGGGCCGATTTGATAAAATCCCGCTTAGTATTTCGCGAGTCCATCCTCCTGTATCATCCTGATAATAGCAGAAATGTCATAGGATGGTAGCAAATAATAATCACCTGTTGAAATACACCGCTGTGAACGAACACTGGCGGTTATATACTGAGCACCCTTTCCACCTAAGACCAATATAGGCCCCACGTGGGTTCCCCGAGAGGCCACGGCCGCGTTTTGTCGGTACAGGTGACACAGCAGACACATTTGGGTAATGTAGGTATCGGAAGCATCGATGGATTTCAACTGACTCACCGCCCTGGGTATCCGGGAAGAGTCGAATGGTAAGCTCTTTTCTGGCCATGTCCCGGAAAAATTTCCGTACAGAAACTTGGTATACTTTAGGGCGTGATTCACAAATGACAGGAGATCCTTCTGTGGCGCATACATATGTCCGGGTAACAACACAGGCCCCCGACAACCGTAGTGTTTTTCATAAATACAACACTCAGAACTGCAAAAAGAAGCAGGTCCATTAAACAGGAGCCAGATAAGAGGCAGTGGATCTGTGGGATACATGCCTTTCCAGTTTTTCGGATCCGCCAACCCCTCTATGGCCTCTTCAACTATTTTTTCTTTGTTAATGGTCAAGGCCCAGAGCCACTGCTCGGCAGTATATGTTTGGTAAGCAAGAGCTTCGCATCCTGAACAACCGCGTGCCTGGACATCTAACGACCCGCTGGTCTCTGAGCTTCGGGCGTCATCGAAGACACGACCCATAACCCTATCCAGGCGGTCCAGTCGGGGAAGCCGAAGACTACTAAAGTCTGCATCGGCCACACCAGAAAACTGCTGCAAGGGTTGTGGATCTGGCATAACGTTAGCTACCAACACAAAACTATTAAGTGGCGTTTCAATTAACTTGAACTGGCCGGGCGTACTTTCACTAAGATCCACTGCGAGTTTTACGCTTTTAACATATCTGTTTGTGAGCTCCGGATCGCCATCGGAGGCAAGTGCCGCCAGGGCAAACATGCTTTTAACCTGCCACCGAGAGCGCCTAGCAGCGCGCCTCCAAGAAATATCCACGACGCAGGATGCCGAATGGCAGGCCGCCTCCCCGGTCTTTTTAACCAAATGCCCCAAAACAATCCGAATGGCACACCCTTATATTGGAGTCGTGCACAGTATCAACGCCTACAGCGCCGTCCTGGACGCATATTGTACCCAGTGCTACCAAGCCCCGCCTACCAAGCTCCGAGGGGACGTTGGGTGTCCGAGGCCCCCCGAGGAACGCGCGTTACCCAGACTTCGCCTGTTACCATCCCTGGCGGCCCAACTTCACAACGTGTGCCAGCAGAGCGCACAACAACACCCTGAACAACTCATCGAGTTTGAGGCGGCCAGGACCATTAGAATGTCTATGGAGGCATGCCCCATATACGATGAACTGCGCCGATTCTTAATAAACCTATCGTCATTTTTGAACGGATGCTACGTCCAGGGAGTCACCAGTCTGGAACCGTTTCAACAACAGCTGATTATGCATACCTTTTACTTTCTGATGACTATAAAGGCCCCGCAAAAAACACGACAGTTTTTTGACTTGTTTAAACAGTATTTTGGTTTATTTGAAACACCAATTGATCTACTACAGACGTTTAAGCAGAAAGCTAGCATATTTCTGATTCCCAGGAGACACGGTAAGACCTGGATTGTGGTAGCGACAATCAGCATGCTCCTCGCGTCTGTTGAAAACGTTCACGTTGGATACGTCGCCCATCAAAAACACGTAGCCACGGCCGTGTTCTCGGAAGTCATCAAAACGCTAACGCGATGGTTTCCGCCACATAACCTCAACGTAAAAAAGGAGAACGGGACGATCATCTATACACGACCGGGCGGCAGATCCAGTTCACTGATGTGCGCCACGTGCTTCAATAAGAACGTAAGGCCAGCGCCTTCATGCGCTTACACCCTATTAACAGCACGCGACTAAAATAGTCTGACATTCGCAGGAGAACCCAGGGAGCGCGGGCGGGCTCAACCTCGGTTCCATTGTCCAGTATCCCGGTAACTACGTTCTCCACGTGTGTGGGAGTTAAACTGGCCGTAACATTTAGCGCGGTTATGCGCGCTTGCGTGGCAGGGTCAAACAGCAACCCTAAAAAATTACGATGTCCAGAAATTTCTACCGCGCCTTCTGACAGTGTACAAGGACGGATGCAGGGACAGGCGCCAGAGTGTCCAGGGTCGTGTTGGGCACAATAGCCTTTGAACACGTTAACATGGCCACCTAGACCCTCACAGTAGTCACAGCCTTCACGATCACACCGGGTAAGGAGGGTGAACACACGGGCAAGCGAGGGGATTCCCTCAACCGCAGGACAGAAGACCATGTAGTCCACTGACAAAAACAGGAGCCAGACTGACCCGCCCCCAAACCAGACAAAGGGGTTGATAACGTCAAAATGCAGGCCTTCTGTGGCCTTAGCCACATCTGCCCGCGAGATCACGGACGACGTATAGATGATCTCATGTCGAGTGATCTCAGGAACGTTTTCTCGTGCCGGCGGGGCCGTCAGATATGGAAAGCGCATGCCCACCACTTCGTCAGTGAACTTTCCAAAGAATATCAGAAAGACACCAGATCTGCCAGGCACGTCCCGTACAGACACACACCGGCACCGCACAAACTTTAGAATTTCTCCATTCAAGCCAACGGCCACACAGGGGCCCAGTACGCGATGATTCAACACGGCCACCGCCACGTGAAAGGCGGTATACGACAACCCCTGTGCCGTGACCACCATGGGGTCGAACACCGGGGATATGGCAGTGCAGGCATCGAATATTTTTATGTGCGTCGTGGAGGCTGGATTGCGAACCCAGATGCATTCTCGATTTAAAAACCCACGCAGCAGCCTACGCTGCCGGCTAGACATATCTAGATCTCACGAGCTCGAGGTCCTCCTCGCTCACATCGTATTGACCTTTAATAACAACACCGCCGGGGAGCACTAGCCAGGCGTGTAGATTTGCACTCACCACCACACAAGCGGTGAGATCCCCGCATATGGTGCCCTTGACGGAAGGGTGTTTTATTACAGCCGGCCAATTTGGCTCGGATTCATCACCTCCTACGTCACACAACATAGTGCCCAGACAATGGTGTCCTGTTTCCCACAGCCCCAGCACGTCGAGCCACAGGGGACGCTGACTAACAGTGGTCCCACGGACAGCCCGCACCCATGCCGCCTGCTCCGCTGCCAGGCACCGAAGGACAATGCAGGCCTCTGCAAAGCACTCCTTGATCGCGTCAACTGACCCAGGGTCGTTTGGGATAGTCACGGGTAGTTTTTGGCGCAAAGTATAATTCTGCCGACGACATGCGGCCTCTAGCGAATTGACAAACCCGTCCTGTTTTTCCAAAAGAAACAACTGGTCGGCAAACACCAGCTGGAGAATATCGGTGGTTGTCGGGTCTGGAAAGATCACAGGAGAGGTCCGCGTTGCATGTTCTCGAGGCGACGTCTCTCCGTAGCTCCAGACATAATAGGTGTTGCCTGAAAACACGTGGCGCACGGCCCGCCGGGCCTCTGGCTCCACCTGCTCCAAAGGACGCCACGTTAAGGCGACGAGGGCGGGGACTGGCCTACGTTCTGCGATCTGCGGCAACTGCCGACATTCGCCCCGAACGACACCTGGCGCCTCCAGGGCCAGGTGATGCGTAGCCTGTTCGCGCGTACCTCTGTGTTTGAGAAGCCCAGTCAGCACCTCCAGGGGTCCACCAGCAACACGAACTGCTGAGATCTGTTGGCGATGGACCAGATCCACAAGTTCATCCAAAGGGCGCTCGAGACGTACCTTAGACGCTACCGGGTCCGCTTTGGGACCCAAGTCTGTAGGGACACGTTCGAGACCCAAGCCAGACAGCAACTCTAGATATAGGAAGCAAATTGTAACATCACATTCGGCGTTAGCGGAGCCAATTCGCAGCACCGCAATGTCGAAGGCATTTAGATTACCACCGTGCGAGACGAGGGGCAGACTGAGCGCCAGACCCGTCCGCGATACACAGGCGTTGTTGGAGTCACGCAAAACAAACCTGCCGCTGATGCGCACCCCGCGAGAGGCTCCACCAGTTTCTACAAACCGCGTGTAAACAGTGTAGTTCAGGGTATCGTCCTGCGGCACGGAATAATGGGCAAGAAAGGTCCGGGGAAGTAACACGTGAACTAGTCTAGAATTAGCCGGCCCTAGATACCTCTCGTTGAGAGCATGTGCATCCATCTTGCACGAACACGCTTGGCAATGCAATCATATTTTTTATTTTTTGTGCATTTAAATAGCATGCTGTTGTACACCGTTTTTGTTGAATAAATGGATACAATAACATGTAGGTACATGCTACATAGGAGCGCGTACCCGCCGCGCGCCTCCGCCAGTACCGGAAGGCAATCAAAAAACGTATCATCTATGATGCCAGATATGACGTCGCTCACCCCATCCTCCAGAGCAATTTGCTCAGCCACGTCCCAGGTATCTGTCCAGGACCGGAGATTGGATACGATATCCCGTTTCAAACAGGCCAAGACGGCATGGTATGCCGCCGTATCAGGCGGCATATCCGCCCCCCTGATTCGACTTGGTCCGGATCGTTGAGTTTCCTGGAGGTTATCGGCCACGCAGTTTCCCGTTAGGTCACAAATCACATTTTCAGGAGTGTTAACGAGCACACAGGCAGAGCCTCCGTCACACACGTGATACTCGCGACAGATGACACACTGATAAAGGGAAAACACATTGTGCAGGCGACACAGGGGAGAGTCCAATAGTCTCATGTCGCAGCGGGGGTGATCCTGCATAGTCGCGCAAAACACTCGGTACCCACGAGATCCAGCAACAGACAGAGTCGCTCGTTCTTATGACACAGAGAATCGGCTAAGGCGAGCCCATCCAATGCCCCGACACTGGATATCACTTGGGTTTTTAGAGGCTGATTAAAAAACCTCATACAGTCTGTAAAGTCGCCGTCATCCACCACCGGACCTCCAAGCACCCGCGTACCACACGAAGCATACAAAATCACTCCATTTTCTCTTGTTTCAGAGCATTCGTGGTCAGACATTTAACCTGTTATACGTGGACGAGGCAAATTTTATTAAGAAGGACGCCCTCCCGGCAATCCTGGGCTTTATGCTCCAAAAGGACGCCAAGTTGATCTTTATCTCCTCCGTGAATTCGTCGGACCGCGCGACCAGTTTTCTTCTAAACCTCAAGAATGCCCAGGAGAAGATGTTAAACGTAGTGAGTTACGTATGCTCGGATCACCGCGAAGACTTTCATTTGCAGGAAACGCTAGTAGCATGCCCGTGCCACAGACTTTATATACCCTCTTACATCACAATAGACAGTGCCATTAAATCAACGACCAATCTCTTTTTAGAGGGCGTGTTCACCACCGAGCTCATGGGAGACGCCACCTCTATCGGGGACTCGGCGCTTCACAGGGTTATAGGTGACGCGGCCCTAACACAGTTAGACATGTGCCGCATCGACACGACGTCTTTAGCCCTCCAAACACGCATGGGTACAGATTTATTTGTATACATAGACCCTGCCTACACCAACAATACCGAGGCATCTGGAACCGGCATAGGAGCAATAGTCACCATCGCCGACGCGCCAACTAAGGCAATTATTCTCGGGATGGAGCACTTTTTTCTGAAGGAACTCACAGGTACCGCCGCATACGAGATTGCATCGTGCGCCGGAAGCATGATCAAAGCAATAGCCGTTCTCCACCCCAACCTCGAACGAGTGCACGTGGCCGTTGAGGGGAACAGTAGCCAAGATTCTGCCGTGGCCATTGCAACCGTTTTAAATGAGCTGTGCTCGTTGCCCATCTCCTTTTCGCACTACACTGAGAAAGGCGGCAGTCTGCAGTGGCCAATTTACATGCTAGGGGCCGAAAAATCGACGGCGTTCGAAGCTTTCATATACGCCGTTAACTCCAGCACGCTTGGAATCTGCCAAACAATTGTTTCTAATACAATCAAACTCACATTTGACCCGGTCACATACCTCGTCGAGCAAATTAAGGCAATCAGGTGCTCGCCCCTCAAGGACGGCGGACGCGCGTACTGTGCCAAGCAAAAGCACATGTCAGACGATCTTCTTGTCGCCGTAGTCATGGCTCATTTTCTCGCCACATGCGACAGATGCGCATTTAAACCCCTCTCCCGCCAATAAACTATGTTAACTCTCACCCACTCCTAACACGCTTTTGTATCGGGTTGAAACCTAGTCAGGCATGTAAATAGGCTGAGCTTCTGGAACGGGCTCCGAAGATCGCGCGCTAGTTCGAGACGTTAGGGAGTTCAAGACCTGATATGCAACAACGGCCCTCCCAGCTGGTGTCGCGCGCCAGAGACGCGCCGTCCAACACACTCGAAAGACACAATACACACAGGCAACCAGCACAATAAGCACAACCACAAATATCAGTCCCATAACAGGAGGCTTTGTGGCTAGGCGCAGGAGCCAGGAGTCTTGCTCCGGAGCAGATGTGGCAGAAGACATGGCGGCAATGATGGCGGAGTGGTGCTCGCAAAGCCCCCGGCGCGTGCGGCTACGACCACAGGTCACCCATCGCCCGCGACGCACCTGCGTAACTTATATATGTTTTATACAGGTTTCGATATATCCCACGCCCAGAATGTACCTTCCTTGTTGCACCTCCCATCCCACCTTTCTCACTAACCACAAGTGACGTTCAACACACCTCACCCAGGTTTAGAGCGTGGGAAAATTTATTTAATTTCAACATATGAAACACGGATCGCCCATGGACCCGTAACCTCTTCGCCTCCACCACAGCCGCGTCCAGGACCAAACTGATCATGGTATGTTGAGTTGTATACATCCTCCCAACTTAAATCACACGGCACGGGTTTCAAAAATGTTCGTACTTGCGCGACTACGCCACCATATTCATTTGGGTCAATAAACCCAGTCGCGGCAGTTACTACTTCTGGGTGACATCGCTGATCGAACGCATATATCCAGAGGCCTACGGCTTCACGCAGGTCCCGTAAGGCGGTGTCGTTTGCGGTCCCAGAGTCCAGAGAAATCTCGGTACACGACTGGTTAGCGAGCAGCGAGGCCACACGTCGCAGAGCCTGTCGATAATCAGTAGGAACCCCGTCGGGCCCCCGTGTAAAATTAGGATAAATAGGCCCGTACGTTGTATTAATCACAGGTAAAACTGACACCAATCTACAAAAGTCCTCATCTTGACACCCGCGGATTACGCGGGCTGGAGCCGGGAGAAGTGCCACGGGGGCAATTGCGGGTTTGAGAAGCCACGCCGAGGACGAAACAGGTGGCCAGTGCGGATTAAGAGGCCAAAGCAAAATAAGCAGGTAGCAAAGATGCTGCAGATAGCAGTAGCCAAACAAAAGAAGCCTGAACGCGTTGTGCGCGTCAAGAGACATGTTTCCCCGCCGAATGGCGCGCATCATGGTACAGAGGCCGTGGCTATGAAACGCATCTTTCATCGCGGCTGTCTCTGGAATCCAATCACTGGCGTCCCTCCTATAAATGGTGGTCTTTCGCCTACCAGCCTCTACTGTAATCTCACAGAGGGTTCCGTCGTCGGCTCTAGATAACACCATGATCTCTTGGCCTATCATGAGTTAGCGTTTAGCTCGGGGCGTACCAGCAGGAGGCCGTAAGCGTCTCTTCTGCATAGGAGTATACGTGAAGCCGCGCACCAAGATTAAATATGGAGCTGAGGCTTTGTAGGTAGGAGAACATAACACGCATGCGCGTTATATCGTCAGCAACGTTAAGCTGATCTATGTCGATGCGAGTCACCTCCTCGGGAACCACACCCTCGAACACCTCCACGAGCGGGTGTCGGTCGTGTCGAACAAGCGCCGTGAGAAGTCTGAGACACACCCTCGGTAACAGCGCCGAAAATATACACAGATACATAGATAGATCGTCCAGAAGGCCCAGAGCGTTGCGCGGATCTACATTTGCCACGTCGAGCTGGTAGTGACGTCCCATGTGTGTCACGTTTGTGGTGTAGAGTTCAACCTCCGCCATGTTGACAGCATCTGGCGCGCCACCGGCAACCCTTGCATAAAGGTGATATACGAGAAGTTGCTGCAAGATCACGTGACCAAGGCTTTCCGGAACCACCATTGGAAACACCAGATCAACACCATTCGATTCTAAGACTACAGTTGAACCTCTTCGATCGAAAACCGGAGGCAGCACCGCAAGCCGCGTATGATTGTCCCACTGAAAAAATGGACTGTACACGTTCTTAATCTGCACATTGTCCATCGAATCCATACGAGTCAGACGGAGACTGTCTGGCCCGACCTCCTCCAACACAGCCAGCGTACAGCTGGCCAAGTACTTGAATACTTGTATGTAATCGGTTGCCGTTTCTCTAGAACATACCGATCCTAAACCCAAGGCCTGTATACTCTGGATCCGGTGACAGTCACGCACAGGTAACACGCTTCCTATCTTTGACTGAAGTACAGCTAGCTCGTCGGCAAACAGCCTGGAGGTTAAAGTTACAATAATGCTACGGTCGAGCGCCATGCTTTGGTAGCGGAGAGCTAGAAGTTTTCTAGTAAGCGAGCTTATTTCCTAACTTTAATAGTCGCTTCACGGGCGCCACTTCCTCTATTAGGTAATTGCCCATGTGCACCGGGGCATGCGTTCGCGTGTTAGACATGTACTCGTCTAGCATGGCTCTGTGACTGGCCGCCAACGTTGGAAAGGCCTCCTGGAGCAGGTGACACGGCTGGTCAAGAAAAACGTCGGTTCCATTAATAACAACGTACTGCAGATCTGTGGTACTAGTCGCCGGAGCCCCTGCCAGCCTGGCCGAGTACTCGTTCACCAGCGTGAACAAACCACGGTTGTGCCGTAGAATATCTTCTTTATTAAAAAATTGGCGACAGGGGCTGTGCATTCCCGGTAGAGCGGCCTGGCGAAACGTGGTGTTGTAGAGAACGTCTCCCAGAGACCCACGCTGCGAGGCCCACGGGTTGTTAGTTGCCCGATACTCATAAGCAGGATCCGGTAAAGAATGATCATAAAGCAGCCTTTCGGCGCTTTCGTTATTGTAGGCATCACAGGAGATCACACACGCAGCGCGACCACGGGGGCTATTTGGGTTCTGATAGTAGGCGACATCAGCTGTGACTGGCGTGGGCACGACCTCGCAGGTGGCTAGCTGGCCGTGACTGAGCCCCGGAATGTTGTCACAGCGCGGCACCCCAGCAACATACCCCACGGGGTCACGACGATGTGCAGCCCCAGGACCCGTACCATGCGCACCCGCCTTCACACGAACATATTCGTTAAGCTGGCGGTCTTGGTACGCGTCGCCCGGAAAGATCATAAAGAGATCTTGACAGTGTACACCCATGTCCGTCGTAATCGCCGCAACGTGCGCGGGTGCGATGGCCGAGGAGTACCCGAGGGCGGTCTCCAACGACGCAATCTCGTGTGTAATCTCAAAGGAGACAGCATCCGACCTCACCTCACGCCGAACAACCGAGGGCTGCCCGAGAAACATAGAGGTGGACGCGCGGGCGCTGTAGAGAATATTTTCAGCCAGCACCTCGTCCGTTCGCACCACGGTCAGGGCGAACCCGGGATGAATCCTGTGTTTGGACTGGCAGATAAATCCAGGAGCAGAAAGCTTGTGGTGCATACTCACGAGCGCACTGAGAGACAGAGGTACGGGTGGACACGCTGACACGTATGCGGCCATTGGAGATTTGTGCCACTCTTCGTACTCGGCCATGAGATTAGAGGGAACATTGAACACGACGGGATTCCTCTGATTTGGCAATCTGGTGACGTAATTTGCAATCATTGGGTGCAGAGTAGCCGCCACCATGGGGTCGCCATACAGCTTATGGAAGGGCACTGGGTAAAAAAGCGTTTCCGCCGCGTCGCGCGAGCGATCGGCAATCGCAAAGGCGGCAAAGCCGTTCACCAGTACCGTCTGCCCAACCTCTTTTCCCCGCTCGTGTGTAGACAACGACTGAGCGGGATCCCTCCGGGTTACCACCCGGGCGGCCTGTGTCACAAAAGGGCAAGTTAAGAACGAAGTGCACAGTATACGAATCATGTCCACTGTAGGCCTCACATCACATGCTTCCAACATATCCTTCAAAGTTCCGTTCTCCAAATGTGTCAAAATATCGTCCTGTGCATTTACCACATCAGCAAACACGGGGCCGTTGTATGTCAGAGTCAGGGCCACGTTTTGGAAATCCACGCCCATGCCACATAGATGTCCGTTACTACATGCAGGCAGCAGCACAAAATAGAATAGCTTTTCGAGAACCGGATGATATTCGTTCTCGTTCAAGGGAGCGACATCCAGAATATGCCGCTCGTCGTGGTCCTCGTTGATTCTCGTTTGGTAGATGTTAACTAGGTTGTGCAATAGATCCTCCATGCGCCCACGAAGATCAATATATGTGGCGCGGTCAACCGCGTGGTCGTAATTCTGGTCTCCGATCCGAACGACGGGCTGCCGGTACGACTTCTCCAGAAGATCTGTAAAAACGTCGTGATAGGCAAATGGCGGCAGAAGGTTCGGATCGAGGAGAGCGGAAACTAGCTCGGTAACGGGTACGCGCCCAACCGTTTCATGCCCGGCCAGTTTTAGCAACGCCTGCTCTAACGCAAGCAGTTCGCCATAAATTTTTCTGTAGTGGCCATGGGCCTCCTTAGAGATGCTTCCATTCCCCAGATGCGTGCAAATAAATCTAATCATATGGAAGCTGTTCACAAATGCAAGCTTGCCAGAATTGACCCAGTACGTCTGGATCGTCAAGGCAATGAGAGGCGCGTTCATTACAAACTTTTCCTCCTGCCCGTGAACCATTGCTTCAATTACATAACAGAACAAAGGATATGCAGGATCAAAAGCGGTATCCTGAAAAACTTCCATGGTTGTAGCATCGATAACGTGTGCAAGACCCGTTGCCGCCTCAAATTGGTTACCCCTGGCATCCTGGAACTCTCGCGGCGCCAAGGGCTGGGGAATATTTCCAACCATATTTCGGTGCGTGGCACGATAGCACGCGCGTTCTCCGGGATTGGCCCTGACATAAAAATCAAAAAATGGGTGAACTTCTAACCGCATGAGCTGATGGGAGGTAGGGTGGAGCATATCATCGGTGGTCATCAAGGCTTTCTGCGCCACACCGGGCACAAAAGCCACCTGCTTTCCCTGATAGTATTGATGAAATATTCTGAAGAGATTCATATTTGGCGTTGGTTCATACGCCGTCCCATATGCGTTTTCCCTCTCCGGGTCCGGAAAGGCCTGCTCGAGAGCATGTGCGGACTGGACGGGATTGTGCATCCGTGGGTGGCAGATAGACTTCAGCGCGTTATGATACCCAAAGCTGAGGAGAACGTTGTTCTTGTTAACCACCCACGTTTCCGTAGACAGCTGAGGCGGGACCTCGATGCCTTTCACAGAAGTAGAAGTCGAATACTGCGGAACCGGCATATGAAGTCCCACTGGGAAGTAGTAGCTATACTGAATTCGCCTATTCAGTGGGCAGGGGAACTGCGTTTCGTTATACATGCGTTGTAAGCTTTCTAGCGCAACGATCTTATCTCCTATCTGGACCATCGACGCGGGAATTTGGGTCCTCTGCAGGGCGTCGTGACCGTCGGCCAGGGCAGCTCTATCACCATCCACAGACGGTGGGACGTTGGGACGATCCACTATACGCGCCATAAACTGTTCAAAGTTCCGCATGGCCCTACCGTAACTGATAGCCGTCACCAGGTTTTCACCCCGAACCACGTAGCTCGCATAAGCCGCAGGCCCCGTCATTCCACTCTCAACCTGACCCAGTAAATTTAGCAGTTTTCTCATCACGCTATCCGTGGTCTCCATAACGCCCGCGACAGTATCTCCAGCAGTAGTGATGTAGGTCTCCACGCCTTTAAAAACAGTATCGGCACACACCGCACCAACCAGATCTGAAAGCATAGAAAGCACATACTGCTTCCCCCTGGCCATCATGTCTGCCTTATCCAAAAAAAACGAGTGATCTATGAGATACGTTTTGAACATCGCTAACATGTCCGCTTTCACCGCTTTCTTCAGGCCACGCTCAGAATACACCGGGTCCCCTAGCGTCTTCAGTATGAAAATAGGCGGTGCGTGTCTCAGCTTCACATTCAATACAGTGTCAACCAAGCCCCGCTCGAGCGCATCCACGCCAAACTGCAGGGAGGACGTGATTGTCTTCACCGCCCCAGCATATTCCGTGAAGTCGAGCGGCGTCTCTTTCTCAGAAAATAGCAGTTCAATGTCAGCAGTGGCGAGTTCTATTTCAGCACCGATGTGGTGCTTATTGCAGGTTTTCATCACAATGTACTGTTTTTGCTTGTTAGGTCTGCGTCCGTCTCCATATGCAATTGTGGGAACAGAGATCTTAAACTGAATCTTACCATCTGTCATCCTGCGCAGGTCACGGAATTCTGTATTGACGCACGCAGCGGCCAATGCTGTTTCTAGAAATTTGACAAACTCTACCACATTGGTGTAGACGCCGAGCAGCACTTCAAACTTAACACCGCCTTCTCTGGCATCCTTGCCGAGAAGCAGCTCGAAGCTCTTGAAGAGACCATCGGCCGCCGATTCTTTAATCTGTCTAAGCAAATTGGCCTCGGTCGCCAGATAGGGAAAGGGTCTTTGCTCCAACGCGGCTTCCATGCCTACACAATCAGAACCCACTGTTTTACTGCCGGAATGTCAAGCGTTGGAAATCACGCGGCACACAGGCGGGACACTCGCGTCTCCAGAAAAACAACTACAGATCTTTTGTGCACTGGCAACAAACTTCTGTCCGCCTTCACCGTTGACGCTGACAGATCTCGATAATCACATGCGGACAGAGCCTACCTTTTTTGCATGCAGAGCAGTGCGGAGGCTTCTACTGGGAGAGCGACTGCACCCTTTTATACATCAACAGAGCTCTGTCGCCGGAAAACCAGGACCTCACTACAAGGGTCCGGGTTTAATAATGAGCGGCGATGACGGGTTCGTCTGCGGAATGATAACAACCAATATGTACTTGCCAGCAGTTGCCTCATGGGAGCTCACCGACCATAGCGCACAGTCCCTCACGGAGCGAAGCATTCGCTCCGTTTTCTGCGGTGCCATGTTATCCGGGACCGTATGCTATCCAACGATGTTCAAATTAATCTGCAGATATCTTGAATTTTGGGACTTTGAACAGTGCGTGCAATCATTCGTTGCGGTACTTCCTTCGTACCTGCATTCGGCGTGCCAGAAACATTACTTTGCACTGGTAGAACTTCTGACACACCTGTCATTCTCCCTCCTTCCCCAACCGCAACCAGAGTCTCACTTCAACTTTCTCAAATTCAACATTGCTAGTTTCACGTACACCTGGGGCTATCATAGAGAGCTTGCCGAATTGCGACTTATCATCGCACGGAACATCGAGAAGTATCCGAACGTATTGAAAAACCTATCTAAACAAAACAAGCACCAGGAAATTAACGTGTCATCACCACGTCTCCTGGAATACCAGGCTTCCCTAAATCAGCTGGTGCCGCGTCTGCAGGTAAAAATTTTGCGCAAGGACCCAGGATCCAAAAGCCACAAAGTCGTCGTGAACACCACCGAGGGACAATACTATCTGGTGTATCCAACATCTCCAGCGATTTACCGCTTAGGAATGTGTATGTCAGTTGCCGACGCGCTAAGCCACAGCCACGAGAATCTCTATCCAGGGGCTAATTTTTTAGCATCCAACGAAAGGCCGCGCCTACTAGCTGCCATGCTGGAACGGATCCGATACGCCCCCAAAGACAGGAGAAGCCATATGCAAGGAAATATTGGACCTTTCGCTACTGTAACCCAGCCTTGTGCCCCATCGATGGGACAAGCAGTTATGACGGAAGACATGTTTGAACCTACAAAACACCTGAGCCTAGAGAACTTCAAAACAACAATATTCAATACAAATATGGTTATTAACACAAAAATAAGCTGTGACCCGGAAGCCAGATTGCAACCAACTATCCTCAACGTGCCTCGTCTTACTAATAACTTTGTGATCAGAAAGTATTCCGTAAAAGAACCCTCATTCACCATTAGCGTCTTCTTCTCGGAAACCTTATGCCAATTGACCGCCATAAACATCAACATCAGCGGAGACCTACTACACTTTTTTTTCGCCATGGGCACTCTCAAATGCTTTCTACCCATCAGTCACATCTTTCCCGTTTCCGTTGCAAATTGGAACTCTACTTTAGACCTGCATGGACTTGAAAATCAAGCCATCGTCCGAGCGGGACGCCGCGACGTATTTTGGACCACCAATTTTCCGTCGGTGGTATCAAGCAAGGAAGGCCTAAACGTCTCGTGGTTTAAGGCCGCTACCGCCACAGTATCAAAGGTTTATGGAAAACCACTGATTGACCAATTGCGAGGGGAATTACTACCGATTGTCACCAATCCCAGCGCGCGGATAGACATTACAAAGAATCGCATCTTTTCTCTACTGGAGGCACGCAACAGGTCACAGATACAAACGCTCCATAAGAGATTTTTAGAATGTTTAGTAGAGTGTTGTTCCTTCCTGAGACTTGATGTGTCTTGCATTCGCCGAGCAGTATCCAGTGGGCTATTTGACTTTTCAAAGAAAATAATCAGTCACACCAAGAGCAAGCACGAATGTGCCCTTTTGGGATATAAAAAGTGTAACCTGGTACCGAAAATCTACTCCAAAAACAAGAAAAGTAGGCTCGACGAATTGGGTCGCAACGCCAACTTTGCATGCTTTGTGGAAACTACCGGACACAACTGCGCCTCTCTGAAACCACTTATCGTTAGACACGCGTTCCGACGCCGCGGCTTGCAGTGGAGAAAGAGTCGACTATCATTGCCCGCGACTCTGAAGGAAAAGGGTATTCGGAAGCACAACCCACGAAGCACTTAATCCGCACCCGATTCGCCTTCGAGATGCAAACCCTGAGCATCCCAGACGCGCGTGCGCGCCTCGACGGCGGTGCGGTAATACTGTCCACGGGAGAGCACATATTTCACGTGCTAAATTCGCCGGCTGCCGCTGCCATGGTGGGACTCGCCGGACAAGAGGTACCGGTCCCCATGCTGTTTCACAAATTCAACAGGCGGTCGGGTGGTAGCCTATCACTGTACGCCCCTAACCGTCCAGAGCTTTCGTTGTTGCGCATTATGCTATCGCCACACCCATACGCGCTCAACAGTCACCTGTGCGTCGGCAAAACAGACGCCTCAGCGGGCGTTACACTGTATGCCACCCCAGTGGTCTGTAGCTCCGATTTTGAGGAGACGCCGGTATTACCCAAATGCCGCATCGTGATATCTAAAAGCGACACCTACGCTGATTTTAAGGAGGTGCATTTGAAACCCGCAGCGCCAAAAATACGAACGGACGCACAGGGGAGACGACTATGCATCGACGAGAAAGCTAACACGGTACGAACATTCGATCCCAACCTTCCAGCCAACAGCCTGTGTGTGACGCCAGGCCATCCAAACACATCTGCCTCACAAATGCCCGGCCACCCTAAATCCATCTTAAAATACGCCACCGCAGATGAGCCCGCCGCACGCGTTATCACCGAAGAGATGGTACGCATCTTCTTCGCGGCTGGACAACGGCGTCCCCAATTGGGGCACTGTCCAGTTGGGGCGTTTAACACTGTAACTATAATGGAACGAGCGAACAACAGTATCATCTACTTACCTCACCTGAAGCTCACGCGAATCCAGCATCTCTACATAAAACACACCCTGCTGCACACGCTCGGACTAGAAAACGTACTTCCCTGCTTTGAATCTATCTACGGAACCGACGCCGCCCCCGTTCAACCTCACCAGATAGAATACTTTAAGGAGATGGTTGGGAGAGTCAAACGTCGCGTGGAAGACGCTGTGTTCTGCCTTAACTCCATCGAAGATTACAATTTTCCAGAGCCCATCACCACGGCGCCACTGTGCTCACCAAGCCTCCAGAAGGCCATGGAAAAGTATTTTCTCATGTGCACACCCAAGGACCGAAAGAGCGCCGCCTGTCTCGGGGCCGGCATCATCGAACTCATATGCAACGGAACGCCCCTCTTTGAGGTTCTCGGAATGTTATCGCGGCATATGCCAATTCGAAAAGAATGCACAGGAAGCCTGTTGAAGATCTACTCTTTATTGACCATTTAGACGAGCATAGCAAATAGCCGGTAGATGAAATAGATCGACCCCACCACACCAACCAATAAAAGCAACATATACAGCACACTGACTGCGCGTCTTCTGTACAACCCCCTAACCTCCACCACCGTACCGTTGTCCATAAGCCAAAGATAGTGCACGTGCAGGTTGTCGTTGGCAAAAAAGGGAGAATTTTTCTGAAACACGTTGGCCTGTACCACAGCGTTAGTGATATACATAAGAGACTGGAGGCCCTGACGTTCATCGTAGCTCAGGATCACCGAATGGCACAGAGGACAACCACTCCGCGGCGCGGAGATGTTATACACAACGGGGATTTGGACAGTACCCGGCGTGGTGTCAAACTTAGAGCAATTAGGTTTTAGTGCCGAAATGAACATGGCACTCTTTAGAAAAATCTCGGAGATTTCATAAACCCGGGCATCCGGTAAAGGGCCGGGACTAATCACGTACGTCACGTGTTCCAAATGCAGCGTGGCTATTACATTCGTGGCCGCAATCCGAGTGCAGTTAACCGCGGGCAGGGCAGCCGAGCTACCAAGGTGTAGATCGTGGAGAAGCTCCCAAAATCCAGATGTCCCCAGCGCCAGATCCATACGGGTTAGGTGTGCTGTTTGCGGCGCTTCAAAGCGTAACTTTTCTCTGGTTAAGTCATACCGAAGGGCAAGAAAGCACGGGGAAAAAAATGCATAGAGGTTCCTCGCGTGCGGGCTGGCAAAGCGTGACACCATCTCTGCGATTTCTAAATTCGTGCACATCGATGTGATCCGCATAAAAGTTAGGAGCAATCTTCTATCAGAGACCTCATGCAGGCGACTCTGGTTGGCGGTCAGTATAGCATAGATGTCCAATAGGAGCCTGCGGTCTGCCTCCTCCAAAACATACACGTAGCTGTACGCGGTATACATCTGATCCACAATGCGCTCGAGACCTTCCACAATGACAGCCGGCAGGTCACCGTCACGAACACCCAGTGCAAACATATCTAAAACGGTCTCCTGATGCGCAAGGGACAAGGTCGCAAGTGCGCCTGCTGGGAGACTGCGTATCTGCGCGGCCGCCAACTTTTCTAACGCACTACGCTCATACCCGCCAACAGAGAGTGTAGGATAACAGAGACCTAAGAGGCGGGTGAGCAAATCTAAGTCCGCCACCTGGCGACAAACACAAGTCGCGTTCACGAAGGCCTGTTCGCGTATGCCCCCAAAAACCAGAAAATACGAAAGCGCCGCTCGAAAGAACAAAGCCAGGTTATGCCAGGCGGCCGCCGGACTGGCACACTGCCGCATAGACTCCAGCCCAAACATCCTTCCCACCGTTGCCCGAATAAAGTCATCAGCATCGGCGTCTCTCACCTCCAAAAAGAGGTGTGTCAGATTTTCCCCCAGCTGATCGAACGCGCTTGCGGGCACAATGGCTACCAAACTGTAGTTGGCATCTAACGCTACGGTGACTTCACCATAAGTAAGGTAACCGGCGAGGGACGGAAGGGCCCGCGTCAACCCAAACATCAAGTGAGCACCTGTATCGTTCCCGGTGGCAGTCTGGTTCACCAACGTCACCAGGACCAGCTCGCTAGAGACATATCCGACCAATCGCGTCCCGGGCGCCTCGTTGCCAAGGGCAGCGAACATCCTGAGCGCTGACAAATTCATAGAATAAAAGGCCTCGTACTCGCGTTGATGCGCAGGCCCAACTGTCCACGCCGAGGTAAACACGTTGGAAAGCAACCCATCGGAGGCCACGCCAAAATCTCCCAGGTAGCCAGGCAGCGCACTGTAGTTAAAATCGGCTGTGAGGTTAAATTTTAACTGTTCCCGGGTCCAACCACAGGAATATTGCAGGTTACCCCCTGAAAGAGGACTTTGAGTACCCGATACACGCCACAGGTTTTCCTTTTTTTGCAGCGTTACCCCAAGCCCTTCCACCACACGCGCCGTCTTCCACAGTTCGGTGATGACTGGTTCTGTTACGCAATTCAAAAGACGAGACCAATTCAACGAGAAACATGTCCCGTTGTATTCCAAGGCCACTGAAAGGTTTTCATAGGGTAGGTTGGTGGCGTTTTGTTCTCCCTGACATCCCAAAATAAACAACGCAAGCGTTACCCAAGCCACGAAAATCATGACTCCTCGATCGCCAGAAGCGCCTTGGCGTGGCTTTCCAACGCGGACCAGTTCACCGCCCGAGGTTTAATAGCCGGATTGGACAGGATCTGCCTGTAGATATCAGACCACATACCACACACGTTGTCCTCGTACTTATCTCCGTCAGCTACCAGGAACTGCACCTTGCATAACTCGTGGAAGAAGCCAAAGCAGAGTTCAATGATCACAGGATGGTGTCGCACGGGATGCAAAATCCCGGCAATCAGTGGAATCATACTCTGCTCGTGCAGTGATTTGAGAACATCTTCCTTGTGAGCCAACCTGCTGCTGCGGAAACAAATTTCAGGCACGTTTGTGGTCTGCACGCATAACTGTACCATCTGCTCAACAGTAATATACTGTAACATAATCCAGGTACAGTACACAGCATGGTAAGCCCAGGCAACCTCCCGCACATAGTCCTGATCCACATTTCCTTCGCACTTGCGACCCCTGGCCTTCAACCGTCGCAACGTTTCGGCGCTGCGAAGGGCAACAATTGTTACGATGTCCCCCTCCATAGCGCGAAAGCTTGCAATTAACTGAAAAAAGTGGTCAAAGCACAATCGCCCCAGCTTCAAATGAAGCAGAGGAAACACCACCGTCGGCGACAACAAGTGCCGGTCGCTGAGACACCAATGCGTCCCACGGGTCGCTTCCCCACCAACACGCCAGGGCTGCACCATCCTGCGAACGGCAGCTCCGGTAGTGCGGAACGGAAGCGCAAATTTACACTGACAGGCGTAAATACGGGCCGACGTCCCGGGGTCGCCTGCCTTGCCAGTCCTAATAACAGTGTATATATCCCGATGACAATCCGTAAACACCTGAGTCCAGTAATTCATAGGCTCGGGAAAATTAACCACCCTCTCCCCTGGTAAAATTCCACACACAGTGTTGATTAGCGTTGTCTTTCCAACGCCCATTGGCCCCTCAAGATACACAAAGTACGCATTCCTATAGTCCACCGCCACTGCAGGGCGAATTAAATGCAGGGGAACCATAAGCTGTCGAGGAAGCGTTACGGTGGTGGCGGATCGACCTCGGAACCCAAACAACGATCGTATATTACTGCCAATAGTCCCCCGCCCTCCGCCAGGACTGAGCGCAAAAGCCTCTCGACGATCCGATGCTTGGCCGCCCTGCGTCCGAGATCCCCTTCGCCTCGGTACGGCCTTCAAAAAACCCTTAGGGGTCTGGCGCATGCTGTGCAGGTCGGTCCGTCCAACATCTTCATTAGGGGGTTCAACCACCCGGTTTCGCGAAGGAGGGGGGTTCTTTGGTAGCGGCGGCCTAGCCCCTGGGCGCGGACTCTGAAAGGGAAACCGATCTTCATATTCGCGAAACGACTGGTTCATTGTGTCACACGGGGCATCGGAACACGATGCCACCGCTCTAGGCGGATATCTAGGAGTGTCATAAACAGGGGCATTTCTAAGAACGCGCCAGTATCTCCGGGCGGGCGTAGACGGAACGTCGTATACATAAGGTACCCCCGAATCCATAGGAAGGTAGATCCCGTTGGCTTCTCGAGCCCGCTCAGATAGGGTAAGGCTGGCCAGAGACAGATCGTCCGCCTCAAAACTTACACCATCCCAGGCGCTCTCGTCGGCACCAGCGGGCGCCTCGCCAGCAGCGGAGGCCTTGGACTCGAACCCCCGCTCCGCCATGACAACGGCTACGGAATGCCAAGCAAAAAAACTTTTACGAGGACTCCCCGCCGCCAGAAAACAAGCCGGAGCTCGAGCACACCTGGCAACCTACCGCCGAATCCTCAAGTATTCTACCCTGCCTCAAATCCTACACTTTCTCTCTCTCGAAACCGAGAGCCCTCCCCCGGGGCCCCACAAAATTTTTTTTGAGGTGACTCTAGGTCAACGCATAGCAGACTGTATCATCACGGTACCCGGAAGCCAACGCCCAGTGTGCTACATTATAGAATTAAAAACTTGCATGAGCAACAGTATTATGTTCAACGACACCGTGAGAGCCTCCCAGAGAACCCAAGGCTTGTGCCAGCTCGCCGACTCCGTAAGATACCTGTCACAGGCGGTCCCGCCCGGAGACGAGACCTGGTCTGTCGTACCCGTGCTGATATTTAAGAATCAAAAAACCCTAAAAACAATGCAACTCGAAACTCCGCCCACTGGGTCGCTTGCGGTGCGTACAGCTGCAAACAAACTCACCGCTTTTCTGCACCGCAGAGAAGATGCACGCGTCAGAAAAATGCTATCTGCGCTATCGCAAACGACCCCCGTGGTCCGCGGTCGGTCGATTCTGGACACCCCACCCAGAAAACGTGCTGTTCGTATACAAACCGGCTCTCGTAGAAGCAAAGCGAATCGCACTAAACCTCCGCAACCAAAACATGTCGCTGCAGGGAAAAAAGATCAAATCCAGACTGCTTGCCATAGAACTGGACAACCTCGTACGAGACCAAGCGACCAAAGCGCAAATTATAGACGCCGATCTTCAGGCTGTAGAGGCCGCAATAAGCCAAATGCAACCCCGGACACATCCCGCGACGCCTGACGTGGCGCCGCAAGATAAATCAGCACCAACCTCAGGTTCCTCGCCTAGGGTAACTACCATTGCGATCGTTCCGGGCGATCCTCAATTCTCAACGGATGCGGACATCCGAGCAGAACTACTCCCGACGCTGTACATGAGCCAGCACCAGTGGCTGCCGTCCTACGGCCCCTGGTTTATTCAATTAACAGAAAACGCAATGCAACGCCGAGTTTTCCCGCGGGAACTTCGAGGCACCGTCAACTTTCAAAATTCAACCTCTCTGAAACTAATTACACAAACTCTCTCGACAATATGCCAAACCACTTCAGACTTTTTTAGCGATCCCCGCCACCTCACAGACACGCAGGCAGCCCTGTGCCTCATAAACGCATATTACAGCCAGCGCACTTCAGCACCACCCCCAACCACCATGGAAGCCCTTTTGGCAGACCTGCCTCAAAAGATAGACCTCCTTATAACACACCTCAAGCACGAACCAGTGGGTGGACGATTCAACTTCACGTACGCCAACCCACAGGAGCGAACATCTCTCGCCCCGTTGAACAGGGAGAGTCGCTACCCTTCGGCATTTTTTCAGCAGCACCAACTATACAGACTGTTTGACCGCGCGGGGCTGTTTGCCAACACACGCCAAACGTTGGTTCCCGGCACAGGACCGGCGGTCGATTTAACATACGCCATTACAGCCCGCGTTTTTGGCGAAGATATTCCCCCGTTCTTTGCATACCAGTGGAACCTACGCACCGGCCTTAAGGCGCTGGAGATCCTAATCATGGTTTACCTCCTACTCGAATTCGCACAAGTAACTCCCACACGCACACACAGACGGCTTGATCTAATTGCGCTCCTTGGATCCAAACTAGCATCCAACCCAACAATCACACAGCCCCCGGCTATAATGAGAAAGGGTCAGTTATTTGGGTTCATCTGCAAATCATACGTGACGCCGATCCTAACGAATGCCCCACACGCTACCATGTCTTTTTTGTTTCCCGGGATTGTGCTGGCGGCTCTCGAAGCGCGATCCCCAAACTATCGAAGACAGGACACAGCTTTTGTTAATCTCACAGGAAGCAGATTTAATGAAATATTCGACGTCATTAATCAACAATTGACGTTCCAAGATCCCATGGCTCTCCTTCAAGCGCGTACGGCCCTTCGATTGGAAGTCGAAGAAGGACTTAACGCGCTTCTGTCTCATCCGTCCCCGGGCACGTTCCTACAAGATATTGTAAAAACTCAATTCGGGGGACTCGACGACTACGACAGAGCATACTTTGTGGTATTGGGATGCCTTCCAGTGGCTCTTGCGGTCGCCTAAATTGCGTTGTTGTCAAAAACGCCCAAGTACGCCAACTGATCTGGCCCTGGGGCGACAAGGTCGTCCGAGAGGGCCACAATGCCGTGCATCGCCGAGATATCTTGACACACCGCCTCCACGGGGCCCGTGTAGCCGGTTTCACTGGCCCAGAGAAGCAGAGACCGCGGCAAGCCGACGTAACCCCGAAGGATAAGATACGTAACAAACACCTTGCCCGCAAAAAACCTGACCCACGGCTCGTGGTCCGCACGTCCCCAAAAATGAAGACAATACCCCAGCACCAACAACATACGACACGGCAACGCCCCGCCAAGGTTAAACAAAAAATTTCCATCCCCCAGATTTTCTGGAGCAATTTTAACGCTGTGCGTCACCCCGAGCCGCCTGAACAGAAAATCCGCAAGACCTTTAAGAAGCTTCCCGTGGTCATGAAGATGAAGCCACAACGCGTCGCGCCAGGTTCCGCGCAACAGGGACAGTTTATCAACGCCCATGGCCAAAAGGCCATCATAGACTAGCTTCCACATCTCCACGGGGACCTTTCTCGCCAGAACCGCAGTATCGTGGGTCCCGGCGCAAGCAACGGCTTCTCGCATCAAATAAACATTGAGAGTAAAGTTGTACATCTCACAAAGCACCAGATGCAGAAACCTGAGTTCTTGGGGATGAAAGGTATTTAAATTTTTTCCGTGCAGACATCGCCACAACAACTTTCTCAACCCAGGGGTCAAGGAGGGAGACTCGCACACGTGCCTGCCCAGCATGACCTCGCCGATTTACGTCGCTGGGTTTGTCGACGTGATAGCTTGTCCAAAATTACAGCGAGAGCTGTATCTAGACCCTAAACAAGTTTCATCGTTTCTTCCAGTCACCGATCCCCTCCCACTCACCATAGAACATCTGCTAGAATCGGAGGTGGGTTGGACCGTGGGCCTTTTTCAAGTTTCGCACGGAATTTTTTGTGGTGGCTTGATAACCTCAGAATCATTTATAACCCTCGCCACCAGTCTGGCCGATTGTTCCCACGTAGCCGCCGCGCCCGTCACCGACCTTCCTAAAGACCCGCTCCTCGAGCTGTTGCATACGTGGCTCCCCGGCCTGTCCCTGTCATCTCTCCACCCAAACGAGTTGGAACGCGAACCGGACACCGCGGTGTTTCAACACGTATCGCTGTGCGCGCTGGGCCGTCGCCGCGGCACGGTGGCAGTTTACGGCCGCGACCCAAAATGGGTACTATCTAGATTTTCGTCGCTGTCAGCACCCGAAAAAGAACAGATACTAAAAAGTTTCTGTGAGTACCCGGCAACGAAACTCCCAACTCCCGCCTTTCATGCCCCCCTGGAATCCCTCATGGCCAAAGCCATTGATGCTGGATTTATCCGCGACCGTATTGACCTGTTGCGCACAGACCGGGGAGTGGCCAACGTGTCAGGCAAAGCGTATTTAAAGGCCAGCCAAACACCTAATTACACGCAGGACACTTTGCCCTCCGTGGAAGACATGAACGTGCCGGGGAACGACGAGCTTATCTCACTACCAAAAGCAACCTTCCTCAGCATGCTGCAGAGCAGCCTGGACGGCATGAAGCAGACCGCTGCCAGGTTCGCGCCCAACCTGTCAATGTCCGGATTCCCAGGATACGCTGTACCGCCAGAGATGACAGTCGCCGCATACGCTCCTCCCCAGGCCCCCCCGTACCTATACCCTTGCAGACCCCACGTAGAGGGAACCTACTACCAGTGCCCGTCTGCTGTGCCCGTGTCCCGTCCAGGCAAACGAAAACGCGACGACGACGACGGAACGGACCACGTTTTTCCAGGAGAAGAACCCGCAATTCACCGAGACATCATCACCATGTCTAAAAGTATTGCGGAGATTCAGTCCGAGCTTCGCGACCTGAAACACAGTACTCTTCAGCAACGCTGGTCACACCATGGACAGAGCGCGATGGAACCCAGGTACGCGCCCCCCATCTTGGCGTACCCAGCCCGCCCTCCCGTTCCAGAGTTTGCAGACCAGCCATACAGCTACTACAGCTATCCGGTCACCGCAGCCGCCCCACCTCCGCCACCCCCCCACCAACCATCTGCACCACAATCGCTGGCGCAGCCACCGCTGCCGTGCTCGACTCAACCTGCCACCTGTAACCCTCAACTGTCCGGCCCCCCAACACCTGCTCCCGTTGGACAGGCAACACAGGAGGTCCCACTCGAGGCGTCGACCCAGCCCGGACCCCCGATGGCACAGCAGCCACCAAAAGACACCCGAGACTCCGCTGGCCCACGGCAGGGTCGTCACTCGGCGGCCGCCTCGGCAACCAACCCGGTAAACGCCAGCAGCCGACACAGCGCGACCACCCGTATTCAGCAGATGTTTCGCGAGGAACTTCTCGCGAAACAGTAACACCCCTGTGCACAAAATAAAATTGTCTAACGCAAAGAATTGTAGTTAATGCTTTTTATTCACACACTGTATACAATCACCAAGAACCGCGCCGGTAAGCAACCCAACAGGCAGACACTGCGGCCACCAGTCCCACCGCGGCGAAAACCAACAGCAACCGCAGGGTTTCTTGTTCTTGGGTATAGCGTTCACAGTAGATTTTAAATCCACTCCAGCCCCCATGCGCCCGAAACCACTGAGGCCCGATGGCCTGATACATATACAACGGAAACATGCCCATAGCAAACGCCGTTAGGTGCCTGTTGGGCGACAATCGCCTAATCGCCGTGCAACCCAAGGCCAGCAGAGCTAAAGCGCGTCCCCAATTCATTCCACCTTCCCTGTTCATGTGTAACATCCCTCGTCCCAGGCGCGCCAGGCCAGCCACACTCTCGATGCGCGCATCGTCCAGCATCTGATTAAAATCCTCCGCGCGAGTTCGCACAATGTACGACACACACGTCCGAATAGGACTCAGCACTGGATGATGCACATATTCGGGCCGGTCCAAACCACACACAAGTAAAATCCCCTCAATCGCCGCAACATCTGGCGGCAGTTGCCGAGATTGCATATCGTCCGCACAATAGATATACACCCGTTGGTGGGAACAGCACTTATATCCAACAACCGAGGAAAATTTGCCTACCGTATGCCGTCACGGACGCTACCGAGAAACGTACCAAAGCGCATAACTGCGCTTTTATCCCACCAACAGCAGCGAACTGTCATGCCCTCTCCCCGCTGCCGCCCTCTCCCCGCTGCCGCCCTCTCCCCGCTGGCGCCCTCTCCCCGCTGCCGCCCTCTCCCCGCTGCCGCCCTCTCCCCGCTGCCGCCCTCTCCCCGCTGCCGCCCTCTCCCCGCTGCCGCCCTCTCCCCGCTGCCGCCCTCTCCCCGCTGCCGCCCTCTCCCCGCTGCCGCCCTCTCCCCGCTGCCGCCCTCTCCCCGCTGCCGCCCTCTCCCCGCTGCCGCCCTCTCCCCGCTGCCGCCCTCTCCCCGCTGCCGCCCTCTCCCCGCTGCCGCCCTCTCCCCGCTGCCGCCCTCTCCCCGCTGCCGCCCTCTCCCCGCTGCCGCCCTCTCCCCGCTGCCGCCCTCTCCCCGCTGCCGCCCTCTCCCCGCTGCCGCCCTCTCCCCGCTGCCGCCCTCTCCCCGCTGCCGCCCTCTCCCCGCTGCCGCCCTCTCCCCGCTGCCGCCCTCTCCCCGCTGCCGCCCTCTCCCCGCTGCCGCCCTCTCCCCGCTGCCGCCCTCTCCCCGCTGCCGCCCTCTCCCCGCTGCCGCCCTCTCCCCGCTGCCGCCCTCTCCCCACAAAGAGCCAGAGACATATGTTACGGTTCAAATTTGACAATTTTTATTGTGATATGTTGGGTTTGTGGATTGTGGGGCACGGGGACTGTTCACGATGACTGTTTACGTATTTGGAACACATCGGCCATCGTTTACGCGGCGAGGCCCGTCGGGATAAAAACCCCCAATAAAGTTACCAGATGGTAACAATTGTTCACGGGGAAAAACCCGACCAACAGTACCTGCCTACGGCACCACCTGCAAAGAGAACAGATTATCAGGTTCACCACATAGTCGTCTCGGACTAATACATTTCAACAATGACCACATCCGATTCCGCGTTCACGCGCGCGACAGACAGCACCAGATGTGACGCCAAACACTTTTTTTGATCAACAACGCCTTGACCACAGGGAAACCACGGAGGAAGTTAGTACTTACCAACTGACAGTCGCAACATCACACCGCAACCTGTAACTAGATAATATTCCAGCGCCATGCATGACAAATGTTCGCAACGATTAACTACATTCAGGTGGCAACGTGACCAAACCAACACTACATCACAGCATTCTCTCGATCCGTACAGACAGTTAATTGTCCGTGTTAGCAAACAAGGGTCGGGTGTCTCAGCTCACCACACATTGGTCGGATAACCAACAAAGACAGCGCTTAAAGCAAAGCTCGGGTCGCTTAGCTTACCATACATTAAGCCGCATCCGAATGAACATCGCAAATAGGTTCAGATAACCAACAAAAACAGCATAACGAAACGTTTGTGTCGCCGAGCTCACCATACACCGAACCACATTTGAACAAACATTGCAAGTAGGTTCAGATAACCAACAAAAACAGAGCTCAATACTTTTTAGGGCCGAACGACTGACAATTAAAATTGAATTGCCGTCGGCTATCGTGCACGGGAAGCTACATTAAACGCCCCTCACGCAAAGCAACTGCAACGCTCCGCGCCCACCGATGGAAGGCGCGTTAAATTTTTTGGGTCCAACTAAACCCAAATACAATCCGGAAAGCAACCAGAGGCTGACTCCTGACGGGTTCATGCAATCCTACCCAGCCGACACAGCCGCGTAAACCTCACGAAAGGCACTCAACCTAAATCCCATAACGCCAAAACACGAACGAGGCCTACGTGCCCCCTTTAAGATGGCCAGGGTTAGGGTTAGATTCTGACCACAACGGGCTCGAGCCTAGAATTTTTGAAAGGAACGTTATATAATCCAAACACGGTGGGAACCGAGCCTTATTTTGGGCGGATTAATTTTAAATCCCGGCAAAACGGCGTTCCCCAAAACCCAGCGGGGCCCAGGGCAAATTGCTAGCGCAGGCACGATTGCGTTCCAAACCTCCGTCGGGTAGCGGGGAGAAAAATCCGGAGCGCAAGGGCGCCCCTAGAAAACCGCGACAGGCGTTGCTAGATCTCAGAAAAAAGCCACAGGGAGAGCAGGAGCAAAAACCCGGGTTACAACGTAAACGCCATGCAAAAACGCGGCTCGGTGGCAACGCTGGAGGTTGCCGCCGCGAGGTATCGCCGTTAAAAATCCATGCACAGGGAGAAAATCCACCAGGAGTCAGCCCAGTAAGCGACTGGCAAGTGCCAGTGGCAGACTGGCGGCACGCGCTCCTTATATACAGTATGCCCTGCCCATAGAAGTCAAGATAAGCAAAATAGTAAAAATAGGAGGAGCCACGGCACAAAGACACGCCCACAAGGCCAAGCCCCGTCACCAGGCCCAAAAATGCACGGACCCTAAAAATTGAGGCATGCGGGTTGTGCATACTAATTAGGGGATTAAAATTTTTGCATACTAATTAGAGCCTTTAACCTATGTAACCCAATTAGAAACATGTAGAGCTTATGGTACCCAGCTCATGAATATTAATTAGATAACTAAGCTAAAGGATTAAGCTTAGGAATACTAATTATAGGTATTTACTAGGTCCCATAGCTTTGAGGGGCTTCAATTAACAAGAAGGGGTATATAGCTTATGAATATTTATTAGGGGATTAAGCTTATGAATACTAATTAGATATATATAGCTAAAATATCTAGCCTGGATACCTAAATTAAGAAACCTAGCTAGGAATATCTACTGGAAACCCAGGCTGAACAATTTTTTTTTTAACAGGGATTAAATAGATTATATATATATATAGAGGACACAATAACAAAACCCAACCCGCTCATTGGCTACTGCTTTGCGCCAATCGGCATGCGGAATCAGATGATTGACAGCACAACGAACCAATGGTGCCGCGGAATTATTTGATTGACGGCTCGACTGACCAATGGGCGGCTTGGAAACACGCGATTGGGTGGCTGGTTGAGCCAATCGCCGCGGTGTTTCGTTTGATTGACGGTTTTTTTAACCAATCGCGTCGCTAGCCGGGGATTAGACGGGGATTAGGTGGATTAAGATGGCGGCCCCCATGTTGACGCTGCTGACTCGGCAGATAATTTTTAGCCGCACTGACTGCGCATGCGCAGGTGACCTTCGGGTGACCCCTGCCGCGCACGCCGGCCCCTGGTGTCCACGCCCACCTGTGTCCACATTTCGGTGACCTGCCCGTGACCCTGTACTGGCCACGCCCCTGGCGTTCCACTTTTGGGTGTCCTCCGGGTGACCCCGGTTTCGCGGCCGCCTCTCGCGCGTGACCTTTTGGCGACCCCGAGTGTGTGAATGTGGAACTCTGACCCGACGATGACCCCGCGCGACGATCGCGGGTTATTTTTTGATGCTGGGAAACCCCCTGGCGCGTAGCGCCGCCCGCGTGCGGGCGGCGCCACTCGCCCGTTGCACGTTTAACCTCACGTAACCGTGGGAACTATCCCGGCGAGGCCGCGGCAGACCTTGCTCAGGCAATTCAGGTATTAAACCTTTGTTTGGTAATCCCTTAAGCCCCAATCTGCCTTTAATGCAATATACCCGTCCACGGGAGCCGAGGTCAAAGCATATTAAACATTCAGTTTCTAAGCCTTTAATCCCAAATGTAGCTTTAATGTATCACCCCGCGGCCGTCACGCAAACGGCCGCGCGAACCGAAAATTCGAAGCTCGCGCGCCTACTGTATGCGGCTAGCATCCCCATTGCGTTAGTAGAAGCTAGTGCGGGTTGGGTTGTCGGTTGGCGGTTTGTGTCCCTGACTGCCGTTCCCGGGCTGTTGTGCGTCCGGCTTTGGCCTCGCTACCAACTGGGGCGGCAAGGGCAGCGAGCGGGACGCTCTCGGCGTGTAGCTGTGGTGGTGCCCGTGCTTCGCACACACGTATTGAAATCGAGAGTCGGGAACGCTTAAAGTTGCGGTGTCCACGCGTCTAAAACATGGCGCGTGAAAACGCTTGCCGGTCGCTGCCGGTGCAGTGCGATGTGGCGGGGACTCTTGCTTTTGTGTTTGGTGGTGGGGGACTGGCTGTGTGGGTTCTGTGCTGCCAGCGGCCCCGCGACGCTGGTGGCGTCTGACTGTTGCGAGGCCGCCAGACGCGTGCGGCTCCCCGTCAGGAGTTTAGCCGGGTGGTATTGGACTTCGAAGGTGTATTGTCGCCGCCAGGCGGTTATTTTTCTCACACGGCCCGGACGTAAAGTCTGTGCCTGGCCGGACGCCCGCACTCGGCGCCTCATGGCTCGGGTTCCCGAACTGTCCTTTCAGGAAAAAATGGCCCGTGCGCGTACGTGAGGCTGAGGGCTTTGGGTGATGGCGGAGTGGGAAAAAATACCTGGCCGGATTAAGAGTCGCGTCTGACGCACACCGGGCTTCGCTTTCTGAAACGGGGGCGTGGAATAGCGCTGGGTGGAGTTCTCGGACATAAAACCAGGGGCCGAAAGCCGGCCCGTTACGGGAGACCGACACCAGGGGAGCTTAACGTACGTGTCTAACCTAAAGTCACCGTCATGAAGATTCGTGTGTGGCTTTTGATGACCGCTCTGCTCTTTGCCCTTTACCTGCACTGCGGCGAGGGGGTCGGCGGGATGGTTGGTCATGGGAATCGCTATTGCTGCACGGGCTATCAGCGCAAACCGCTTCCCCGTTGGCTGCTGGGGAGCTGGTATCCCACGTCGCACCTGTGTACCAAGCCCGGTGTGATCTTTCTAACCAAGCGAGGACGTCAAGTGTGCGCCGATCCGTCTAAGGACTGGGTGCAGAAACTCATGCAGCAGGTTCCCGCTACGGCCTAAAGCGTGGTGGACTTTCAATCTCGACACCGATAGTTAACGCTCCCTATGTTGGTTTCCGTCCCGGGGCCTATGGGTGCTCGGCTAATAAAACTGATAACATCTTTGACGTTTGTTTGTTGCCTTTTCTGCTAACCGGGAGGGGATGGCGTTTACGTCGGGTGACGTGCGATTGGGAGGATACGGGCGTGGTTATGCGGGGTCATAAATGCAGGTAGAATTGACCGGGGAGGTGTCGGGCCAACGAGATCGCTTTGTGGCACTTATTCCGGCCGACGGGACGCTCGCTCGCTGCGCGCAGGTTAGACTGGAGTCATGCCCGAAGGGTCGACCGGGCGACCCGCGTGCTTGGGTGAACAGGCCGGGTCTGGCGGCGACCGCGGTCGGCGTGGCCGACGCCGGCGCCGCCGTGGGCGTGCAGACGCGCGGTCGTATCTCGCCGCGTGTCGGGCTCTGCCTTTGCCCGCCGATGCGGACCGACCGGTTAACCCGGGAGAGCGATTGTATTTGGGGCAACTGTGCCATATCCTAGGGCACGGTATCGAGCGGGCGGATCGCACCGGCGTTGGAACCCTCTCTGTTTTTGGGATGCATGCTCGGTACAGTTTGCGGGGTGAATTTCCTCTGCTTACGACCAAGCGTGTATATTGGCGAGGCGTGGTAGAGGAATTACTGTGGTTTATTAGGGGTTGTACCGACGCCCGGCGGTTGTCTGAGCGTGGGGTGAAAATATGGAACGCCAATGGTTCCAAGGAATTTTTGACGGCGAGAGGTTTGGGTCACAGGCGCGAGGGGGACCTGGGTCCCGTATATGGTTTTCAGTGGAGGCACTTTGGGGCAACCTACGAAGACGCCGATGCAGATTATTCGGGGCGGGGTGTCGATCAGTTGGCGTACATTTTAGATCTCATTAAAAATCACCCCTGTGATCGACGAATGGTGATGTCTGCCTGGAATCCTGTGGATATACCAAAGATGGCGCTGCCCCCCTGTCACGTTCTATGTCAGTTTTACGTCTCGGCTGGCGAGCTCTCTTGTCAGCTCTATCAGCGGTCAGGCGACATGGGTCTCGGTGTTCCCTTTAACATTGCGAGTTACGCGCTGTTGACCTATATGATTGCTCACGTCTCTGGATTAAGACCCGGTGAACTGATTCACGTGTTAGGCGACGCGCACATCTATAAGAATCACATTGAGGCCGTTAAGGTGCAGCTCTCGAGGGAGCCGCGACCCTTCCCTCGCCTACACATAGTCAGGACCGTTTCATCTATCGAGGACTTCACGGTTGATGATTTTAGTCTAGAGGGATATGATCCACATCCAGCCATTCGCATGGACATGGCGGTGTGACCCAGTAATGCCTTTAGGGGGTGCCCGTCCCGGTCGGCCATGGGCGTGGCTCGAATACCTGGATCTGTGAGAACGCTCTCACGGTTGCTTTTTAATGATGCTGGTTGGGGATAGGCGTGGCGCCGGCTTGCGCTAAATTAACTTTTATGAATCTAATCTTTCTGTGTTCGCCCCGTCACAGACATGGCGTCCAACGATCCACCTATCTGCTGGATCTGTCGCGAGGAGGTCGGGGATGATGGTATCCGCGCCTGCGCCTGTACGGGCGAGATGGAACACGTTCACGCCGAATGCCTCGGTCGGTGGCTGACCGTTTCCAGAAACAGCGCGTGCCAGCTATGCCGGGTTGTGTACAATACCAGGATGTCGTGGACCCCCGTGAGGGATATGGTTTTCTGTCCGCCTATGGAAGTTTGGGAGATGTTTGAAATGGGCCTGCTGCTCGTTGGAATTCCAACTTTATTTTGTGCTATGGTCTTAACTGTTGGGGTCGTGCTCTACGTGGTCAATGCCGACGAGGCTTTGATTTCGTCGCGTGACGCCCTCATGTATTACATATTTTTTGTGGTGTTTGAAATAATCTGCCTGTTTGGGCTGGGCTTTATTTTGTATGTAACGAGGCACTTTAGTCGCGTGTTTATGGCGGCCAACACGCGCGTGGAGGTTTTTCCCTATTGGCCGGCCGGTGCTGGCGGGAGGCTCCGCGGGCCGGCGGATGACATAGAACTCGTGGAGATCGCGCGGCCGGATCCGCGCGATGAACAAGAGCACCCCGGCGATGCTGCGGGAAACTCGGAAGAAGGTGGAGATTCTAGCAATGACGAGGGGGACGTGGTAGACGGACTTCTTGGAAGGAACTCTCGCGGGACAAAAAAGAAATAATTTGGAAGCCACGGGGTTGGGTGGATTTGGGTGTGAGGGTCGGCCTGTGTGTACAATAATAAAGTTGATATTCGCAAGTGCGACCGTGCTAACACTTTTGATGTCTACCGCCCAGTGTGAACCGGTGGAGCTAAACTGTGTACTGGCCGTGTGTCATGGCGGGGGGATAGGTGTTCGCGGCGGGTTACCGTGGCCGCGCTTGCGGGGCGACATGGAGCGGTTTTACAACCTTACAACTTCCGCGCCCCCGGGGTGTCAGAATTTGGTGATTATGGGTCGGCGGACCTGGGAATCGCTGCCGCCGAAGAGACGGCCTCTTTCAGGAAGGATAAATGTAGTCTTGAGTCGTACGCTGAAGGAACCGCCTCCGGGGGCTGATGTTTTGGCTCGGTCGCTGGACGACGCGCTGCGGCTAGCCGCAGAGTTTCCCTTCGAACGGAAGCCGGGCAACATTTGGATCATAGGAGGCGTGGCGCTTTATCGAGAGGCGCTTTCTAGGCCGGGCACAGTTCGTGTGTTTTTAACTAGAATTTTGCATAGCTTCCCCTGTGACGTCCAGCTACCTCGGGATTCTCTAGGTGCGTACCAACGCATTGAGCCGCTTCCAGGGGAAGCGCCGAACGTGCGCCTCGAGAGCGGGATTGCGTACGTTTTTGAAACCTACATAAAGGAGAGGGGGTCAGTCAACGCTCCGTCAGCGGCGGAGAGGCCACTGGAGGAGTGCTAACATGTCGCGTTTCCAAGTGTTGGCCATCGTTGGCCTACTGTTCGCTCAGGTGTTCTGCAGCGGACAGCCTGAATCACAGGCCTTTGACAAGGAGAGGAATCAACAGCGGATCGACTGGCTGCTGTCGGTGGTCGCTGCGTGTTATGAAGACCTCTGTGCCAACACGGGCATATGCCAGGGAAAACTAGAACCCATGGCCTTTTTTAATGCTGACATGCCCGTAGTGGAGCAGGGCAGTGGCTGTTTTCCTCCGTCGCTGAACGAAACTCGCTGCCTAAAAGACTTAGCCATCGGTGTCTGGGGCCTGGTTGAACCCTTTGTATTTCTTAACGAGCATTTCGGTGAATACGTGGAGCATGTAGGGGCCATGCATATGCTGGCGCGCGCCATCGCGTGGGACATGCGCGACCATGCCAACCGCGATTTATACGAACCCTTTGAGCTTCCGGTTCCGAAGCCGAAGATGCTGCCACTGCTGCGCCGGCTGACGACCTGGAACAAGCATATTGCGGCGTTTAACATTTTGCGACGGATTGAGAGATTCGCCAACGACGCCAACAGGGCGCTTTCTTACATGGGCGGCACTGACGTGGCTACCCCGGCTCGTCCAACCCCGCCCTCGCTGGTGTGAGCTGTTTCGAGGGTGGAGTTTGGGTGGCGCGTTTCCCATCGAAACCTCCGTACAAATAAAACCCCTTAGCATGTGAAACCGTGTCTTGTGGTTTGTTTTGGTCGCTGTGACCGTCTGGGCGTGTTTCGCTATGTTACCTGTGTGCATTCATAACAAATGAAACGCCATGTTTAGTTGGTTAACACTTTATTAACTTTTATTATTACAGTTAAGCAGAATATATTCCCTGTCATGTTTGCTTAGTGGTCCATAACTTCCTCTCTGTGCGACTCCCTGATGGCAATGTGGCACTTTGGGGCGGTTATGCCCCCGTGTCCCTGTTGAATTTCGTGCGATCCTACGTGCCACGTGCGATGTGCCGGCGAAAACCCTTCGGTTTGGGTTGTTTCTGACCTCGGGTGAATGTGGCAGGCCATGGCGCAGGCGACTACGGTATTTCTTGAAATATGCACCGGGTAGTTGTTTGGGTTGAATATCCAGAGCTGCTCGGAGCGGGCCTGCGTTACGATCGATGGAGAGGTGATAAAGACCTCTTGGTCTGTTAGGCCAATGACCACGAAGGCAAGCGGGGCCTCCTCGCTCGGCTGCTCGAAGAGGAGTTGGATTCGCAGGGTCGTGGTCTCTCCGGGCTGGATAGTTTTTTCGCAGTCCGGATAGATAGCCATCACTTGGGCTCCCACTGGGGTGTGCATTAGGGGCGACGCTTGTCCCATCACCAGTATTTTTGGCGCGTCGATGGGCTTGAATGCTAGATTAAAATTTAGACAGGCAACCTTTTGCGGTAACGTGTTATATGCCGTGAGTTTGTACACGTGTCCCGATCTGGCCACGGTTAGGTATTTGGGGGCAAATATATTCCGGTTACGGCCCTCTGGTCCCGTTACCTCGAAGCTGAGAAGATCCATGTACGACAGGGGCGCCGGGGTGGCGAAATAGGTCACATAAGTGCGCGGGGCGACCGCCCGTAGCTGGCCACTGAGGAGGAACTCGCCCGACGGTAGGGTAGATAGATTGCCTTGTGGCTCATACGTTTCACCATCGGACGGGCCGCCGTCTTCGTGGTAGACGTAGGTGGTCATCTCATGGGGCTGAACCGGCGTCACAAAAAAGATACAAAACCTGGGGCGTGCGCGAGAGGAGTCTGGGCCTTCCGTGTGAATCCAAATGCAGAGCGGGGCCTGTAAGTTTGTTATCAAGCAGGGGACCACCGTCGGGCCCGCCGCCGTCGTTTCTGTCCGATACTCGGCCACCACGGCCACGCACGGGTTAAGCCCCAGTAGTGTTCTGATGTCAGAGACCAGTCCAAACGCGGCATGGTCTTTTAGCAAGCTTTCTACCGAAAATGGTAGCTTCAGTCTAAAATAGCCTCCGCGGAGTCTGGCGCGGGGCACCTCGCGCCGTCCAGTACACGTAAAGTGGCAGTTAGCGAGGCTTACCTCCCAGTCTCCGAGCACGATGGTCGCGGGGGTCTGCATGGCAAGCGCGGGGCGCGGGGACCGATGTGGATACTCGCGCGGTCTGTGGCGTCTGGCGCTTCCGTTGGTCCGGGACGGTGGAAATTTGGGGAGTGTGGTGTGTTAAGGTGTAGTCACCGTGACGTGGGCCACCGCGGAGGGACGTCTAGGAAATTGTACAGGGCGGCCACTGTGGCGGCCGTATCGTTGTGAAACAGACATTGCAGGATGTTGGCGGCGCCGTGCACCGCCTTGTCAAAGTAGAGGTCGACTGCCACCTGGAGCCCGTGACGCGCCACGTACTCTGGGTGTTCGGCGAGGTCCGACTTCAGATTGCCGGGTGCCCGGATGAAAACGTATGGTATCCTGTCGTGAATCTGGGGCAGCTCCTCCTGTCTGAGCTGTAGCTTTCTGTATACGGACAGGTGTGGCAAATTTTGCGTCTTATACTCGCACGCCGGTCGTCCCAGTTCGGTAGTAAAAGTTAGTTTTTCCACCGGCACGTCTCCGTGCTCTAGCCGCCTGTAGCTGTGATTAAGGATTGTGATTATTTTCACTAACCCCTCTGGAAGGCCTTCTCTGTACACCCAATCCGCGGGTTGGTGAGATATCAGTTTTGCGGCCGCTTTGACTGCCGGGTCTCGCAGGAGCAGCTCCAGTATCTCACGGCTCGTCTCTTGGACAAACCTGCAGGCGGTTTTCCGAATGAGGTCCACGCCCTTCATTAACACTTTCTCGTCTGTTAACACCCCCACGTAACGCTTCTTAGTCAGGAGGAGCAGGCACTGAAATATCTTCTCCGCTTCCAGCTTGATGGGCGCTTTGAAAAGGGTCTTGGTCGTAATGGCTGCCAGGTCGTCCGCGAAAGAAGACACGCTTTCGTTGCTGTATCCCACACAGCAGACGAACAGTGAGTCGGTATCTCCGTATATCACTTTAAACCTGGCTTCCGGAGACGCCTCGATCGGTCGCTGCAGTAGGTCTGCCAGTGCCGTTGGCGAGATTCCCTCTACGAACGCCTGAGACGTTTCCAGCATTTTCCTGCCCTGGAGGGTCACCGTCTCTGCGATGTTCAGGCACGGTAGGATGCCGGAAGCGACGCCGGTGAACCCGTACACCGCGTTACATGTGACCTTGATGGCCAGCTGTTGTTTATCCAGTATGGTGCGCATGGTGGGGTCTGTGCACGAGGCTAAATTTTTGCGAATCTCTTTCCTCTTGGCCAGCCATGTTGTGAGCAGTTTGGACAGTAGTGACTCGCGGACGTGCTTTTTTACAAAGTGTACCGTTCCCCCGCTCAGGTGGAAGGTTTCGTAGTCGTCGGGGGTCAGTTCGGGGTGCCCGTGTAGGGCGCTTCCTGTAATCAGGGTAGAATAACAGAGGTTGTGTGCCTGCATGATGCTGGGGTAGAGGCTGGCAAAATCCACCACGAGTACCGGGTCGTCGTAAAAGCCTGGTATGGGACTGATTACGGTGGCACCTTGATACCCCCCTGTCGTGTCTCCGTTGGGAACAGGTAGAATGTATCCTTCTCGAGATGCCGCCTCTAACAGGCAGGAGAAGACCCTGATCTGTTGTCCGTCGGTCAATACGCGGCGGGCGGGAATCCTGGCCAGGCGCGCGATTTCTGCGATCTCAACGTGTGTTTGAAACATGCGGAGGAGGTCCATCACCAGGACAGAATCTATCACACAATATCGACCGATCTTGGCGCGACCCGCGGCCCCGGATCGAAACAGTGGCGGGATGTCTCTGTAGGATATGTCATCTTTCTGCTTGCTCAAGCAATGTTTGGCCACCGTATCTAGTTTGTAGTCTGACAGACTGAGTTTATCTCGACAGACCTGATACATGTCAATTGGGACGATGCCAGATATCTTTACTTTTGATTGTGATCGCAGGAAGCCCCCGCTGCCTCCGGCGGGTTCGTGGACTTCGAACATAGAACCGGTCTTAATTTTGGTATAGTTCTTCAGGTCAAAGTTGTACACCTGCGTGGCCCTGGTGATAATGTATGGCAAATCAAAATTTGCTATATTGTATCCGGTAATGAAGTCGACGTCGTAATCTCTCAGCATAGTAAAAAACGCAGTCAGCATGTCGTACTCCGATGGAAACTCAAATATCTCCGTGTTCTCCAGCGGGTCGCACGTGCCTAGGCTCAGGAGCATGCGCGTGTACGGGGCGTCTTCTCCCGCGTCGTGAAACACGCAGGAGATCTGCAGGATCACGTCGCCGTCTCGCGTGGCCCTCGGGAATCCTTCCTCTCCCATACATTCGATATCAAATGAGAGGATCCGGTAACGGGGCCACGTGTGGAGATCCGGTCTAAGCTCCAGGTCTTCCCAACTGCAGTCGAACTCGAGTTCTGTCCAGGCATCCCTCGCCTGGAGGCGTTGTTCGGCACGCGCGCACGCGTACCAGCCAAATGTTGTAAAGCCCCGATCCAGCACGAAGCGCCGAATCGCATCTACGTTGGATTCGAAGACTTCGCAGCCGCAGGCAGTCAAGCGGTCGCTCAATGCCGCCATCATGGGACTGGAAGATAGGATTACCCTGTATACTTCGTATTCCGCCGTGTCGTATACGCGGAGAATCTTTTTTTTGACAAGTTCCGTGGTGAAGGCACAGGGGGCGCGACCGACCGTGGACTGCAGGGATTGTTGGAGGACGTGGGTCAGGTTGACGCCCGGGGGCGCGCGAGTGTAGAAATAGCATCGCTGCCTGAACACGTTGACGCAGACGCTGGTTCCGTCTACCGTGCGGCCCAAGAGCTTTAGAACGGTACCGCTAGGAATGATGTCGGTCTGGAACCTGAAAGGCACGTCTCCGCAACGTTCGGCGGTGTACGTTGTCTCCACGATGTCGTACACGTGAAACACGAGGGGGGCGCGCGTCTCGCCCGTTGGTACTCCGGACGCGCGGCGGCGGGTCCACATTGACGCGCGCTCGTCTTTCAGCACGACGTCGCCACGGGGGCCCTGGAAGTACGTGGGTGGAAAGTCCGTGTCAACCGGCACTACGCCCGGCAGGCCGGTCTCCCGGAAACATGCGGGAATGAGGCGGCATATCTGGAGGGCCGGGTTCGCCTGTGGGGGGTTGGAGGGTGGCGCGCGCGCGGCGTTCGCTCGCGGGTTGCGGTGCGTGCGGTCCAGGAAAGGGTTAAAGAAGTCCATGGCGCCGGTGGCGAGGCGACCGTCTCTTCGCGGACCGGTTACACTGAGGCCTCTGCCTCTTCCAACTCTGTTTCCTGTTGCCGTAGGGGTTTATAACCTCGGATGCGCTGGCGGATCTCGTTCGCCGCGCGTTGAAACATCGAGGGCGTTTCCCGCTTGCGCTCGGCCTCTTTTTGGCGTTCTTCCTGGTGAAGCTGATGCATGCCAAGTAAAATCTTTTTGATCTCGTCCTTGTCAACGGTCGTACCGCCCCCGGTACCGTGGCGATCGATTTCGGGGTAGATCATCTTGACTGGCGCCTGGGCCATGGCGTTCGTTCGGCGGTTTAACATGAATATGATGAGCACGATACCGACGACGATCACGATCATTAGCATCCCCCCCAGAGGATTCTTAATGAAGTTAATAAAACCTGTGACAATCGACCCAAACAGAGTAACCACGCTACTGGCCACGTTCACCACTGTTTTACCGATGCCGCCGAGATCTGCCACGAGTTCAGACATGTCGCGGACGAAGCGGTCCCGGTTCAGGTCGAGGCTGTTGTCGAAGTCGTCACGGAGACCGGCCAAGCGCTGGGTGTAGTAGTTGTATTCCCTGAACATCGTTTCGATGTCAAAGACGTTACTCGCCAGTCGCCGCTCCGAGGTGCTGTACAACTCGATGGCCCTGAAGTCGATGTTTTGGATAAAAGTCAAATTTAAGGCGATGAAGGTGTTTAGGGTGGCGATGTCCGTCGTGTTGATGGAACCCGCGTATGCATAATCTTTGTACACCAGCGTTTCGTTGCGCGTGATAAAGTAGTGTTCGCAGGAGTCTCGGCAGGTCTCTACGTGGTTGTCGCTGAGAAGGATTTCACCCCTGGTTCCCAGTTGGCCGGTGAAGAGGGTGGAACTGTTAAGAAACTTAAAGGTGACTTGGGGGCGCGAGTAGCAGACTCCCCTCGATGGCGAACGCAGGCTCTTATGAATACTCACGGAGTCCTGGTCGACCGTGATACACTCTGTCACGGATAGAGCATCTCCGACAAATTTGGCGGATACAGGTCGTCCGTAGATTGCCGTCATCACGCTCGTGGGGTTGATCTTGCTGAGCTCATACCACATTAGGTTTTCTCTCACCTGTTCGCGACACCACGCCCTGGACAGTTCCTCAAGCACCTGATTGATGCTGTCTCTCAGTTTATCGTAAGCAAACTGCAGTTGCGCGGTTGCCGTCCCATATGCGGAACCCGAACTGGCGGTAGTTGATACGTCTCGGCGCCGCCTGCCCTTTGAGGTGGTAGGAGGGGTCGCGGTCGTTGCTGTTTTGAGCTCGAGTTCCGCGTGGCTCAGGTTTAGAGGGACCATAGCCTGCCAGACGAGAAATAGGCCACCTTCCGTGTGGAAATATTGGACTGGGCCGTCTGGGACGTGTGTGGAGTTTAGTTTGTTTTTTGCCTCATCCAGTGTGCTATTAATCTCTGATGCAATACAAGAGTAGGTGGTGCTAAAATTTGCTACCTCCGTTAGCGGGGTAGCAAACGTGGCCGTTATCTCGTTAGCCACAAAGTGGTAGCTTGTATCGTGCGTCGTTCGAATAGAACGCAGAAACGTTTTCCAGCGTGCCAAGTCACATGTTACCTTTTCTTTGTTTTCTGCTGCCCATGAGATGGTGTACTCTCCAGAATCCACAAAGATGCGGTTTTGCGAAGCGGGAGTGGTGCCACGGTTGGCATAACTGACTATTGTGTGGTTGTTTACCACGCGAACGCTGAGGCTGTTTTTGTTAGTGGGGGTGGTGGTACAAGAAGAATCGTTGTGGCAAAACGGGGATACCTCCACCGTGTCTCCGAGGGCGGTCACAAAATATGTATATGGGTGGGCTGACCGGGCCATCATGTCCACAATCTCGCAGTTCACCGTTGTCCTAACCCTGTAGATACCTGGAAACCATCCGGGTTCAGAGTACAGTACTGGTTGGCTAAAGTATCTTTGTATGTTGTCAGTTAGACCTTCGACGGGCTGGAGAAATACGGTTTTGTTTACGTCATCCCGATCGGTGAACGTATTTTCGACTCCGTTCACTACAATTTTCATGGAACTAAAGCACTGGTAGGTGCTGTCCATGTGACTGATCTCGTAGAGAGGCACGGGCCTGGGGATCTCATATTTGTTTGTGATTGCTGCTTCTGTCATACCGCGGTAAACCGTGACAGATGTTGCTATTTTTCTGTACCTGCGTACCTTGAACAGGTATGGGACGATGTTTCTTTTGTACACGAGCAGTATGCCCTCGTGGTGAGGTTTGCCCTTGGTGTCCGGACATGTTTGGTCCAAATTAAATCGGAATAGGTCTCCCGTGACGGAGGCGCTGCATACTCTGTAACTATAAAAATCCTTGACTTCAGGTGTGTCGCCTGTTGGTGACGTGGTGCTGCCGGACGCAGGGGTTCCGGAGGTGCCCGCGACGGTGGGTGTGGTGTCTGCTTCCGAGACAGACGTTGTGTCCGAGGTGGACGGAGTGTCTCCCCGCGTCGCCACCAGGACGCAGAGCAGTAGCCACGTGCAGCCGCGCACCACCCAGGATGCATTAGGGGCCATTGTGGTCGCCGAGCTGAAGGTGATGGTAGAGGAGGGCGTAGATGTCTTTAAATATCCAGCCATCTTTTTTGCCTATGAGCACGAGTGGCTTACCTGTCTCATATGTGACGTAGATTCCGCTTGGTGCGCACCCTGGTTTTTGTTCTGTCACTTCGCCTGCTTCCGTGAGAAATATTTTGAGGTTTTTTTCCCAGGTGCGGTTATACAGAGACACCGAAAGGATCAGTTCTCTGATAAATTCCCAGGCGCGTCGCTGGGTGGCGTTCAGGTCCCCCTCCTTGAATTCGTAGAACATGTTGAAGTTGGGGTCGATCCAGTCTTTCGGTTCTATTGTAGGCCATATCATCTCTGACACCATTAACTTTTGGTGGGGTAGCATGCCTGCCGCCTCGAAACACTGGGCCAGTCCGACATTGGGGGGGTGTGGGAACATGGTGTGTCGTCTGGACAGCGGGCCGGTGATAAGTCTGTAGAATTGCTGAGTTAGCAACTCGACATGTTCGTTTCCCAGGCGCTGGCCGTATAGAGAGTTTTTTAGGTACTTGGAGTTTTCGAACAGCGATGTCTTGCTCGTTGTATGGTCTTGCCATGGTTGGGAAGTGAATCTGGATCGGACTAAAAAGTGATTCTGGAGGACTGCCGCCTCGCGGTAGATAACCGATCCCCAGATCCGTAAACGAAGTGTTTCTGTCAGGAGGCGGCTTTGGTTTTTGAGGCATTCTGTCAATTTCCTAAACCCGTCGCGGGTGACCTTTTGAAGGTATTGATCCTTACGGCGACGGGCGTCGCGTAGGACCTCATCGGGGGAGCCTTTTCCGGTTATCACTTCTCTATCTACGACTAGTCGCTCGTTGTGGTTGACGCCCGGATCGCTGTCGGGGGTCAAGAGTCGACTTAGTCTAACGTAAAATTCGTTTTGTTTTTGTATGGCTGCAGCGTAGTTAACGCGTTCGTAGAATGCCGATGAGCAGTCTTTTTTGAGACCCTCGATTGTGTCCTCTATAGAGTTGAACAGACCGCCGCAGAAAATGCTCTCCAATGCCTCTGGTTTGAAACAGTCAAAAAAATGTGTGGGAGGCTGACGCTGTCCCTGCCTGTGGTTAATATCGCGGCGTCTGTTTTGCATCTCCGCTTCGTGGGTTAGTAACATGGCCATATGAGAACATTGCTTGTCGCCAGCGGTATCTGGGTCATCTTCCCCGGATCGCCAATATATTAAATTTGAGAGCTCCATAAGCGCGGTTGTCACGTTCCCGAAAATATGATGTTTTCCGATCTCTGCTAGAGACGTGGCCGTCAGGGAGTCTGGCGCGGGGGAATCATTGCTTGGGTTCTCGGTCGGAGTCATCTCCGCGTTTATCCCGAGTTGTTGGAGCTCGTTTTCGAAGAGGCCCAGGATGGGTTCGGGGCATAAGGGTCTGCAAACGTGCCCACAGGCCGCGTTCGCCAAGAGAGAGGGGAGGCTTTCGCCCTGATTAGGTGCTACGCTGGCTTCCTCAAGGCACTCGATACACGGTATACTTGAGACGTATGTGTCCGGGGCGGGGATAGGGGAGATTCCCCTGAGCCTACCTAAAAACGCCAATACCTCCCCCAACCCATCCAACGCCTGGCGCGCATCGATACAATAAAACACGCTGCTGAGTCGTTTGAAAAATAGTTCTATATCATTTATTAATGACAGGCTTATGTTTACGCTCCATGCACCGTAAAATACGAATGGAACTGTTCTGTGTCTGTCGCAGCTGTCTTTGCTGTGCAGTGTACGAAAATGCTCGAGCGGCGCGAGTGTTTTGTCTAGACAGTCTGACAGGCGCGCCATTGTCTCCGAAATATTCTCTATGAGGTGCTCTAATTCCAGTGTTAGTCCGCAACTGTCGTAGAGGTTTTGTTGTCGGAGTTCTACCAGCAAAGCACGGCGCATGACCTCAAATCTATCGCGGGTTCGCTTGAGTTTTTCTCTGTCGATGGTGGAAGGATCCGCGAATTCCACTAGGCAGAGATCGGCGGCAAGCGCCGAAATGCCCGCGTACACGGCCGCGAGTTCCTGTGTCATGGCTCTACAGATCTAGGTCTGACAGAAGAGAGGTGATTTTTCGCTTTTTCCCCGCAGCGAGGCTTGGGATTCCGGAGGTGGGGAAAAAATCCTCTACCTGCGAGACCGCTCCCGCCGAAACGTCCTCGGGGCCAGCGAATTGAATGTCTTCTTCGGGCTCGGCTTGGAGTGCTTCCTCAGCTCCTTCTCTTGTCCACGGTCTGCCAGACCGCCTTATAGTTTCCAGAAGGTTTTCCACTTCGTCACTCAATACGGAGTACGTTCCCAGATAGTAAATTACGTCTTCGTTGCTCAGATGTTCACACGAACCGCCGAGGTGTTTCACGAGCTCTAAGAGCGCGCTCTTTGCCGGATTGGGATTGTTCTTATCTTCTAATACAGCGAGCACGTTGCGCTTGATAACCTCTACTTCCAGTTCTCCGGCGTTAAGACTCACCTGCTTTTTAACTAATCTGTCCACCGTTGGGGTCATGATCACGTGTCTTTTTCGCATCATGCTGGAGGCGTTATTCTTTTTGAACGGAACGGTGTCTGCTCTGAGGTTTCTGTCTACCCCTCTGCCAAAAAAATAACCCAGGTTGGCACAGTGAAAAATGTTCGTGTTTCCGTTGCTACCTGTGTATTTGTTTACTACGAGCGGTACCGTTACGATGGGACGAAGACGCCCGGTCGCGGAAACCGCGTGTTTTAGGGTAGACTGTACGATGGTTACGGTCTTGCCGGCGATTTTTGTCCGGTAGTCTTCTGGGGAGTTTAGATGTACCTCGCCCAGCACGTGGGGGTATTCGTCCGCGGCCACTGTCTGACAGGCAGGTGTGAGGCACGACAGGGTGGTTGCGTAGAACTGAGTTTGACCGCATGCCCTCAGGATGGAACTGTTCAGTCTGATCTTGGCATAAGCTGTCAGGGTTTCTGGGATAATGTCTAACACGTTCGCCTCGTCAAATGCCTGGCTGCTCGTCTTAATGTAGGTACACAGCTCCACAATCTGGGCTTCCGACACGCCAGGGATTACAGGAGTCCTGGATGTCTGTGAAATCTTGTGCCACATGTACAGAGCGGATGTCTTAGTGGCAGGGAACAGTGTTCTGTGCAACATGTGCAGGAATTTTATGTAAGGCCCGCCCACAACGTAAGAGTCTTTGGGGGCGGCAGACTTCACGAACCCAGCTTGAATGGCTTCCGTTCCCATGGTGTTGGCGAATATGATTCTGTTTTTTATTTTAATGGTTCTAGGAACCATGAGCATCGCTCTGGAGAGCCTCACCTGCACTCTGGTAGGGGCAAACATGCCTCCGCATGCTGCATCCGTATCAAAAAAATCACAAAACAGATCGTGGTGTGCTATTTTGAGTTCACTGCCCGTAATGGCCCCCTTGTCAAAACACGCGCCCTTAAAGTTAGTCCACATAGTTTGAAAGTGCATTTTCAGCCACTCTGATGGCGAAACGCCCAAGGCCGGGTTGTCTTGTTCGTACAGCATACAGGCCGTTAGGCAGATATCCTGAATCACTGTCAGAAGAGATCTGTAGTATAGGTGGAGAAACACGGCACACGGGGCTTGCCAGTAGACGTTGCATGCAAACTGCAAGATGTGATGAGAGGATTTGATGTGCTCTCTAAAATTATAATTGTTCTTAACCATGCAGTTGATGAACTTTACGAGCTCACCGTCTACGATGCCGTCGATGTTTTTAAACACTTTCAGAAAACTGGGAATGTCCACTATAAGATTATTCAGACTGTCTGATGATTCGGAGACGCCGATAGATGCAAGCTTTTCCGTGAGGTTTTGACACAGCTGCCAGTACGTGTACTTGGGTGTTTCGTCGGCGGGGTTTCCGTCCTCTTCTCGTTCCCTGAACGTTGCAAAGTTGCCTAGGATGTCCAAGTCGTTATAGGCGCCTGCCGTGCCAGTGATCACGTATGGATCTCGCTTGGTTGTGGCCAGGACGGGTGGAAACCGGTCTTGTAACCTATAGAACAAGGTGTGTATGCACACCGATGGTCGCTCTCCTCTGCAGAGGTCGCACATGGGACTGAGGGCCGCCGTGCCCACATACTGTGTTACGTTATAAGATTGGTTGTTTGTACTCTTGTGGTGTGGGATAAACTGAAGGTAATAGCATATTCTGGCCAGGATATGCGGGGAAAACGAGGCCGCGTAAACCAGGTGGGACAACGTGTATGAATTGCCGTCCAGTGCCGCGGTGGGGACCCCTTTGAATGCTTGTGCGCCGTTTTCCTTAATTGTTGCCTCGGAGAGATAGCCGAGACCGTGTTGTAGGTAGAATGAGTTGTATATGTTGCCGTCCCCTTTGGCGGTCTTTGTCTGGAGCTTTGCCAACCTGGTGATATACAAGACAGAGTTGGCAGAGAATAACTGGGCAGAGATGTGCAGCGCCTGCTCGGCGTTCCAC